CGGCTCACGGAGAGCACACGCCCGCCCCTCGCGGCATCCCCTGTGGGAGGTGAGACTGGGCACCGCGTCCCTCGCTTTCTGTTTCCTATGTGTCCGGTGCGATGAACGCGGCGCGCTGGATGGGATTCAGCAGCCGATAAGCTGCCCGGTGCGCGTGATTGTGCAGCGGTTGCCCATTGAGTCGGTCGAGTGGCAGCCGGTCGCATCGCACCACGACCGGACGGAGTAGCTGTTGCCCATACTGTCGGTAGAGGTGATCTCGTTGCCGCCGCCGGGTAAGCGCCGCGTCCGCGTGTCCAGCGAGTAGGTGTTTCCGAGGGTATCGTAGGACCGGATGCTTATGTCGCCCGAGGGCGAGGTGTAGGTATCCGTGCAAACCCGGTAAGGGTACTCTCCGAAGCATTCGGCGCGGGCGGGGACTGCATCCAGCACGCCCCAGATCACCACGGCCGCAAGGCCAGCAGCGCGCAGCATCGTATCCTCCTGCGGTGGTTTCCGAGAGCAACCTACATCGTTGCATAGCTGAAGTGAAGTCCGGGCTGCGTCCGTGGTGAACTTGATAATTCCGGTTGACGAAACTGATTTGCGGCGTCTAGTGCCTTCGTTCGAAACGGAAACGGATGAATGTCGTGCGTAAGTTCCTCAAATATCTCGGTTTTCCGGTGGCAATCATCGCACTGGTACTCGGATTGAACTTCATTTCGGTCGGCCGTCAAGCTTTCGCCGTCACTGGCCGACCCAGTAACAAGGGAATCTCGGTACTTACTTACCACCATTATCTGGTAAAACCCGGTGCGCTTGTGATCGACATCCGGAGCGTGGACGGCGACAAGGCGCCCCTCGATGTGATACGGGTGTTCTTCCAGATCGCCGAACAGTTTAAGGACTGCGAGTTCTCCGAAGTTCGCCTTGCCTTTCGCGGTGAGACGCGTTTCCTGATCCGACCCGAGCGATTCCGGACCATCGGGCGCGAGTATGCCTTCCAGAACCCGCTCTATGTGATCCGCACCATGCCCGAGGACTTGCTGCTCCCCGACGGCCGCCCGGCCTATGGCCGGTGGACTGGCGGCTGGCTCGGCGTGATGGGCAAGCAGATGGAGGATTTCAGCGACTTTTATAAGCGGTGGTTCATGGCCGATCTGGTGCGGTAGAGCACCGGACACACGGCAGAACTCCGGCGGGCGGCCTGATTTCTGGCCGTTCGTTGCACGGTACCGATGAATTCCGCCCGCCTTCTGAACCGGTGGGCGAAACCCACCATCTCCGGTACAGAAAGGTGCGGGGCGTCAACGCTCACGGGTTCTTGTGTTGCTACCGGCGCGTGCATACGCAGACTTTCCACGCCCATTGCTATTGATTTTCACGGGCACTTCCCTTGTTGCCTTTTGGGACGATCCCATAACCTCCTTGGAGGTGGGCATGGCTGTTGATGGACGCCACATTGAGCGACTTCTGTCCAAGCACCGCCAGCTTGAGGAGAGGATCAAGGGTGAGGAACGGCGCCTGACGCGAAATGAATCGCTGATCAGGCGCCTCAAGGTTGAAAAGCTACGCATCAAGGACGTAGTGGCCCGGATGCGCGGTGCATCGGTCTGAACCTGCTGCTTCGGCAGCATCCGAGCGGTCTCCGGGATGTCCGGCCCTTTCCCGGAGAGCCGGGCCGGAGGGAAGTCGGTGTGGGGACCGACGAGAACCTCCTTCCGGCCTTAAACCGCAGACTACTGCAATTTGCCAGCCCTGCGTAGCTGGGCGGCGTGTTCCATATGCGCGCGCATCGCCTCCTTGGCCTCGGGGAGGTTGCTCAGTTCGGCGCGCGCTCCGTCGATGTCCATGGCCTTGAGCCAGCCGGGCATGGTCCTGACATCGATGTTCCCGGTGCTGATGGCCTGACCGAGGTCAAGGCCGCGTCGCGCGCCGATCTCGGCCTTGACGTAGAAGAAGCGGTCGCCCGTGAGGCGATAGACCATCTGCCCGCACAGTCCGACGTGGTCGATGTCATGCCGCAGCGAGCAAGCCACCATGGTGGCGTAGATCGCCCCGAGAAGCGCCTGATCCTCCTCGGTGAGCTTCGGAGGCAGCTTGGCTCCGAGTAGCTCTCCGATCATCCGCGCCTCATCACCGATATCCTCCCGCTTCTGGATCACGGCGGAGGGCGGCATGTAGCTGCCGGTGAGCTTTTGGCGAACGGCCGCGAGGTTCTGATCCGCGTTATCGAGGTTCGTGTCGATCAGGTAATAGCCCTGATAGAATGCCACCTGTGGGACGATCACCCCGAAATATCCGATCTTGGCCATTATGATACCTCACCGCACAGGCGCACTATACAAACAAATCCGTTTCCGTCAACGCATTTTCTTAGTACTTTTCATGTCGAGGGTGGCGGAAACGAAGGGCCGAATGTCGTTTCAGCCCTCGGTCTTTTTCCGCCAGACCGACAAGTGGTCGTGGATGCCGCGCCACTGCGGAATTTCGACATAACCCGTCTCCTCGAAGTCCTTGTCAAGTGTCTCGAACAGGGAGTCGTCGCCGACCGCGCCGCCCTGTCCTTCGCTGACGAGGAACAGCATCCGCCCCGGCTGCATCCGCATGACCGCCTCGGTGGCCCACGTCTCGCCCAGCGAGGGCCAGACCAGCAGCAGGTTCCGGTCCGGGTGACGGGCCACGAATTCATCGGCCGAGCAGGTCTCGACAGGGAAATATCGGCCGACAGGCTGGCTGTAATGCTGGCCGCCGATATCGCAGGCCAGCACATCGCCCCCATGTACCTCCACTAAGGCGGCCCAGAAGCCCGTCCCGGCTCCTCCCTCGATCACCGGCCCAGCCCCGGCGATCATGTTCAGGGCCTCGGAGCAAGGCACCGCGTAGGAGACCTCCCGGCAGAATGCCTCGCGCGCCTTGTATTGCGCAATGAAGGTATCCGGGTGCTCCATGAGTTGCGTGATGTCCGCCGTGGGCTGGAACCGGAAATTCCAGAAAACGCCGTGGAGCCCATACCGGGTTTGAATGGTCAAACAATCAGGGCAGCCGGTGTCGAGCCAGCCCTCGGCAATCCTGCGGGTCAGCAGTTCCGTCATGAATAGAACACCTCGGCGGCGCGCTTGATGCGCTCGATCTCGGCGCGTTGCGCCTTGGTCAGCTTCGGGTTGATGCGATAATGCGCGGGCCGCGTCTCCGAGCGTTCCAGAAGCCCCTCCATCGTCATCTGTGCAAGACGGTAGTGCAGCGTGGCACGGGAGGCCCCGGTCATGCGCGCGAGGTCTGGGGAGGCGATCCATCCCTTACCGTCGAGCGCATGGATCAGGTCCACGGCCAGCTTGGTGATGCGCTCCATCGTCAGTCCAGCACCTCGACGGTGACGCGGATGCGCTTGCCGATCAGGCTTTCGATCACCGGATGCTGACTGCGCTCGGACCAGCTTCGCAGTTGGACGTGGAAGCCCTCCTCCGAGTTCGGGTCATCCGGAACGTCCATATCCGCAATCACCGCCTTTCCTGCATCCTCGCGGCTGACGTATTTCTCGGGCAGGCTGCCCTCGATGACGATGCGGGCCGGACCATCATGTGAAATTTCGGCGCATTCATCACAGATCACCATGGCATCCGTCTCGGTCTCGACCGCGATGCGCGTGCCGTCCGAAAACAGGAAACGCCAGATGTTTGCCGCCGACACATCGGCCTTTGCGATGGTCTTTCCTTCAAAATCCGAAGGCGTGGCATCCCTGTGGCTCATGTCCGCCCCTCCAATCCCATGATCAGATCACGGAAGCCATCCATCACCGTCAGCACGGCAGGCCGCATCACGAGATCATTGGCGGCCGTTTCCTCGCCCCGGTCCCGCACGCCCATCACCGAACACCTGAGATACAGGACCACGAATTCAGCCGGAAAATTGCCTCCCACGAAAGCAGTCACCCGCTCGCAACCCGACTGCCATTCCCGGTAGGCGTCGGTGTTGCGGTAGATCGAGCCCCAATCGCGCATGATCTTCCGCAGGCGCTCGACGACCTCGTGGGCGAGGTGGATGACCACCCCATAGCCCGCCTTCGCCGGATTGATCCTCGGGTCGAGCGTCGTGACCCGGCCGGAGGCAATGTCATCGAAGCTCGGCAGCACATCCACCAGTTCATGGTATTGCATGAACTGGGACGCACCGTCCTCCCCGAGGGCATCCACGACCGTGGCCCGGACCTCGGCCTCGCTCAGTTTCTCGTCCCCGAGGGCATCGGACACTCGCTGCCAGCCCTCCTCGCCCGCAAAAGCCCAGCCGGTGGGATGCAGTGGCCCGAAGGCCGTCAGGAAGCCCAGCACCGAGGGATGGATGTCGTTCTGAACCGCCCAGTCGAGGAGTTCGGCGGGGGTGATCAGTTGCTTGCGCACGGGCTTCTCCGTACCGGCTCAGAGGGTGGCGTAGAAGGCTTCGCGGGTCGCCTTGAGGGCGGCGTCCAGCCGAGCCTTCTGCTCGGGAGTCAGGCGCTTGCGCTTGAGCCGCTCGCCACGCTGGACCTTGTGCTCGCTGTAGCCCCACTTCATCTTCATGTAGAGCAGGTCGGCGTCGTTCACCGTCTCCATGAGGATGTAGTCCACGTACCGGTTGCCGTTCTGGTGCGCATAGCAGACCACCCGATACCGGTGACCGCGCGGCTTGTCCACATACCTCTTGCGCAGCCATGCCACGACCTCCTCGGCCGGGACCGTGGCCTTCTCGACGAAGATTTTGTGCTTGAACACGAGGTAATAGGGCTCGTCCCTGACGGTGCGCCCGAAGTCCCGCAGCACCGTCGGGTTGCCGTTGTAGTTCAGCGAAACCGTCATTCGAGCCCTCCTCTCCTTCCGGCGCCAGAATATCGCGGTTGCCGATCTGGTTGGTCTTGTATGGGCAGGTTGGAATAAAGTCAAGTGGCGTCGGAAAAAAAAGGACGGCGCCGGGGTTCCGGCGCCGTCCTGTCCATCCCTGCCCTTCTCGCCGGTCAGGCTTTCACGGGGGCCTCGCCACCCTGCCCGAAGGCGGCCCGGAGCCGGGCCACCGTGTCCTCGTACTCTGCGCGGGTCTCGTAGGGAGTGAACTCGACCCGACCGTCCTTCTGGGGCACCACGATTACCCCATGGATGCCCCGCAGCGACCCCGTTGGCAGCTTGCCAAGCAGGTAGAGCAGGTTCTCGATGAGGGCGTTCTGCATCTCGGCGTCAGAGAACCGCGTGCTGCCGCTCTCAAGCTCCTTCATCAGGGCAATGGTGCTGCTCACCACGTATTTCTTCCGGGCCTCGTCATCAAATTTGGCGCCGCCCTTCTTCCGCTGCGCCATGTCGATCAGGCGGTCCTTGGTTTTGGTCACCTGCGCGATGGCATCCAGCCGCTCCCGGCCCTCGAACACCATGTTCTCAAGGAGCACGGTGATGGCAAGTTTCCGACCGGAGTAATTCGTGGCCGTCCGTTGGATGGCGGGTTCAGCCATGATCTTCTTCCAGTCGGTCGAGAGCGTCCGGTCCCGCTGCCTTGATGAGTGCCTGCTCCAACTCGGCGATGTAGGACAGCACCGCCCCAACGGCACTGGCGCTGTCCTTCCACCGGTAAGGCACGCTACTCCGCAGCACGCGATCCATCTCCACAAGCCGTTCCTCGGCGGTCATGTCAGTATCGCATCCTCCATCCCGGCCGCCCGCAGCTTGGTGATGTTTCCAAGCTGGTAGTGCAGCGATTCAAGCCCCTTGGTGAAGGCGAGGAACTTGTTCCTCACGAGGGAAATCTGATTGCGCAACAGCGCGAGCGCCACGACCTCGTCGTCCGCCGCCGCGAACTTCTCGGCCATCCGGTCCGAGAGGTCGCGGTTGTAGTGCTCGATGTAGTGCCTGCGGCGCTCGCCGAGCTTCTGGTTCTCGCGGATTTCGAGGTAATTCATGATCGCCTCGATCTCCTGCAACTGCGCGAACCGGTGGGCCATGATGCTCGGGATGCGCATCTGCACCGTTTCGAGCCGCTGTCCCCGGATGTCGAGGTCCTTCTGCGCTTCCTCGTACTCCGCCTCGAAATACTCATAGGCGTCGAGCACGGGCGTCAGGTCATTCGGATCACGCGTGACCTTGCTGTACCATCGGGACATACGTCAGTCCTCGAAGTCCTCGAAGTCCTCGTAGCCGCCGTCATCGTCGTCACGGCCATCGGAGAACACAGCGTCAAGCGCCTCGGCGAGGGTTTCATCCTCGTCGGCGGCATCCGCCATGTCCTTATGGTCCATGCCGAACTCGGCGAAGGCCCGGACGATGCCCTCCGCCACCTCGGCGCGGTAGGCGGCCGGGAGGCGGTCGCGGACCGCCTCCCACGTCTCGATCAGGAGGCGAGCCTCAGCCTGCATCGTTGCCATCCACCCCTTCGATGGCCGCGAGGGTGTCATCGACACCGACCGGCTTGTCGTCTGCTTTCTCCCAGTGCTCCCACTCCTCCATGATCTGGTCGAGGATGCCGGTGGACTTGAAGTTCTTGCGCCAATCCTTGCGGGTTTCGCCGGTCACCGGGGAGGTATAAATCCACCGCTGACCGTCCTTTTTGATCACGCCCTTCTTCTCGAACAGATCGAACAGCCCACTGTAGGGGTCCATGCCCGTGTCATAGGGAATGTTGATGTAGAGCTTCTCGAACGGCTTCGCGTAGCGCGATTTGCGCACCACCACGGAGGAGCGGATACCCGCGACCTCGCCGCCGACCAGCTTGTTGCCCTCCTCGTCCTCCTTGAGGAGCAGCTTGTTCATCTGAACGATGATCGAGGAGGCGTACTCCAGCATCTTGCCGCCGGAGATGGTATCCGGCTTGTACTGGTCCTGAGAGGCGTAGACGTGATTGGTGCAGACCATGCCGATGGGCTGGCTGGCGATCTTCGCGAGCGCCACGCGGACCATGTTGGTGATTTGCTTCGCCTTGAGGCCAAGGTCGCCTTTCTGATCGCCCTCCTCGAACTGCTTCTCCTGATTCGGCGTGATGAGCATACCGACGCTGTCGATGATGATCAGCATCCGGGCGCGCTGTTCGTACGGGAGCGGGTCGTTCTCCGCGCGGTAGTTGTCGATCACCATGCCGATGAACTTGGCCGTGTCATCGACCGTCGCCACCTTCGCCATCCAGAGATTTTCGATGTCGGTGGCGATGTCGAACTTCTTAAGCCACGACTCGTCGAGACCACCTTCGGTGTCGATGACGATGGGGTAGATGCCCTTCTTCTGGCAGTCGCGGACGAGATTCGCCGTGGCGATGTAGCTCTTGCCCGAGCCGGAATCGCCCGCGAACATGGTGAACTTGCCCTCAAGCGGAATGCCACCGTCGAAGCGACCGCTGATGAGGTAATTAAGCGCGTAGCAGCCGGTATCAAGCCACGTGGTGGGATCGTTGAAGCCGGTTGAAATTCCGGGGATGGACTTGTCAACCTGCTTGCGGAGCTTGGAAAGGTCGAATGGCTTCATGAACGTGCTTTCTGGAAAATCGGATAGAAAGGCGTCGTGATCTCATGACCTACGGCGCCTTTCTTCACTCGGAAGCTGCGCGGCTGTTAGCCGTTGCGGCCCATCGTCTTTTCGCGGATTTTCGCGAGAATGTCGGCGGCCTGCGGCTTGCCACCTGCGGTGGCCGTGGAGGTAGCCGGTGCGGCGGCCGGAGCCGCAGCCGTGGGTGCAGCCGCAGATGCAGCCGGGGCGGCACGTTCCTCGTTCATCACCGAGCGGGCCTGCACCGTCGTGGTGGTGCGGGCCGGTGGCAGCGCGTCCTCGTCGCCGGACCGCTTGCCGTCACGCCCACCGCCATAGGCGCGGTACCACTTGCCATAGCTGGCGTGGTCGAACGGCTTGCCCGCGAGCGAGTCGTGGAACATCTGCTTGATGGCCTCGATCTCGTCGGCATCGGGCACGCGGCCGAGATAGTCCTTGAGGTTCCAGAGCCCGTGCTGATCGATGGCGATCAACTCGTTCTCGCTCAGCGGGCGGGTACGGAACGACCACTGCGAGGTGCCGTAGTTCGCCCACTCGCCCTTGCGGGTCTTGGAGATTTTGAAGTCACGCCCGCCATGGTAGTCGGTCGGCAGGTCCTCGAACTCGGGGTTTGACAGGGACTTGTAGATGATGTCGTACAGCGACGGGCCGATGACGAAGCGGCGGATCGGGTTCTCCGGCGCATTCTCCTCGACGAACGGGCTGCTCACGACGAAGCCCTGAAAGATGTAGGACTTCTTCTTGTAGTAGGTGCGCGCCAGTTCCTTCTTCGAGTCATCCTTCCACCACGGCCGCGTCTCCGCGATCACCGGGCAGGTCATGCCGAACATGTCGATGCAGGGCACGGTGACGGTCACCGGACGGTCGGTCGGATAGTCGCCGCCGACGACGCCCGCGAAGGGGAACTTGAGGACCTGACGCTCACGCCAGAAGAACAGGTTGTCCGGGTCGCCGTCCGGCAGGAAGCGCACGACGGCCGAAGAATCCTCGGGGATGTTCCAGAAGGGGTAGGAGGCGTTGTCGCCGTTGTTGGAAGTGGAGCGGTTCAGGCCGCCCTTCTTTTTCTCCTGCTCCTCGCGCAAACGCTGGGCGAGAAGCTGCATCGGGGTAAGCTGAGTCATTCTGAAATTTGCCTTCGTAAAATGCCAATCAAATGTGTTGCTTTGAGTTTGCCTTGATCCGTGGGTCCGGCTCGGGAGAGCTTTTCCCAACGGAACGTCCCTATTTAGCCTGCACGCCTAATTTCGTGCTTCGCTCGGGATGGGTTCTTTCTAACGTATCGCGGTTCTCCGCGTCAATGATAATCGGTGGCACCCCGTTCATTCAGTTCGCATCCTGCCGACCAGTGCAGACGCAAGGCGGGCGGCATGATCGCATCGCGGGCACCGTGTCCGGTTTCATCCGGCTTCACTTGCAGCTTTTTATGATGTGCATGACCCGTGCTAGGCGGGTATCAAACGGTCCGTCGATGCGATACAGCCGATCCGTCTTGAACAGATTGCAGAACACGAGGTCCATATGTGCTTCGAGCGTGCGCAGTTCTTCGGCGGTCTGGAAGCGCGTGCCGTCGTCGATGTTGGTGCCCGACTGCGATGGTAGGTAGAAGATGAGATCGTAGCGACGCAGGAAAAGATCGTCGAGCAGGAAGCGGTACATGTCATGCAGGACTAACCGCTGACGGCTGTCGCTCATGTCGGCGTACAGCGCCGCGTAGAAGTACGGTGTCAGAGTGCCGCTATCGACGATGACGTAGTCCACGCTGGCCGGGACCGCATCCTCAAGCTCCATCTGGTGCTGGCGGGTGCGGTACTGCTCCCAAATCGACTTCATCGGCCCGTGCCGGTGAATATCGTGGCGTACCCACTCGTGGATCGCTTCGGTATTGACGCCTTGCTGCTTGAGCGTGGTGTACACATCCGCCGCGAGCGTGGACTTCCCCGAGCCGGGCGGACCGATGAACGCAATTTTTTGGGACAAGCAATGACCTCCTGAAATCGCCGGGACGATAACAGAAGGCGGTTTCCGCCGTCCATATTTCCCTGCGGGGCGAAGACGCGTCAGGCGGCGCGGCCGGTCACGCCGCGCGACAACTCGCCGAAGCGGAAGGCAGGGCAGCAGCGATGCGGGACAGGTCCTTCGCTTCCAGCCAAACGCAGGTCTCGAACTGCGTGACGAAATTAAACATGCGCGGTCGTCCCGGCCGTCGGCGGCTATCCGCCCGACGTGCCGGTCCGATACCTTGATGTTGTCGAAGTGGCTACGCCGGGCGGCTGGCCCGTGGAAATATCTTGCTGGAAAACCTCTGCCTATTATGCGGTGCGGTTCCGGAGTCCGGCAAGGGTTCGCAGACGGGAAATGTATCCCTCGTCCGGCAGCACCTCCTCGCCGTCGGTCGGCTCGGTCACCGTCGGCTTGGTCACCTCGCGGGCAAGGTTGTCACCCTGATTCGGGCGGGGGAGCAGGACATCCTCGCGGGAAAGCTCCATGCCTTCCTCCATGGCGTTGGTCCCGGCCTCGGCGTCATCGAGCGCCTCCTCGGTGTCATCAAGGTCATCGGCGGTGTCCAGCGGCTCCTGCGGATCGGCGCCAACCGCCGCCTCGGTGGTCAGGCCGCGCAGCCACGAGGAGAACTCGCGGATCACATGGTTCTTCTCCGCAATGCCTTCGGAGAGGCTCAGACCGGCGATCCGGATGGCCTGCATAGCAACGGCACGCATCCGGCGGACCATCGCTGGGTCGCGCTCCTCGGACATGCGGTCGGCGACGAAGGACAGCAGGTTCAGCATCGTATCGTCCTTGACCTGCGGGACGATGGCGCCGAGCTTGTACAGAAGCTCGCTGGTCTTGTCCGTGAACTGCACGCCCTCCTTCGGATGCGGCGGCTCGTACAGGTCGAGATGGCCGTTCTTGAAGGCTTCCCACGCATCGGCATTCACCTTGCGCCCCAACACCGATACGGTCGGCGTGGAGAGGTCCTCACGCGCCTCCTCCACCTCCGCCGGACCCGGCTCAACCTGCTTACGCCCGAACGGCTTCTGCGGCGCATCCGGACGCGCGAACAGTCGCCCATTGGCGGTCTTGCCGGGCGTGGCTTCGGCCTCGACCTCCTCCGGCGCCTTGTCGGGATGCGCCGGGCGACGGGGAACGACCTTTAGAAAATCCTCCTCGATGGCGTTGGCCTCGGCTTCCTTCGCCAAGCGACGAACCGCCTTGCACGCGGCCTCGATCACGGCGTCCGCCAACTCGCGGCCCTCGACGGCGATGATCTCGCGCATCTCGGCCAGATGCTCGGGGGACACGGCATCATCCTGCTCCTGCCCCTCGATCAGGGTATTGGCGCGCTCGGCAATGGCATCCGCCTCGGCCTGATAGGCGGTCGGGCGGCACAGCCGCTCGAACGTCTTGCGCAGCTTGCGCATCTCGCAGCGGCACGCCTCGCGCACCGTCATGGCGCGGTCGCACTCGGTGATGGCGGCGGCGTTCTGGTAGATGTACTGGGAGCAGTTGGCGAGATTGGCGTAGTCGGTCGCCATGCGCTGAATCTGCTGCCCGACCACATCGGCGAAGGTGCCGCCCATATTGACGTGCTGCGTCATGGCACGCGCCGGGGCAATGTTGGTCGTCGGGAACAGGAAACGCTCACCGACCGCGTTCTCGACGAAAATCTGGTCGATATGACGGCCACGGGCACCGATCTTGGTCTCGTCGATCTTGGCGGAGTGCCGCACGATCATGCGGGCGTTCTCAAGGCGGAGGTAGCTGGATCGCGAGGTCCCGTAGAGACCGCTTTCGAAGATATTCATGGAAGTGTCCTTCTGAAATGACTCGGCTACGGCGGACCCGGAGGCAAAATCCTTCGGAGAAATCTCCTTCCCGTATTGCCTGACGTTGAACAGCAAATTGAATTTGGTTGCGCAGTTGCGCAGCGCCGTGACCAGCCCGAGGATGTCGGTGATCTTCGTGCTCTTGCCGACCATCAGACGCACGGAGGAATCCTCCCCGGCGTCAATGATGGAGACGAGCAGGTTTTCCGGCCGCGCGAACATGCGGCGGGCATCGGCCGGGTCATCGACCCGGTTGCTCTCCTCGTCGTAGAGGAGAACCTCATAGTCATATGACCGAAGGATTTGAAACACTTCGGTCGCGGGTGCGGAGAAATCGACCACGGAATCCTCGGAAGTCGGTTTCATCTATTTATCGGCTGGTGTCCGGACAGAATCCGGTTGACTTCCTCAGATTTGTTGGTACGGAATTTCGATGGATGGAGAGGGCACTATGAACCGAGCCGAGCGCCGCCGCGCCGCCAAGGAACAACAGAAGCAGCAGCGAAAAACGACGCTCTACGCCGAGATGCCCCTCGATGAGGTGCCCCCTCACCTGCACAGATTCATCCCGTGGACGCCCTTCGAGCGGGCGGAGCTTCCGCCGACAGCCGAGGCCGAGGTGCGGGAAATCGCGGAGAAGTTCGGCCTGTCTGAGGAAGCGGCCCGGCGCCAGATGGAGCGGGTGCTGCGCAATGAGGTCTGGATCAATTCCCGCTACCAAGTGAACATCGACCGGAGCCCGGAGATCGGTGAGGGCTGGCCGAAAATGATCCACCTCAGCATCAAGCGCCGAGACAAGGAGGTCATCCATGACTGGCGTGACCTGCAACGCATCAAAAATGAACTGATCGGCCCCGAGCACGAAGCGGTGGAACTCTACCCGGCGGAATCGCGCCTCGTTGACGCCGCCAACCAGTATCATTTGTGGGTGCTGGCCGAGCCGGGGGTGCGCTTCCCTTTCGGCTGGACGGAGCGTGGGAATCGAACCCACGGCACGCGGATTAAAAGTCCGCCGTTCTTCCTCTGAACTACCGGCCCACGCAAAGCCTGTATGGATGGGATTGGAGGGCCGGGTGGGGTTCGAACCCACGACCTTGGGATTAAGAGTCCCCTGCTCAACCAACTGAGCTTCCGGCCCATAGACGCGCAAAACCCCGCAGCCATCGGCTGCGGGGCCGCGAAGGACCGGCAGGGGATGGCTGTCAGATCAGGCGCGTCAGGCGCTTTCGTTTCGACGTGCTGCTCATGTCCGTATTTATAGCCGAACCGGAAATAAAGGTCAATAACCGTGTTTTTCTGGTTCAGACCGGGAAGCGGACCTCGCACAGCGTCCCACCGGATGGGTTGGGCACGATGCGCAGGTTGCCCTCGATCTGGTTGACGAAGCCACGGACAATACGGAGCCCAAGACCCGTTCCAGTGGGCGGCGCGGTCGTCTTGATGCCAACTCCATCATCAGCGATGCCGAGAACATACTCGTCCCCGTCCCGCCGGAAGGTGATGCGCACCGTGCCTGCTCGATCCTCGGGAAAGGCGTATTTGAGGCTGTTCGTAACCATTTCGTTGACAATGAGGCCAATGGGAGCGGCACGCTTGAGCGGGATGAGATGGCTCTCGACTTCTGCAATGGCCGTAACCGGGCGCACGCCAATGGTCGCCGTCAGGTCCTCGGCGAGCCCCCGCAGGAATTCTTCGCTGTTGATGACGCTCCCGAGGGAGGTCCCCTCGACCTTGGTACCATCGAGACGGCCTTGGACGGCCGCCATGGCCGCAACCCGCGCTTCGACGCTCGTCAGGGCATCCCGTACTTCGGGATTGCTCGCCATTGCCGCCTGCCATCCGATTGTGGCCGCGAGGCGCTGCAAGTCATTGCGGAACCGGTGCGCCGTATCGCGGAGGAGAAGTACCTTTTCAGCTTCCGACTTCTGCGCCCGTGTCATATTCGCGCGCAGTTCGCCCATGATCTTATGCAGGCTTTCAACCAGAAAAACGCCGAAGCAGTTGGTGGCGATGAATACAGAAACCCCGATCCAATGACTCTTGTCCACGGGATACAAAGAGCCATACGGCGGAACAAGCAGCCAGAAATACAAAAAAGTAGCCAAAAAAGTCGCCCAATATCCCGTCTGCTGGGCAAGGAAGAATGCCGATATGATTACCGCCGGGGCAAACATCGTCAGCGCATAGCCGTTGAAGTCCCCGACCATGAAGTGTCGCACAACTGCTGCTGTGACAACGAGGATGGTCGAAATCCCATAGCGGAGTGCAGTAGGAAGTCGCCGGGTACTCTCCAAAAACTTCGACAATCGCAGAATCATCAGCGTCCCTGAGGCGGCCCGTGCCGTGAGCGTCCCTGAGGCGGCCCGTGCCGTGAGCGTCCCTAAGGCGGCCCGTGCTATGCTATCACGGAATCGCAAGGTATCCCACCCCTTTTGATCACCGTTTCGTTACATAAAGCGGTTGACGCCATGCGGAGTTCCTATGCTAAATAGGTACGATCATGTGCCAGTTTGCTTTCATCATTATCGCCCGACCGGAACCGCAGGAACCCACCCCCTCGCGGTGACGCGCTCGTGCGCGGTCGCCGCAAGACGGCGACCGACGGTTCTCTAGGCCAATCCCGGCCTTCGATATGACCCAAGGCCCGCCGTCCAGCGGGCCTTTTGCATTTCAACCCAGAGAACCAGACCCATGACCACCGCCCACACCACCCGCATCGCTCCCTCCCCGACCGGCCTGTTCCATATCGGCAGTGCCCGGACGGCCCTGTTCAACTGGCTGATCGCCCGCGCGACGGGCGGCCGGTTCCTGCTGCGGATCGACGACACCGACAATGCCCGGAACGACGAGAGGGCCGTACAGGTGATCGACGACGCGCTGGCTTGGCTCGGCCTCGACCACGACATGCGCGTGCGCCAGTCCGACCGCCTCGACCTCTACCGCAACTTGGCAGCCGATCTTGTCCGCGCCGGTCTTGCACGGATGGACGGCACGGCCGTGCGGTTCGCGCCGAAGGTCATTGCGGAGGGTTGGTACGACACCATCGCAGGCAGGATCGCGATCACGGACAATGATCGCAAGGCCATTGACGGCCTTGTGCTGCTGCGGTCGGACGGAATGCCGACCTACCATCTCGCCTCGACCGTGGACGACATGGACCTTGGTGTAACTTGGATTGTCCGGGGCACCGATCACCTGTCGAACACCGCCAAGCATGTCGTGCTCTGGGAGGCGCTGGCCTCGCTGGACTGGTCCGGCCATGGACGCGGCCTGCCGCTGTTCACCCATGTCGGCCTCATCACGCAGAACGGCAAGAAAGTCTCGAAGCGGGATGGCTCCGCGTCGCTGCTCAGCTACCGCGACGACGGCATCTGTGCCGACGCGATGTTCAACTGGCTGCTGCGCCTCGGCTGGGGTCCGACGGTGGACGACAGGACGACGCGGACCATTACGCGGGACCGGGCGCTCGCCTTGTTCCTCGACGGCGGCAAGATGCGCTCGTCGCCCGCGAATATGGACATGGCGCTGCTGGCCTCGCTGGATCGCAAATACAAGGGCGCCATCGAGAGGGCCGCACGGGCCGCATAGGTTTCCTGTCTGGACGTAGCGCAGCGGTAGCGTGCTCGCCTCGGATGCGAGAGGTCGCGGGTTCGATCCCCGCCGTCCAGACCATTCGCCTCATTCGTCTAGTGGTTCAGGACACTGCGCTTTCAATGCGGAAACACCGGTTCGAATCCGGTATGGGGCACCAAGTTCATTGCCGCTTAACAGAGCGTGGCCCAGCGGTAGGGCGCCTCCTCGGGAAGGAGGAAGTCGGTGGTTCGATCCCACCCGCTCTGACGGGGTGTGGCCGAGTGGCAAGGCGCCTGCTTTGGGAGCAGGAGATCGAAGGTTCGATTCCTTCCACCCCGACCATATCTCCATTGTGTCGGGAGAACGACCACACTGCGCACGGCTAAATATCGCCATCCATGCTCAACGAACCAGTAATTTGGAGCGTCGCGCCGTGATCCTCGTCAAATCCATTGCATTCCGTGGTGCCATCAACGTCAAGTACAGGATTGCGGACACCTCCCCGCCTGTTTGGGTGACGCCCGAGGGCCTGCTCGGCACGGCGCACAGCGGTGATACCGTCGGCTTCCAACTCGTCGCCGACAGCGCGAACCTCATCACCGACTACCGGGTGATCTCCGGCGAGCTTCCGGCCTACCTCACCCTTACATCGACCGGACTGCTCACCGGGACCGTGCCGGAGGAGATTGAGAGCGAGACCACCTTCGAGATCACGGTGCGCGTCACCGACAACTATGGGCAGTATGCCGACCGCAGCTTCTCGGTCGTGGTGGCTCCGCCGTTGCCGCTGGCACCCATCTGGCAAACGCCGTCTAACCTCGGCAGCGTGCCCGCGCTCACGCCGATCAACATTGGCCTGCTGGCCGAAGCCGATCCGAGCGCCACAATCGTGTCCTATACCATCGCACCCTATTCCGGCGCTCTCCCGGTCGGACTGACGCTCGACCCGGTCACGGGCGCCCTGTCCGGCACTCCGAATTATGTCGGCACCAATACCACCTACTTCTTCGTGCTGCGGGTCACCGATTCGAATGGCCGCTTCACGGACCGCTCCTTCCGCCTCGCGGTGACCTATGTCAACACACCGCCGAAGTTCATCACGCCAACCGGGCTGATCACCGATCTCGAAGGCGGGGAAAGCGCCAACGTCCTCCTGAACGCCACGGACGACAAGGGCATCAAGCACTGGCGCGTCCTCACCGGAGCACTGCCGGACGGACTGACCCTGTCGAATGCTGGGTTCATCATGGGTACCGTCGCTTCGGTAACGGAAACCACCGTTTACGACTTCACCGTGGAGATCGAGGACGCCGAAGGTCTGACCGCGCAGCGGGACTTCTCGATCAAGGTATGGGCGCCGAACCAGCCTCCGGTGTTTCTGACGCCGGAGGGCAGCCTCGGGACCTTCGATGAAGAATCGAAGATCAATATCAGCCTGTCCGTGGCGGATGATCGCAACCAAATCGCCAAAGTCGAGGTGGTCGGTGGGGATTTCCCTGCCGAATTGAACATGAGACCGGAAGGCACCATCGTTGGCACGCTCCCAGCGGTCGAGGAGGACACCACATACACCTTCACGCTTCGCGTTACCGACCTCGGCAACCGCGAGAACAAGAACAAGCTCTACAGTGACCGGACCTTCTCCCTGACGGTCCGCAATGTCGAGAACATGGCTCCGGTCATCACGACTCCGGCCGGAAGCCTAGGAACATTTGCGGAAAACTCCACCATCCTTGTGCATCTGGAAGCGACGGATGACCGCGATGGCACCTATGTCACATGGAGCATCGCGCCGGGATCGAGCCTGCCGGACGGGCTCACGCTCACCAGCGACGGCACCCTGAAAGGTACCGCGCCGGAGGTCATGGAGGACACGACCTACGAGTTCACCCTGCGGGTGTCCGACCATGGTGATGGCATCAACGATCCTCTGTTCACGGATCGCACCTTCTCCATCACGGTGACGGACGTGAACACTCCACCGGTTCTGGAAGGCCCGAGCAACCTTGGGAAATACTGGACCGGGGACGTTGTCGAGGTGCAGCTTTCGGCGCAGGATGACAAGGCCATCACCGAATGGGAGGTCATCGGCGGGGAACTCCCGCCGGGCTTCGTCCTGACCACCAGCGGCGTGATCAGCGGCACGGTGCCGCCACTGGACGAGATCACCGACTACAGCTTCGAAATCCGCGTGAGCGACGCCGAGGGGCTGACGGCATCGGCCACCTATACGATGCGCCTGATGTCGGAGGAAGCCACACTCACCAACGCAGCGCCCGTCATCACCACTCCCGCCGGTTCGCTGGGAATCTTCGACGAGCGTACCGCCATCTCGTACACTTTGGCTGCCACTGACGATTATGATGAGCCGGTCTGGGAGGTCACGGGCGGTGACCTGCCGGAGGGCCTCAATCTGTCCCCCGAGGGCGTGATTTCCGGCACGACGCCGGACGTGATGGAGGACACGACCTATGAGTTCACCGTCCGGGCAAGCGATTCGCGCGGCCTCTACACGGAGCGCAGCTTCTCGATGATCGTAGCGGATGTGAATACGCCGCCGGAAATCACCACCACCGAACTGCCGCCGGTCGTCGAAGGCAATTCCGTGTCGTTCCAGCTTGAAGGCACCGACGACAAGGCCATCACGGAGTGGAGCATCGTCTCCGGCGCCCTGCCGAGTGGCTTGTCCATCTCCGCCTCCGGCCTGATCTCGGGTACGGCGCCAGAGGTCGATGAGGATACGAGCTACGCCTTCACGGTGCAAGCCAGCGATGCGGGCGGCCTGACCGCAACCATGGAACTGAGCCTGACCGTGCGGAGCCGCGAGCCGTACTTCGTCACGCCGTCGGGTCTGCTCGGGACCTTTGAGAAGCGCGAGGAAATCGCCGTCGCCGTCGAGGCAAGGGATGATGTCGGGATCACGCTTTGGGAAGCCGTCGATCTGCCCGACTTCCTCACCCTACAGCCGAACGGTGTCCTTACCGGCATCGCTCCGGATGTTCTCACGGATACGGTCTACCCGATTACCCTGTACATTGAGGACGCGGACGGCCACTCGGCGACGCGTGAGTTCAGCATCGCAATCAAGTATGTGAACACGCCGCCCGTTATCACCTCGTCTGCCGACCTCGGTGCCTATGTGCAGAACGCTCCGGTCAGCATTCAACTGGAAGGCACGGACGATATCGGCATCGACGAATGGGCCTTGGAGGACAGTGACCTGCCGGAGGGCCTCAGCCTGACCCCGACCGGGCTCATCAGCGGCACCACGCCCAGCGTAACCGAGGATACGCGTTTCTATTTCACGGTACGCGCGACCGACACCGGAGGGCTCGCCAGCTATAAGCTGCTCTCGATCAGGATCACCGTCGAGGAGCCGCAATCCGGTGGTGAGACGCCCGATCCGACACCGGCCTTCATCACCCCGGCCGGTCTGCTCGCTACCATCGACGAAAGGGTCCCATATGCCACTGCGCTCAAGGCCAGTGACGATGTCGGCATCACGCAGTGGAGCATTGTGGACGGGGCGCTTCCGGACGGGATGACCTTGGATGCACGCACTGGCGTGATTTCCGGGACCCCGGCCGATGTCACCGAGGACCAGACCTCCACCTTCACCGTCAAGATCGAGGACGCCGATGGTCTGTCGGCGACGCGCACATTCAGTCTTGCGGTGCGCAAGACCGAGCCGTTCTGGGCACCCGGCACGCCATTCGATCTTGGGACCCTGCAAGCGAATATGCCGATGACGCCGCTCACGCTCACGGCGCTCAATGGCATCGACCTTACCCATTCGGTGGTGGCTGGAGAACTGCCGCCGGGTCTCACCCTGTCCCCCAACGGCGTCCTGTCCGGCACTCCGGGCTTTGGAGGCGGAAGGGTCACGCGGTACTTCTTCGTCATCGAGGCGCTGTCGGCCGACGGCCTTTCCGCCGAGCGCAGCTTCTCGATCTCCATTTCCGACAATCCGCCGGTCTGGGTGACCAAGGAGGGTCTTGTGGGCACGGTCGATGAAGGGGAGGAAATCAACATCCCGCTCATTGCGACCGACCCGGACAACAACATCAGCCAGTATATCGTCGTGAGCGGGAAACTGCCGAGCGGCGTGGCCGTCAACGAGTACTCCGGCGTTCTCACCGGTACCGTGCCGACCGACCTCTCGCAATCGACCACCTACAGCTTCACGGTGCGCGTGATCGACGAGGATGGCGGCTATGCCGACCGGACCTTCCGGCTTGCCGTCAATCACTATGGGAATGTCGTCTACTGGCGGACCACGAGCAGCCAACTGCCGGTGGGCAAGACGGGTGCCGAATATGGGTACACTCTGGATGCCTATTCGGTGAAGGTCATTAGGTGAGCTTGAACGCGCAGAATGCCATTTCAACAGAAAGCCATTTGAGATGCCCAGCTACATAGTGCGCATCCGCGCAACCGATGAAACCGGTGCCTACGCGGACCGGAACTTCACCTTCAATGTGACCAGTTCGGTGGCGAACCAGATCATGGCCGTTGACGGTATCGGCGGCTATGCCTCGCCGGACGGCGTCGCATGGACCAAGCGAATCACCGTCGGTGGGCGCCGCGTCACGCATGGAAACGGCCTCTGGATCATTTCCGGTGCGGTGACTGGTCGGACCGCGAACCAATTCCACTGGTCCAACGACGCCGTGTCATGGGACATGCGGACCATCCCCGCCCTTCTGGTGGACGGCACGCCCAGCGATCCGTTCTGGGCCTATCTGCATGATCAGTGGTGGGTCCACGGGGCGGTTGCCGCCAACCAGACGGGCTGGATCACCTCCATCAACCCGCAGTCCAAGATATGGACCGCCAAGGCGGTGACGGGCGGCCTCGGGCTGCGTGCGACGACCCTTGCGAGCGACGGCTCGAATATCATCACCGCGTATGAAGGCAGTACCACCCTCCATGTCTCGACGGACGGCGGAATGACCTTCGAGCCGCTGCTGGGAAGCCCGGTGCTGCCCGAAGCAAGCGGCGCCACCGTGACCTATCTGAACGGGACGTGGCTCTGTGTCACGCCGACCGAAGTTCACATCTCCCGCGACCTGCTCACATGGACTATCGGTGCCCTCCCCACCCTTCCGGCCAACACGGTTCTCACGCAGATCACCTACGGGAATGGACGCATGGTCCTGCCCCTGTCGAAGGTCAGTGCCGAGGTCGGAACCGTCGGCGCCTGCCTCACCAGCGACAATGGCGGCTATAGCTGGTCATTGCGGAGCTTCGAGCCGTTCATCGAGGACAGCGTTTCGACCTGCCGGACCAGCGTCGCCTTCGCGTGCGGCTGGTGGCTGCTCGCCGGGTCCTCCGCAACCAGCCCCGGCCTGCGTGTCTCCCGCAATGCCATCGACTGGTCGGTGGCCGCAGTTGAGGGCAGCGGTGGCTCCTTCAACTCCATCGCACGCACCTCGATGGGGTGACGGTCACACAGCCTGATAAATGCACTTTGAGAAAGCCATCAGACGATGACCATCAAATTCTCTATCGTTCAGGGTTCGCTGCCGCCCGGCCTGACATTGGCCGAGAACGGGCGGATCAGCGGCGTTATCCCGGACATCGAAATGCCCGAATGGCAGACCCCGGAGGGGCGCCTGCCCGATCTGGTGAGCGACGAACCCGTCAATTTCACCTTCGTCGCCAGCGCGGCGGCGTCCCGCACCATCGTGGCCTACCAGACGGTCGGCGTCGGTCAGGCCGCCTATGACGGGCTGCCGACCGGGGTCATCCTCGATACCGAAACCGGGGTCCTGTCAGGCAGCGCGCGCCGTGATCCGACGGAAGGCGACTTCGCCTCCGACGAGGCGCCGGTCTGGGAAACCCCGGCCGGAGAGCTTCCTGAGACCGATGAGCACGCCACCTACAGCTTCACCTTCGCGGCCAGCGCGGTGCGCGGCACCAGCATCCGCTACATCGTCCTACCGGGGCGCGGGAGCATCCCGTTCGGTCTGGTCCTCGATTCCGCGACCGGCGTGTTGTCCGGCGTCTGTGGCGAGGAATTCGGGCCGCCCGACCCCCGCCCCGGCGCCGTGACATGGACGACCCTTCCCGGCGTGCTCGGCACCGTCAATGAGTTCGCTACCTTCACCGCGACGGTGGCGGCCACCAGCGAGCATCCGATCCGCTATGTGCTTCTCCCCGAGTATGGCGGCCTTCCTTTCGGCCTGACGCTGGATTCCGTGACCGGGACCATCAGCGGCACGCTCGCCGAACTGACCGACCACACGGAACCTTATGTCCGGCCAGCGAGCCCGCCAGTATGGGTAACCGCCTCGGCATTGGGGGCGGTGAACAGCGGCGCCGGGGTCAACATTTTCCTCTCCGCAACCGCCATCGAGGGACGGACCATGCGCCGCTACTATCTGGCGGACGGTTCGCATCTCCCGCATGGCCTGATCCTCAACAGCGACACGGGCATCATCGCCGGTACCGCGCAGACCGTGTCCGAGGACACCAATTTCGCCTTCTCGGTCTATGCCGAGGATTCGGCGGGTGCTCGGGCACGGCGAGATTTCACCCTGACCATCAAGATTTAAGAAGGCTTTTCCAATGGGTACCTATAATTTCCGAATTCGCGCCTTGGACAACACGGGCGCTTTCGCCGACCGCAACTTCTCGATCAATGTCCGCAACACCGCCGTGGATCGAATCGTGCTGGTGGACGCCAAGCACGCCTATTCCTCGCCGGACGGCGAAAACTGGTCACTGCGGTCGAACGCAGGAGGCACCTACGTCACCTACGGCAATGGCATGTGGATTGTTGCTGGGCCATCAACGGGCACAGGACGAACCACTGGGAGCTACATGTATTCCTACGATGCCGTGAGCTGGTATCAGCAGACTTTTCCCCAATTCAATAGCTCCGGCAACAATAGCAAAGTGGTGGCACCGATCTTCTGCAATGGGCGCTGGTTCGTCGCATACAACTATGGCTCCGGTACCAACGTCGCCATTTTTTCTACAACGACACCGGAAGATGGGTCCTCTTGGCAGAAAGCCACAACCGATTTGCCATCCGGAGCACAGATGACGAACATGATTCATGATGGGCAACGCTTTATTGCCGTCGCGAGCAACACCTCATCGACAACAACTCCGGTGTTTTATATTTCGACTAATGGAACAAGCTGGGCACAGGGCACCACTCCGATCAATTCGAACGGTACATTCAATATCACCGACTTGGTGTACGTGAATGGGACATATATACTGAGCGAATCGTCCAATGCTAGGGTTTGGACCTCACGCGACCTATCAAACTGGGTCCTATCCATACTACCGGCGATTCCAACGTCAAATTTCTTGCACAGGTTGTATTACGGTAACGGCCGCATTGTTGCTCCCCTCCAAAAAAAAAGCAACGGGGATATCGGGAATTTTCTGACGAGCGATGACGGCGGCATCACATGGGTCCTGCGCAGCCTCGACAATAAGTTTTCAAGGGCCACGTCTGTTTCAGGATACATGTCGGCGGTTTTCACGCTCGGTGGCTGGATCATGTGTTCCAGTGCCATCACCGAGAGTACGACCGAAGGGCGGTATCTCCGGACCTCGACCGACGGCATCACCTTCGAGTCCAGCGCCCCGGATTCCCTGATCGCCGCCGCGACCGCTGGCGGAAACACCACTGGCGCATTCAACTGGATCGCCGCCATGCCGCTGACCTGACGCCCGGCCTTCGCCGGGGCCTGCCCCTTGGGGTGGTCCCGGCGACGGCTGCCGCGCCACCAAATAAATAGCTTGCCAGACCGCATTTCCGTGGTATGGTGGCAAGCCATCCGAGAGGACCCGCCATGACCAAACGCGATGCCCCCGAGCGCCCCGCCAGCCGTCGGTGCAAGATCACCGAGGCGGATATCCTCGCGGACAGGGAATTGGTCGAGAAGATCAGGCGGACGGCGAATATCGTCGTCGGCGAGCCGATGACCTCGGAACAATTTCACGCTTGGCTGGACGAGATGGCTCGGAAGGCCCGCAAGGGCGCCTGAGCCCGCAGGATGATTTCAGAATGACCATCAATGACGCGATCCGACTGCTAGAGGCCAAGCCGAACAAGCGATCTCCCTCCGCTGCCGCGCAGAATGCCCGAAATTCGAATGGCGAGGGCTGGCGCATCACCCAAGGCCCGCTGTTCGCGGCCAGCCTGCTCGACAAGCTGGCGGTATTCCCCGACCTCGCCGAGAAGCTGAAAAAGTTCGAGGAGGTGAAGAAGCACAATCCTCTGAGCAGCAAGTACGGCAAGCACGACCGTCCAATGACGGCCGATCTGGTCGGTCTATGGCACTGCCACTTGCGCGACGATGCGGTTCTGATCTACCGGCTCAAGGACCGGGCCGTCCATCTGATCTACATCGCCTCCCATGCCGAGCTTGAGGGCAAGCGCCTCAAGCAGACCACGACCCGTCTCCGCAATGCCGGGGAGCTACCGGAGGGCACCACCGGCCTCGCTGAGAGCATCATCCGCGCCCTCGGTTTTGCCTGAGGGCGCCCGTCTCAGCCGCGCTCCTCCCAGAAGCAGGTGGGCGTGGCGGGCCGGATCAGCGCAATCAGGCGATCATTCTCCTCCTTCCCGACGCCGAGAGCGATCTCGATGGATCGAATCCATCGCTCGACGGTAGGATACTCCTGATCGAAATTCGGTTCTGCCATCTCAGTATCGCCCTCATCCTTGATCCGGGCGCTCGGGTCGAGTGCGCGGATCAGGCGAGCCAAGATCGTGGACTGCGCCCACCACGCCACTGGTTTGTAGTGGTACTTCCATGAGAGAGTGCGCGGCGAGGCGAACCACACCGAGAACTGAACTACATCCAGTAGCTTGACCTCGAAGCCCTCCGGGAAGTGCGTGATCTCGAACACACCGTCGAAGCGCGCGACATTGATCTCTTGCAGTTTTTCCTGCATCGCTGCCCGGTCGATCTTGCGCCGGAAACGCACTTGCTGGATGTTCGCCATCGGTTGCTACCGAACCACTCAGAGGCGCAGGCCACGGACATCGACGCCCGTGCGCTTGTACAGAATGGCTTCGGTGATCCGGTCGAGGCGCGGATAGTCGGAGGCGATCATGCCGACGAACTTGAAGGTGGAAATCTTCTCGATGCGGCGGATGTGGTTCTTGTCCTTGCCGTTCGGGGCGAAGAACACCGCCACCTGATCCTCCATGCCCTCGGTCGTGTTGCGGACCACCATGTAGCTCTCGCTGGGCATGATCGAAATCTCTTTCGCCCCGATATCTAACCCGGAACGAAGGAGCGTGCAAGCATAATCCGGTCGGGTTTCACCGGATTCTTTGGTTCAAGCTTGGGGCTTTCCTCCCGGCCGCATGGCGCTGCGCAGCCGGGCCAGCGCCGCCTCGTCCCGCTTCGGGCGCAGGTGCTTCGGCGGCAAGGGCGGCTGCTTGTTTCCGGGCTTCCTGCGGGGCGGCTGCGGGGCGGCGGGGAGCAGCCCGCGCCCCGCCCGCTTGGCCTTGGTCCTGCCGTTGCGGAGGGGAGCCGGTGACGGCTGCTTGCGGCGGCGCAACGCCTCCTCCACCAGACCATCGAACCGGCCGCCCCACCATGGCAAGGCAGTCACGACGAAGCCGTTTGAACTCGACAGTCAGCGCCCCGTCCTTCTCGGTGACCACCGCGCGCAGGAAGGGCGCCCCCTTGGCACCGAACACCCGGATCACGGGCTCGTCCTTCCTGCCAGTCTTGGAGCGGCGTTTCCAGACGAGACGCTGGCTGGTCAGCGTCGCAACCGGCGATGCCGGAAACAGCCGTTCGATCTCGGCGACGCAGACTGTGGTTGTAATCTTGCTCATGCCTTCCTCCTGATCACAGGAGGACGCCGCAGCAAGTGCGAGACCCTCCAAGCGATGTCGTCTCGCAGTTCGATCAGGGTGCTCGGCGACCAGCGGGCATAGACGCGTCCAATGCCAATGCCGACAGCAATCCCTACCAGATAGCCGAATTCGCCGAGCGCGACAGGAAACCGCACAAAGAACGCCCCGTCGCTCAGGAGATGCAACACGGGAATTCCTGCCGCGAGAGCCAGCACGATCAGGACATTGGTCACGAGGTCCCGCACTGCCCTCTGGCCGAAATTCATGCGTTCCCCGGCTTTCTGGAACTCGTCGTTCGGACGATGCTCAGGTATTGGATTGTCGGGTATTGCCACGAGGATTACCCTTCTCAACTGCGCTTCAAGTAAGGAAGGGTGTACTATCGAAATAAGGTTTCTACAACCACTATTTTTGGTTCCACCCGCCTGACGCAGGATGGTCGCGGCTGCCTATCAGCAGCGGAGACAGTCGGCCGGAAAGGTCCCGCCCCCTATGGCTACCCGCTCGGTGATTGCCACCACCCTCTCCGGCAGCATGGGCATAGAGAGGAGGGTCTCGGCGAAAATCTCGTACCAGATCGGATCACCGAACGGTACGCGTATGCTGGCTTAACTGATCGATACCATGATGAAGGAGAAGAAGAACAGCGTCGCAGCAATAATCGAGATGCAGGCCGCCCAACTCATGAAACCGAATACGAAGTTGCATATCACCAGCACGGCAATAAGAAACCCGAGGGCCATTGACATCACTTCACTGAGCTTCACGAACCACCTCGCACGCTCCTCTGCCCTGATCCGCTCCTCCGCTTTTTCCTGTGCGGCGTGCAGATTTTCATTGGCGGCCCAGCGTGCCTGCCTAGGCGCCGCGTTCTTGGTCGCGGCCTCCCGGATGGCACGAAGCCGCTCCTCCGCCATCTGGCGCTCCCTTATCCGCCGAGTATTCTCACTGAATGCCTCTGCCGTCCGCAGAAGATCGTCCACACGCCGCAGCAGGTCATCGGTCTGCGCTTCGATGTCGCGCAGCCGCGCGTGATAATCCGGTTGGCAGAGATACCGGTCATAGGCCGCCCGCTTGGCCGGGTCCCGGAGCACGTCATAGGCCGCCGTGATGGCCCTGAACTTGGCTTCGGCGCCCTTGTCACCCGGATTGCGATCCGGGTGGTACTGCATGGCGAGCCGACGGTATGCCTTCTTGATGTCGTCTGCGCTGGTACCCCGAGGGACGCCGAGCGTGTCATAGTGGCTCGCCATGGTATCGCCTTCTGAGATCGCGTTTCCGACGGCGCTACCACATTAATTCGGTTCAGTCAACTGAGATTCAGACGACAACCGGCATGGGGTCCACCGTGCCGTCCTCGACGAAAAGCTCGCCCTCGCTGATATGCTCCCGGAGATCACCGCCATCGGCGCCCCAAGCCAGCACGACATCGAGCATCCGCACGATCAGCAGCGTGGCAAGGACGAGGTCATCGTGCTCACCCTGCTTGGCCGCGAAACCCGGTCCGGTCGAGACGAAATTCTTGAGTTGCCGGATGAGGTTCGCGGAGTTGATCTTGAGGCGGTCACTCTCCACCAGCGACTTGAAGCGGGCACAGGCCGAAAGCTTGCGCGGGTTCGTGGTCGTCATGCCCTTGCGGAACCGCCGCGTCTGGCCCTTGCGCCTGCGCTCGGAGACCAAGGTACCGGGGAACCGCTCCTCGCCCGTGTCCTCGACGATCTGTAGGATCGCCTCGCCGATGCTGTTGTTCTCGAACGTCCAGTAAAGCTCCGGCTCCGCGTGTTGATCCGGATGCTCATCCAATGCGCTGTAGAGGAAGGTGAGAATCTCCAACAGCATCTTCACCTGACCGCGTGGAGCGATCTCGTTTGCCTGCCACTCGGCGACCTGAATCATCTCGGGAAGCTGGAACACCTGAATGGCCGCGTAGTCGCCGCCGGTACCGAGGCTCGGATCAAGGGCGACCATGTACGCCTTGTTGGGCTGCGGCTCGGCGTACCAGCGCATCGCACGGGTGTAGTCGTAGAAGAATGGCTGCTGCGGTCGCAGACGCGAAAGCGTCATCGGGTTGATGAGCACCTCCTCGTCCGTCACGAAGCTGCATTCGAATTCCTGCGCGAAGCGTCTGGGGCCAAGCTGCTCGCGGAAAGGCTTCGCCCATTCCTCATCGCGCTCGGGATGCTCATGCCACGGGACGGTGACCGCGAAATAGCCGTTCTTGCCCTCGCCGCTCGCCATCGGGTTGCCGAACTGGTCCAGATTGTCGAGCGCACCCTTGTAGATTTGGGCGAACATGTCCTCGTCGGATCGCGGCGTCGAAGTGATGATGCAGCCACCACCGGTCGAAAGCACCGGCTGGATGGAGACGAAGAATTCCTGCGCCATTCTGGGTTGCACGAACGCGAACTCGTCGAGGTACAGAAGCGTAATCGAAAGACCGCGCCCCGCATCCGGCGTGGTCGCGCGCGCGGTGATCTTCGAGCCGTTGTCGAACGTGATCGTGCTCTTGTTGTACTCGGTGACGCCTGCGCGGATATAGTCCGGTATATTCTCGTAGGCGTACCGGATTCGGTCCATGATCTCCAAGGCTTGTTTGAGCTTGTTGGCGCAGATCAGGATCGTGGTGTCGGCGTTGAACATCGCCTTCCACAGCAGATAGGCCGCCGCGCAGGTCGTGTTGTGCGAAAGGATGCCATCCGTGTAGTAGAGGTGATTGTGGGGATCGGACGGATCGTCCGTCTGCACCTCGACGCAGTACATATGCGTGCGCACGCCGAGGGCACGACACGAGACCACCTCCTCGACACCAGCATCAGTCTTGAGCCGGTCGCCCGGCACAAGGTCCTCTATCCAAGCGTAGGAACCGTCCTCGCGGATCACGCGGTGGCGGTCGGCCGCCACCAGACATTTCGTCGTGGTCCGAAGCTCCCACGCCTCGTACGGCACGGTGCGGAACGCGCGCGTCACACGCCCGAAATCGCTGCGGAAGTCATGCTCCACAACGTGGGTGAATTTCTTCGTGTTGTCGGACGCTATGTCCTCGCGCCGACGATGGTCCGGATCAAGCAACCACAGCGCGGCTTTCACCGCCGCGATAGCTAATCGCCTGAAAGCTTTGGCAATCATGGATTTATTTAGTCGCCTGTTATTCGGGCGACTCACCTCGCAAGGCGAAGCAGCAGATTTTCCAGACGATTCACCACGCGCTCGCGCAGGCTCAACGGCACCAAATCGCCGATCCGTGCCTTGGCGTCATCCCGCAGGATATTGGTCTCGCTGGTAACGCACTTGCCCATCTGCCTCGCGGTCAGGGCCACCGTCAGGCGGTGTTCGTGGAACGCATTGAGCAGACGTTCTTGGAATGGGTATGGTTCGAACGGGATCGCACCCTTCATCGGGTGCTGCACCTTGACGAACTTCCGCATGAAGTACATCGGGTCGTTGATGCACCGCATCAGTTCGAGAAGGTCGCCCTCGGTGTAGTTGCTCTTGCTGTGGGGGCGCTTGACGATGTCCAAATCGGACGAGGGAGCCTTAGCCATTAAATCGCCTTGATGCTGGCCCTCAGACCGGAACGATGATGCCGTTCTGCCATTTGGCCGGGCTGAGGCGGTCGCCGTTGCAGATGGTGACCTCCTTGATCCGCCCTTCGATCTCGCGCTCCCAGAATGTCAGGAACCGCGTAACACGCGGGTAGTTCGGGACGAGATCGAGGGTCTGCCAACTGAACTCGTTCAGGAGATGCTCGTGGTCCGGCATGAAATACAGGACGTTGACCGTCACCAGCACGTAGCCTTCCACGATCATCTTCTGTAACTCGGCATTTCTCGCCATCGCTGGGTCCTCGGGACTTTTCTGTCCGGCTATTTAGCGAGCTACCCTGCATTGACCCGGCGGTTCGGACCTGATAATATGGTTTATCTGGACCGCGTTAAAGCGGTCAATAAGGGGATTTCAAGAATGACCTTTTACGTGGACTTGCTTGCCATGCGCGCCATCGCGCTCCTCTCCCGGTATATGCCCGTCCGGATCGCCCGCGCCGTCGTCAATGGCGGCTTGCTCATGGCCCTGTTCGGAGGCGGCCTCCTCATCCGGGCGCTATTCACCCCCTGAACCAAGAAAAACGGTTGCAAATACCGCTTTAATTCGGTAGAACCGTCCCGAAAGCGATTTCAGGAGGCGACAATGTCCCTAGCCGTCCCGACCGGATACATCTACGAGCCGCAGGTGGACGACTATGACGTGCGCAAGATCGAGCATTGGCTTGTGACCCCCGATGGGAAGCGCATTAACATGGACTTCGACCCCTATCGCTACATGACGGACGAGGACGTGGCCCGCTTCATCGCTCTCGGAATGCCCACCCGCTCGCGGCTCGGCATTGACAGCCCAATCTACAGCGAGGACCTCGTCCGGCTGGCTGGACAGGTCGCCCCGGCAGAGGTCGCTTTGTAATGCGGTTGGCCGACCTCGACCGCTTCTCGGGCATCGGATGGGATGTGGACGGAACCTTGGTCGGGCATCCGGCCAACCGGCTGTTCTTCTCCTTTATCCGCCTGCGCCGGTCGGTTCGGCATGTTATCGTCAGCTTCCGCAGCCATGGGGCCGAGGCGACGATCTTCCGCGACATCGAACGCGAAGGCGGGCCGGGGCCGGAGTTCTTCGAAGGCGTCCACACGGTGGATGATGCCCTCTGGGAAGCGCAGGAGCGTGCCCGCCTGCTGCGCCTCGCGGGAGCCCTTACCGGGCCTCCCACCGAGGAGGAGATCGCCTATCGTGAGTTCAAGGCGCGGACCTGCTTCGATCTGGGCATACCCTGTCTGATCGATGACGACATTTCGAACTGCAAACCGGGCTGTGATGCATACGGGATCATGCTGATCCATCCGGATGCATTCCTACGCCAGAGAAAGCGTTTCTGAATGAGCTTCGCCACATTTCTTTTGATGTTCGGCGTCCTGCTGCTGCTCAGCCCCGGACTGATCATGGGCGCCAAGGCCAAGGACGACCCGCAGGAAGTCATCATCCGCTACATCCAGAACACAGACCTACAGCGGTTCATGACGCTGCAAGGCTTAACCCTGTCCGGGTTCTGCTTCCTGCTGATCGGGCTGGCGCTGCTGTTCGTCTGATGACGCCCGCCGAGATCATCCGGAAGGCCATCCCCGATGCTCCGAATGAGGTCTGCGAGAGCATCCTGTGGGGACGCACGCCCTTTCCGCTGAGCCCCATCACCCCTCGCCTGCTCTATCGCGCCGCCGACCGCTGGCGGCGCGCCGAGGCCGCCGGACGGCAACTCTGCGATCATTGCGACAACATCGTGATTCCGGGCCGGTATCTCTGCAAGCGGTGCGCCCGCGTGCTCGACCTTGGCTCCGCCCGTTCGCGTCTCGGGCGCCGCTGATCCGGCGCCGCGCCGCGACGACTTGCTGACGGGGCGTCAGGAGTTGGTCAGGCGTTTCCAGACATCGCCCTGATCCCGCGCTTCCTTCCAGCGCACGATAATGGTGTTTTCGACGTAGCTCAGATTGATGGCGTGCTTCTCGAACTCCGACCCCAATCGCTCGCGCGCCTTCTTGAGGTGGTGCTCGTACCACCACCGCATCACGATGTCACGGGTGCCCTTGCCGGGCGTCTTTGACGAGATCGCCGAGACCCTCCCGATAGCTCTGGATGAACTTCACGACGCTGCTCGCCAGCTTCGGCGAGCCGCGTTCGTTCAGCATCTCCACCAGACGGTGACAGGCCGGTGTCCCACCAAAAGTGCCGGGATCGAGCGCCATTACCGGTCGCGTCCCTTGCTTTGGCCGTGGAATTTCTTGGCAAGCCGCTGGCGATACCGCCTGCCCTGTTCCCTGCGCCAGACATGCGGCCGGGTGGCGAGCACCTTCTTGAGCGCCCAGTATTCCGGCGAGCCAGCCATGCGCCAGCGGACGGAGCGGTACAGCGCCAGAAGCTCGCGCGTGGACTTCTTGGCGTATTCCTGCTCCAATTCGGCCTGCCGTCGCCCCATGGCCCGCCGGGCCTGCTTCCTCTCCCGCAGCCGCACGAGGTCCTCGACCGTCAGGTCCCCGCTCATGATCCGGGCGATCTGCTCGACGGTGGCCGGATTGCTCATGGCCCGGCAACGCTCGGCCTTCCGGGCGGCCCGAGCCTTGTTGGGATCAAGGTCCATACGGCACACCGTTCGGCTTGGTTCTGGTGAAATCGCGGAAGCCGAGCCGCAGCAAGGTTTCGACCACCTGCTCCGGCGTCACGCATGGATGCCAGTCATCCGTGAGCAGCGGTTTGCCCCATTCCGCGAGCGCGACCAGCAACTCCGGCATACAGACCAGCGCGTGCCACGCATGATCATAGGCTTCTAGGCGCACAGACGGCCTGAAGTCCACGGCCTCCCAAGCGAGGCTGAATTCGCCAGTGGTGCCGTTGAGCATGTCACCATACTGGCCCGGCTCATAGAAACCGATCACAATCTCCTCTCGCAGGTCCTTGCGAAGGAGTTTCTCGTAACCAAACTCGGACCGGCTGACCTGCACGAAGCCCGGCACGCAACCACTGTGCTCGTCGGCTGAGATTCCGTGGAGACCGGCGAGGACGCTCAGCTTCTCCGGGTCGATGTCGCTCATCTCAGCGGCTCCCATCGGACGCTACGATACGGACTGGCTTCTTGCCTTCGATGAAGCGCCACAGACCGGTATTCGCTTCGAGGATGCGCGCCACCGCCGCGCGGGCCTCCTGTTTGGCATTCGGCTTCGGGCGGTCGGCGAGGCCGTCCAGAAGGGCCTGCGCCTCCCGGCGGATCAGGTGGATCAGTTGCTCGGCCCGGTCCACCGCCTCGGCATGATGCTATACAGGCAGCGTCGTCAATGTTCCCACTACCCTCTCGCTTGGCGGCCATGTACCCGGCACTGGCCGCGTACAGCTTCTCCACCAGTTCGAAATTGCTGTCCTGCGATCCCTTACCGGCCTGCGGCATGTAGGTCTTGCGGAGTGCCCTGAATGCCGCGTTGAACAGGTAGAACCGCGCCAACTGGCCGATGATGTCCTCTACCTTGGGATCGGTTACCGGCAGACCCTCCGCCACGCAGGCGTCCAGAAGGTACCTGTAATCCCAAATGCCACGGCGGCTGTTGCAGTGATCCAGCACATCGCCGCCTCGGTCCAAGAAGTGGAAGATGTTGCCACGGGGGAGGTCGAGCGGATAGAGACGCTTCCGCAGTTGCGCAGCCCCGTCCTCGCCGGTATCCGCTGTCTCGCGGTCCAGCAGCAAATTGTAATAGACCTTGCCGTCCTCAATGGCATCGTTCAGGGTCAGATGCTTCTCCCAGCCGCGTCCGTGCTCGATCTGCTCCGATGACAGCAGGTCATAGGCGAAGCGGTGGACCATCATGAACCCCACCGGCTGTCTGCCATCGATGGTCTTGGTGCCGCCATTTTCGTCCGCTACCGTAATGCCCGGCGCGTGAACCAAGACGCGGCTCTCGTGGATGAGGTCCAGCAGTTTCTCGATGCTCAGGTCGGCTTTCGATACCGCAAGATCATGAAGTTCGTTCTCGACGAGGTCCTCGCGGAAACCCGCGATGATGAAATCGGTGTTCCAGTCCTCCGACCATCCCTCGATGCCGCCATAGTCGTTGTAGCGGCCGAAGATTGGCAGGGCGCGCGGCGACCAGACCGCATTCGGGCGGCAGTGGCCCGCATGATTTTCGTGCTGACTGTTGGCGACGTGGGTAATCAGGATCAGCGCAACCGGATCATCGTAGTGGATCGGCAATTGCGTGACGCCGCAGGTCTCGTTCCAGCTACCCATGGGGTGGGCTCCTCCAAATCCGTTCATGGAAAGGGCTTTGTGCAGGGCGTTCTATGCCCTTCGCGGTTCAACCGCAACGCCGGATCGGGCGGATGACCTTGCACTCGAAATTGGTGCAACCCATGAAGGGGCCATACTTGCCCTTGCGCTCGACCAGCAGGGCGCGGCAACCGGGGCAGTGGTGGTGGGCATCCAGCACATATTCGCGGGCGGCCCTGATCCGGGCCTCAAGGTTCAGCAGGGCATTCTCGGTGCGAAGGACGCGCGGGAACCCCATCACCACCCGCGCCCGGCCATCTCGGTCGAGCATCTGGGTGTCGATCAGTTCGACGCGGATCGCGTCGGCGCCGCGCTCACGGGTGACGCCGTCCCGCTTGTCCACCGACGAGAACACCACCGCCGCGAAGCGGCCGGGGTTCGGCCCGGCCTTGATCCGGCGGCCATAGACATGCTCCTCGAAATTGTTCTTGGTCAGAGCCTTGAAGCCCATCTCGGCCATGGCAGCGGCGAAGGTGTCGAAGCTGATGGGGCGGTAGCGGCTACCGGTGGTCTCGGCTTGCTTCCTGATCGCGCTCATGAAATGGCCTCCAATCTCCGACCAGCTTAGCTATTTTTCGGTTTGGTGCAACCTATTTTTTTGGTTACATCATCCTCTAACCAACAAAACGTCCAACCAAAACGACGTTTTTTTGGTTGACGGGTGCCGGGATCGCCGTCAGATTGGCCTCACAGCGCAAGGAGCGGCCTATGGACCTGATTGCCAGAATCGTTCGTCTCCACGCTTCCGTGGTCGATGCCGCCGCTCGCTACCACGCCATCTCCCCCACCGAGGGTGTCCCCGGCCACCTTGCTGCCAAGAATGCGATCAAGAACGAGGCGAACGTCATCGCGAGCAGGCTGTTCGGCCTGATGCTCGACGATAACCACGGCCTGCCGACCATCGTCGAAGCCAAGCCCCACGCCGTCGGCCCGATGGAAAACCGTCCGGCGACGCTCAGGGACAAAGCCGCCTCTGCGGCGGATGTCGAGGCGGCGTTACGGTCCATGCGGTTGCAGTTGGTGCCGCTTGCCATCTTCGCCAACCTGCTCTCCGTCCACAAGGTGCCGCTCGACCATGGGCACCCCGCCTTCGCCCCTAAGTGGGACCGTTTCCGCGATACGTACAGGGAGGTCGTGCTTGCCTGCTGACACCGGCCGCACCGGCTTGCGAAGGGCGTTCGGCTAAATAGGCCGAACGCCTTTTCTCTTTGAGACTGCAAGCCGATGAATGACATTCGCCGATTTCTGGACATCGTCAATGCGCCCCTGACCGAGGGTGTCGCCATTCACAATGTCCATCATCTTGCTGCCTTCGCGGTCGCCGTGGCCGAAGCCTATGACGCCGCGCCGCGCTTCGTCGAGAGCGACCGCAAGCCGTGGGACATCCTGAACCAGCACAACAACGAGGTACTATTCAAGCGCATCGAGGGCAGCGGCGTGCATGTCGCCTTTACGCCGAATGACCCATACGACGATGGCTCAGGCGATGTCGGCATGATGGTGCGCCGGATGCTCTGGGACATGGTGATGAACAACCGGCTGCTGATCTACAGCGGCCATTCCGACGATCATCCGGTGTTCTCGCCCAAGGACAACGTGATCTTCCGCACGGTGCATGACTACTACACCCATGGCAAGCTGCGCGCCGTGGTGAAGAAGCAGGCGCAAATGCTCGGCCTCCGTGCGGGCGCGCAGCCCAGCGATGAGGACCTCAAGCGCATTCTGCCGCATATCAATCTCACCAAGCACGGCAATGTCGGGCACGCCTTCACGATCCGTGGCGAACTGAACTCCTACAACACGCACCGCAAGCTGGCGCCTCCGGCCGCCGCCCCAGCCCTCTTTACCGAGATCGTCGGGCAGGTCTGCTACAACGTCTGCGTTGGAGACTTCCCGCAGCAGAAAGTCGTGATCCTGCGCGATTTCGATTTCGAGAATGTCGGCCTTGCCCATGACGGCACTCGCGGCGCCAAGCGCATGGACGAGGTGATGAAGCTCCTGAGCGAGGGCGCCGAAACCATCAAGAGCAGCATCAAGGCGAAGCCGGTCATCGTGGTAGCCGAGCTTCTCAGGACCGTTTCGCGCAACAACAACACCTTCAACACCATGGAGGGCACTGACCGGCCGCTCGGCCTGCTTCGCCAGCTTCATGAAATGGTGTCGCTGCCTGTCGAACTCGACGAGGCCAGCATGGCGCGCATCATCGGGCACCTTGAGAAGGGCACCCCCTTCATCCAGCTAAGCGCCGCCCGCGCGGGACTGTCGCAGCGCCAGATTCACGCCCGCAACAAGCAGGTGATCGCCGCGCTGCGCGCCTTCCATCTTGGTCCCATCGACACCTTCGGCGGCTGGGACGAGTACGATCCGGAGACCGGAAAGCGCAACCGTGTCCGCGAGGAAAGCCTGTTTGTGCCGCTGAGCCACAAGTCGGACCTGTCCGGCGACGAGTTGTTGGAACTCGGCGAGTTCCTCGGCCGCCGCTTCAATCAGGATGCCATCATCTATGGCGACGGGGAGAACGTGTTTGTGGTCGATTACGTACACAACAAGATCGACCACATCGGCACTTACGACACTGTGGACATGCACGAGATGCCGTTTGGCTGGACTGCCGTGAAGCAGGACAGGAAGTCCGATGGCAACATGTGGGCTTGGACATTCCCCGACGAGGATCACGCCAAGAGGAAGGCAGCGCGCAAGGGCTCCTTTGCGGACCTCGACCGCAAGGCCAGCCGCCTGCCGCCCGATATGCCGGGCGCGCTTTGATTTCTTGATCTTCCGGATGGCACCACGTTATGGTGGTGCCATTCGAGAAGGTCATTTCAGCCCATGGGCAAGTTTGAATTGTCGGAGAACGCCTGCGCGGACATCGCGAGTGTCACGGGAATTGTGCCATCCGCCCACCATGCGTGCCTGATGCGTATCGAGAAGGCCGCCGCATGACGCCCCGGATTATCATCGAGAACCCCGGCTCGGATGCGGTCGAGATCGATTTCTGCGGCCGGTTGGTCTGCAAGGCCCTTGGGAACAGCATGGTGCTGGCGGGGGATTATGATCCCGCCCAGCTTTGGCTCCCCTTCATCAACGCACTGGTCATCGACACCCGCCCGCCACCGTCGCCGAAGCCCAAGCACAATCCTGAGGAGGTCGCCAAGCTGGCGACCAAAACATGGGCCACGGTAGCGGATGAGGATCGGGTGCTGTTCCGGCCGGAGCGAGGGGTGCCGCAGTATACGCTCCCCTTCCTCGACCATCAGCGCCTCACCAAAAGCGAGTTCAAGCGCATCAAGCAACATGGCTGCCCGGCATGGGACACCATGGCCGATGGCAGGCCAATCGAGGTCGCGTTCAAACCGACGCAGAGGTCGGAACTGGAAGAATGGTGCCGGAAGAACTGCACCGGCAAATACCACCTTCGCTCCACGAGGGCCTATTTCGAACGGTCGCGTGACGCCGCTCTGGTCAAGGTTACATTCGGCTGCTGAGGCTGTGGCGGACTAGCCGCCACATGCCGCACGAGCACGCGCCATCTCCGCAGCGTTGTTCCGGTCCACGGTGGCGCACCAATCCGGGCGGAGGAACACGTTGGAGTCGGGCGTGACCACGACCGTATTGGCCGCATGACGTGGCACGGCAGGGCGTGCAGCAGGTGGCACCTCGGGGAGCATCCCGTCGGGCAGGTCGGCCGCGCAGGGCTGGCGGATGCGCCGAAAGGCGGCTCGCACCTCCTCATTCGCACACAGAACCTCCTTCGCAGCGGCAACCATGCCCATCGTGTAGAGCGCCCCGGCCAAGTTTCGGCGTTCGCAACCGCTGTCCGTGTAAGTCATCCCGCCAGCAAGCCCGAAACCGGGGAGCCCGACCCCGGCCGAGACGCCGACAGCGCAAGGATTGGTGCCCGCGAAAATACCCGGAGCCCCCGCGTCCGGGGTATTGCGGAGCGTCTGCGTGGAGTGGGCGGGCGCGGTGGTGTTGAAATTCAGCATCGGCGCCGAGATCGCCTGCGCAGCCGACTGGGTATCGTTGGTGCTGGAAACCTGCGCGCGGGCGGTCCCACCAAACACAACCAGCAGCGCAGCGACGGCGAGAAATTTGTTCATGACGAGCGTGGCCTTTGCCGGAGACAGGAAGAAATGGGCGACGGTTTCCCGTCGCCCGCTCGGATCATCGGCCAAAGATGTTGTTGCCGAAGCTGCCGAAGGCAGTCCCGGTGAGGCCACCGACCAAGTGACCGGAGAAGCCGGTGGCCCCGGCGCTGAACGAGGCAGCGCCGTCCGACCAGCCGGTGGCGCCGAACCGGCTCTCGGTGGTCACGCCCGCATTGCCGGTCTGGAAGCGGGAGTTGGTGCTCCCGGTGATCCCGTCCACGGTACCGGCCTGCTGGGTGCGGCCCCACTCATTGCTGGCGCCGAAGGTCGTGGAGACGCCGCCGAAGGACTGGCTCTCCGCACTGCCCCAGCCGGAGCCGGACGCGAAGGCGCCGCCCTGCTGGATACCACCGGAGATGAAGCCTGCGGCCCCACCACCGAAATTCGCACCGAAATCGGCGGCGGAAGCGGCGCCCACAACACCCATGGTCAGGACGGCAGCGGTGAACAGGTTCAAGCTGAGTTTGCGCATCGTCAAATCACTTTCAGAATGGCGTTGAAGCCGGGTCGTCCCCAGCGCCCGTCGCTTCTTGCAGCGGGCCGGGCTTACATAGCGCATTTCTGAGATCGGTCAACCAAATTAATTCGGTTCCGCGTGCCTACATCATGCCATGCCTGCAACACCTTCGCTCGGCGGGATGGCAAAACCCGCTTGTTTGAACCGCGGAAATGCGGTATAGTACCACATAGCACACGTCTGATCTCAGGCCCTTCTCTGGACGCGCGTTGGAACGCTTACCAGCCAGAAGGAGAAACGAGATGTACTATGGTGCGTTTGCCTCGAAGGAGGACGTGTGCAAGGAGTTCGAGATCGATGGCATTGAGGGCACTGTCCTCTTTGCCGCCTACGATCTCGACGGGTACGAGGGCTCCGCCGTCGTACTGTTCGTTCGGGATGGGAAGTTCTACTTCGTCTCGGGCAGCCATTGCTCGTGCTACGACCTTGAAGGTCAGTGGTCGCCCGAGGAGATGGAGCTTGAGGCATTGCTGCACATCACCCGCAAGGGTGGTTATGTGCCCGATGCCTATAAGCCTCAGTTGGAGGCTACCCTCCGGGTGGTCGAAGAACTGATGCTCGAAGGGGCTCCCGAACTTCATATCGAGATCGCGGTGCGCCTTGCGTTCACCGGATGAATGAAACCCGCCGAGGTCACCTCGGCGGGTTTCGTCTTTTCTCGGAAAGGCGCCCGTTTCAGCATCCCGGCCCGAAGCGCGATTTCTGGACAGACGCGCCGCTCGCTACCGCTTGCCCTTCCCCAAGCGGTTGCCGAACAGGTCGGTACTGAACGGAGCGGACGTTTTCGGCTCCCTCGCCTGTTGCTGGTCGGCCTCCATCCAGCCTTCCCGAATGAAGGGATCGAATTTCGGTTTGCCGTGAGGACCGTCTTGAGTGCGGTTCCATGCTTACGGGCATGACGGCCGATGGACCGCCAGATATCCTCGCTGGTCAGGGCATTCACCTCGCTCATACCCGCTCCACGATGCGGTCACCCCAGAGCGCCATGAACAGCGCCATGGCCGGGCTGTCTTTCGGAATCCAGATCACGTCGCAAAAACCACGCGTCACCGGATCGTAAAGCACCTGTTTGGTGCAGTCCTTGGTGAGGCTGTCAAGGAGGAGTTCGCGCACCTCCTCGTCCTCGGGGGTGACGCAAATAAGCTTGAACCCGGCGTATGTCGGGTTTCCGATCACGCGGCCGGACAAATCCCGGCGGAAGTACGACACGATCCGCATGAACAGCCTTCTGCAACAGGGTAGAAGTCCCATACCATGAAATTCGGGATACGCAACGGCAATTAATCGGTATCAGGGCTCGCCTCGTTCAGGTCCGGATTGGCAAGCTCCCGCAACACCATGGCATGACACAATTTCGGGGCGCAGAAACAGACAAGGTCCTTGCCGCGAAGCTCATGGATGCGGGCCATGAGATCGGGCTGCTCAAGCACCCATTCGCAGTACAGGCGCACCACGGTCTCGCGGTCGCCGTCCCGCCCGACGCGGAAGGGATTGCCCCATGGCGAACCCCGGCCGACATAGACAGCACCGGACGGGATGCCATGAATGTGCTTGTTGAGCACCCGAGGATAAGACAATCTGAAATGCTTTTCCGTGAAATGCGGTCAATCTTACCAGATTGTTCCAGTTCATCTCAACCGCATTTTCGCGCCGGATCGCCGTTCCGAAATGACGGCGGCGGTTTCTCACATACGCCAATTCAGTTCAGCCGCAGGGTCAGACCGGTTCGCCGCTGCGGATGTGGGCGATGGCCTCCTCGGCGGTCTTGAAATCGGTGGGATACACCGACCCGTCAGGACGGGTGATCTCCCAGATCTCGCGGAACTTCGCGCCCACCCACGGGGCCGTCGGGAGGCCCATCTTGACCTGAACCTCATAGATGCCGTCCGGCGTGATCACTCTGATCCGTTGTGAACCGATGCGCTGAATGCGCTCGATAGTGCGCGGCTGCGGCTTCTTCCGGAGGAAGGGGATGTTGAATTCATCTACCCGCTCGCCATTCCGCTGCGCCTCCGCAGCGGCAGCCTGCATCTTGCGCGCGCTCTCCGCATCGTTGAGCAGCGCCTTAAAGCCGAAGTGCAGCGGCGACGGCCAGTCGCCCCATGCGCACCAGCGGTAGCCCTGCGTCTCCCAGTCGAGCTTGGGCGTGAACTCCTCGTCCACAAGGACGAGGAAATTGCTGTATCGGAAACTGCCCCGCTTGAACACGTAGAGCGGAATGACCTCGAAATCGCCGTCGTATCCGGTTTCCTCTCGCGCCTCGCGCTGCGCCGCCTCGGCCGGGTCCTCGCCCCGGTCAATCGCCCCTCCCCAAGTGCCCCATGATCCGGGCTCCTGAACGTGCTCCGAGCGATGGGCGATCAGGAACCGACCGGTGCTGCGGGCCATGAATACACAGCCAGCCCCCTGCGCACCCCAGAAGCCGGTGTCGCGGAGTGCCTGAGCGTGCAGATGGTCGTCCATGCCTTCGCGCAGCCCGTCGGCGAACAATTCGTCAAGACGCATAGCAGATTACTCCTCACCGATAAAGTCGCGGGCCTGCCGGACAAGCTCGGCGCGAAGGTCCTGATCCACCTCCATCGGTTCGCCATCGGCATCCCTCACGTCCACCAGCTTGATCACAAGGCCATTACCCCGGCCGCGATAGCTGGCCGTGGCGGTGCCGTGCTGGCCGTCCGCACGCCACGGAAAATTGTAGGTACCAAAATTGGAGCGAATCTCCTCGTCGTAGCTGTCGGCCTCATCCACCCCATCGAGGTCGTCCTCCATGAGGTAGGCGAACCGCGCGAGCGCCGCCTGCTCATCCGGGGTCGTCCGCAGCAATTCGCGGAGCTTGGCCGCCTCGCTGCCTTGCAGAAAGACCTCGCGGCCGGTTTCGGCATCGCGCACGGTCACATTGCCAAGGATATCCCCTTCGTAGGAAAACCGCTTGCCCTCGACCACCGCCTTGTAGCTCTCGCCGAGGTCACGCTGTTCGCGGCGCAGCTTGGAGACGAGGCTGTTGATCAGCATCGGCACCTCATCGGCGGCGATGCCGAAGCGAGCAGCGACTTTCTGCATACCCGCCTGCGTCAGACGGATGCCGGTCATGATCTCCTCATCGGAAATCCCGGCCTTGGTCAGCATCGCGTGCAGGCGGTCGAGGATGGACAGATCGGTGCCGCTCATCTCATTCACTCCCCGCGCAGGCCCTTGATGGACCGCGTGAGCACGACCTGCTTGCCGTCCTCGTCCGTGTAGACGCGCTTCACCGTGGCGGTATCGCCATCAAGATTGCCCTGCTTGCTCACGCCCTTCGGAAGCCTGCCGATCACGCTCGGCTTGTCCTCGATATCCTTATTGAAATCGGTGGTATCCTGCGTCGGCTGTTCCTGCCCACCGGTCTCGGCCTTCTCGGGAAGGTTGAGCCACGAGAAGGCGGGAATACGGCTCACCGTCTTGGCGAGGTCCTTTTCCTTCTCCTGCCGGACCTGATCCAGATAGGCGAGGAAGGCGCTGTTGGCGGCATTACCATAGAGTTCGGAACCGTCGCGCGCCTCGACCTCGGGATACTCGCCCGTGGTCAGGATCGCGGCGGCAGGCTTGAGACCACGCTTCGCGGCCTCGGCATCCATCTCGGCCACGGCCGCAAGGCGCTCGTTCTCAAGTTCGGTCGGATCGTTCTCGCCGCGCGCAATGACGAAGCTTTCCGGCGCGCCGAGCACATGCGCGATCTCACGGGCCAGCACATAAGGGCTGGCCGGGAGCGCGAAGGTCATGTCCACGATGTAGACCTCGGCATTCTCGACCTGACGGAAATCCAGAGGATGGCTCTGGAACATCGTTTTTTTCGGGCGCGAGATCGAGAGCGGATGATACTTGGCGACGGTGCGCTCAATCAGGTCCATCGCCTCGTCATCGAGGAGCACAACGGTCTTGAGCCGGACATTGTAACGCTTCTCGGCTGCGGAAAGGTAAGTCTTGATGTCCATGGCGGGCCTCGAAAATCTCGTCGGCTATTTATCGAATGTCGCCGCCCGATGGACGCCACGGATGGTCCACCGGACTGCTCTATTCGGAGAGCGTCATCATTCGCATGAGGAAGATGTCGTTGTCCGAGAAGCGCAACACCGTCCTCCGCATCGGCATGGCACCGTATGCGTTCATGCGGCGCTCGATGTAATCCGGCACCCTGATCTTCTCATTGTACAGCCGCTCAACACTCGGAAAGACCTCTTGCAGGATGAGAAAGTCGCTTTTGAGCAAAGGAACGTGACACGCGCTCCGTGCGCCGTTCGGATGGAAATCGCCCAGTTCGACGGAATAGGAACTGAACAGTCGATCCTCCTTATGGGTCAGGATGATACACCAGTGACCACGTGGACGGATATCGGCACCACCGTTGTTGCTCGGGAAACAAATAAGGATGTCCCGCTCACCATTTACAAAGCCTGCATAGCTCATTCTTGGCGCTCCAACACTTCAAGGACGGAATAGGCGAGTGGCGTTGGTTGCCATGTCCATCGGCCCGATGGTGGCTTGCCGGTGTCATGGACTCGCGCAAGACCCATGTCGCGGAGTTGCTTCATCCCTTGATGCAGGTGCCATATCGGGCACCTCCGCGTCCGAGAAGTCGGAGTGCCCGCTTTTGCAAGCGGGTGAGTTGGGCAGCTATGGCTTCGGGCGTCATCACAATGGACTCCTCAAATCACGTTTTCGGGCCAGATTACCGGTCTTTTCGGCCTCGGCAACCGGTTCCGGACGATTTTCCGGCCTTCATTTTTCCTCATCCTCACCATGCAACGCTTTTCCTCCCCCGCGCCGCGCGCATAGCCCCATGGACGGGATTGGCGCACGGCGCAGGGGAGGATGAACAACAACGACCATGCGTTGCCCACAAAGCCACGTTGCCGGTGTTACCCGGCGCTGGCGGTTTCCCGATGACCAGCTTGAGCAGCCTCATCCCGGTCCAGTCCCACCTACGGGCGGAGCTTTGGGGCGTGCCGACGTGTGCGCCTTCCAGCAAGCTGGGGGTTCGCCCTTTTCACGCCGGAGCCTTGCGCTCCCGGTGGACCGCAGGACCAAACGGTTATGGCGCGCGTGGCGCGCCAAGCTCGCGCGCTCGGCTTGTGAGCAACCGGCGCGCGCGGACAGTTACCAAATCGTTCAAGGCATAGCTGTCCTCTTGTGAGTGCCTTTCGCCATGCCGCGAGGCATGGACGGGCAGCCGTCACCACCTTTCTTTCGTGCGCTACCGCTCGATGGCGGGCCGTCCACGGGTGGCAACCGTCCCTTCGGGCGCGCTCCCTAGCTGCCGGTCTGCGGCGGCCTCTCGACCTGCCTTGTAGAGTCCCGGCGATTTCAGGCTGTTTGAGGCGGGGCCACCCCAACTTGACTGCCCCTGCGCGGTATATTGGTGTCGTGGCACCGAATTAATCCAGTCGCGGGCGCGGTGTCAAGCATCGGCTGCGGCCCCATGAGGCGTCGGAACAGCCCTTCGACATCGAAGGCGAGCGGACGGGAAAGGACGGTTGCGCGCTCCTCTGGCGGCAGCCCGATGATCTGGGCTTCATACTCGGCCAGCGCCGCATTGAACGCCCGGACCGCCGCAATCTCGTCCGGCGCGGCATAGGTGTGCGGCTGGTACGCAAGGCGGCCCCTGAACAGGAAACGGCGTTGCAGCGCGATCATGGCCTCCTTGACCATGCCCGCCGTCGCGCACCGCATCCCCTCCCGGTCGAAGTCGAGGGACGCCAAGCCATCCCGCACAAAGAGCTTGATGGCGAGCGGCATATGCCCGGCATGGTGATTGAAGCACCGTGAGCAGGGCATGAGGTTCCACGGCCGCTTGACCTCCTCACCGCCGTGGCGGATCGCCACGAGATGTTCCCTCGTCATCGCCCATGGGAGAGAATACAGGGAGCGTCCCTTGAGCAGGTTCGGCGGCGCCCAATAGAGGCGCGCCCCGGTCAGGAAGCACCGGAACTCGTGGATGCGCCCGGCCGCCAGCATCCTCCCGAAGTGATGCCGCTTCAAGCTGCGCGGGAACTCCACCCACCTCAGCCATTCGATGATGGGCTGGCCGTCCGGCGCGATCCTGCGGACGACAGGAAAGACGCGCAGGTCCGACGCCATGGCGAACGTCATTTCAGGCTTTCACCCCGACCCAGCCCTGCGGCGTCCGGACCATCAACTCCTCGCCGCAGCGCGCGGCCTCGATCCCGGCGCGGTGCAGCATGTCCTCGGCAGCGGCGAAGGCGGCATCCGAACCGTCCGCCAGCTTGCGCTTCGTGGCGGCGACCCACTTCGCCCAGAAATCGACTTGGCTGGTGTTCTTGGCCGACTTGCGGCCATAGAGGGCGGCTCCAGCGCAGTTCCGGCCGAAATGGACGGTCTCGCCGTCCCGGCCCAGCACCACGGTGCATTTCAGGCCCTTCTTGCCGCAGCAGTCACAGACCGTGATCTCGTCGGTGATGCCAAGGACCTTCATGGAAACCGCTCCGTCCGATGGCGCCCTTATAGGAGCATAACGAAATGCGGTCAACCGAATTAATTTGGTTCAGCGATCCTCGTCATCCCACTCGTCCTCGTCCGCCTCCGGCTCGTAGTCCGGGTCGTAGAAGCCGAAGTCCTCGTACATGTCGAGGGCGGCGAGGAAGTCACGGGCGTTCGTGAAGATGAAGCACTCGCCCTCCTTCCCGATCTTCTCCTCGTCGCTCAGGGTGGTTTCGAAGGAGACGAAGAAGCTGGGCGGGATGCGCCCGCTGTATGAGAAGATGCCGGTTGCCTTGGTCCAGTCGGTCTTGCCGCTGTAGCGGCGGATGGCGTCGATGCGCTCTCGCTCATAAGAAGCATCGAAGTGACGCGTTGCCGCCGCCGTGTAGCCTTCGCGGTCGGTTTCCGCGCCGGGACCATGGAAGCTGACTGCCACGTCGTAATCGAGGCCGATCCGGCTGCGGTCAGGCAGGCGCGTGGCGATAATCACGGGCGCGGCATAGTGCTTTTCGGCCTGCCGGTTCGCATGGAAGGCAGCCGTGGCGCGGTCAACGGTCAGAAACACCTTACCATGGAATTTGCCGATTTCTGCCCAATTGGCATTGCTGGTCGGCATGATGCCTTTGCGCAGGATGGCACGGATGTATTTGGTGCTCGTGCCATGATAGACCACCTGCGGGATGTCGCCGATGAGCTTGTCGCGCGTGTAATCGACCTCGTAGGTATCGCCGTCGTGGCGATTGCGCTCCAAGGCGATACCGTCGAGGCCGAGCGCCTGCACCAGCTTGCGGACCAGCGGGCTGGAAGCCGGGTGGTACCGCATGTTGTCGGAATTGAGTAAGAGACGTTTGTTGTGGATGAGCCCGACGAGGATGTCAGGGCGACCGTCCCACACGGCATCCGCGATATCGCCGATGGTTTTTCCCTCGACGCCAGTGGCCTTTGCGATATCGGCGAGCATGTCGGCGTCGTCATCGTCATAATCGCTGATCCAGATATAGCCCGCATGTGCGATCACGTACGCCCCGTCCCGTGGGGTGCCCGCGCGCACGATCATCTCATTGAGGATTTCCCAAGCCCGCATAGCCGTTGCATTCCACACGCCGGAAGTGGCGTTATCCGGCTATTTAGACCGGGCGCAGCCTCCCCTCGCGGTCGAATGCCGCGACCAGCTTCGGCCACGTCCCCACGTCGCCCTGATCGGCAGGATCGAGGTTGAATTCCGAGACCACGTAGTAGTGGTCCGGATGCTCGATGAACTTTGCGAACTCACCCGCTGCGATGCGGGAACAGAGTTCATCGAAATCGGTGAACAGATGCACGGCGCGGTCCACGCTCTGCGCCTCTCCGTCAGCCATCACCGCGTCGCGGCGGATGCACAGGCTGTATACCTTGGTCGGGGAGAAAAAGGTCGCCCAGACCTTCGGGAAGATCAGCTTCGCACCAAACACGAACGCGACTACGGAGACTGCCAGCTTGAGCAGCGCCAAGATGGCAACCACTGCGAACACCTCTCCCATCAGGCATCTTCCTTGGGAGATGGAACGCACGTGACGTGATCTGCGAAGGCGCGTTCCGAGACCCGCTGCAAGACGCGCGCGCTGTGTCCACAAACGAAGCGGCAGAAGCCGCTGAGCAGGGTCGATGTGGCGTTCAACGGCCAGCACGTCACCCAGAGCAGCAGTTGGCTCTTATGATCGCCAATCTTGAGCGGGATATTCTTGACGCGGAGTTTCAGGCACGCCTCGTCGATGATCCGCTCCATGCCCTTTGTGGTGAGTCCCCCGGCCTCGGTGAGCAGGTGATTGGAGACGGAAAACTCCATGTCGCTCAGGTAGTATTCGAGCCGCTTCACCTTGAAGGCGAGGAATTTGTCGTGGACCTCATACACGTGGCTCATCCACTTGAGCGCGCCCCAGACCACGCCGATGCCGAAATAGAGACCGAGCAGCACCAGCGTGGCGGTCGGATTGGCGAAGGCCGGCGTGAAGGGATGGAAATCCGTGAACAACTGCAAGAGGCACGTGAAGGCGAGAACGATCAGGATGGCGACGGCCGGGACGTTGTTCTCGACCACTACGAACAGGAGGAGGAGCACCGTTGCGGTGACGATCCAGAACAGGAGGTCGCCGACCAAGAGGATTTCCATGGAATGGCTCTCTGAAATGAGCTTGAGGATGTGGAGGAGACAGTCGTGTCGGCCGCGCTTCACGGCTCAGGGCGGGCTATGAGGAGACCAGCGCCTCCCGTCGGAGCGCCTGCACGGCCGAGTTCAGGGCCGCGAATGCCTGTATGGCCTCTGGGCTGGCGTGTTCGAGGAGATCGTCGAAAGCCGCCTCATAGGCTTCGACAAGCTCCTGAGCGCGTTCCTCGAAGGCAGGATGCTTCCCGATCATGCGGAGCGTCTTGATCGCGTTCCGCCGGATGTCGTCGAAACGGTCGATGTCGATGTACGCCATGCATCCACCTTTGCGGAATGGAGATGTGGGCTGGAATCGAACCAGCGTGGACGCTTTTGCAGAGCGTCACCTAACCACTCGGCCACCACATCGCCGGGCGAGAGGACGGTCGTTCGAGGGGGACGTAGGGAGGCCCGCCCTCTCGCGAGGTCGCCGATCTCTCGGCGACGGAATGAACTCTACACCACTTAAACATGGAAGTCAATACCGATATTTCGTGGTGCGCATCAGGACGGAACGGTGTTCCTTTGCTTCACCATCAAACGCCTGATGGTGCGGTCGAACCAATCCCGGCGCATGGGCGGCCCATCCTCCAACCATCTGTAGAAGGCGGTTATCGCCTCCGCCTCGCTGACGCGCCTGTTCGACGCGCAGAAGCGGAGCGCCCGGCTCGGCGTCGCCTTATCGCCATTCCATCCCTGCCAGCCCAGCAAAAAGGTGGGCCGATAGTCGGCAGTCTCCGGTCAGCCATGCCATGCCGCGCCACGCAACCGCACCAGCATCAGCGTTGCGAGGCTCGGCAGGTGTGGGGCGGACAGGATGATCTCATCCCCTTCCCTGACCCGCCTCACGGTCCCGAAGGGCGTCGAGCGGCTGCTTTGCTCGGTCCGAGACCACATCACCGGGCGTCCGTCCGAAGGAGGCGAATCGGCCCCTGTTCCATCTCGCGCCAAAAGGCTTCGGTCGCCTGCGCCTCCTCCCGGAAATGCAAGCACCAGCGCAACCGCCCGTCCGTGGTCGCCGCCCTGCCATCCCAACCCTGCCAGCCCAGCACGATTTTCGGGCGGGCCTGCCTCCTGTGGGACCGGACGGGACGCCGCCGCTGGGCCAGCACCAAGGTGGCGAAGGTCGGCAGGTGCGGGGCGGAGAGCATGATCTCGTCGCCACGGCGGATACCCACGACCGTGGGCCGCCTTGCCCGTGGGTCGTGCGCTGGCCGAACCGTCCGAATCGGAGGGATCATGCTTGCGCGGTTGATGGGACTTCCGGTGATGAAGCGGGGCATCGTACCGTGCGGGTTGCCGTTCGACAGATCAGGGGGCAGTGGGATGATCCCGCCGCCGATGGTACCGAACTTCTCGCTCATTGCGTTTCTCATGCCGCCACCCTCGGGAAGATCGGGCTCGGGGCAGGCAACGGAGCGCCATCAACCGCCCCCCGCAGCGCATGGACGGTCCGCTGGTCAGCGGGCACCCCCAATTGGTCCAGCAGACGGGCCATGGCCCCCGGCATGAAGGGCTGCAACACCACCGCGACCGCGCGCAGGGCATCCAGCAGGATGCGCAGGACCGTATCCGCCCGCTCGGGATCGGTCTTGCGAAGCGCCCACGGGGCTTGGCGGGCGATGTAGGCATTCGCCTCCCGCACCACATTCCAGACGATGTCCAGCGCCTCGTGGAGGGCATGACGGCGCATCGCCCGATCCACCCCCTCGGGCAGGTCCGTCGTTGCATGGGCGAAGGCATCGCACAGCGCCCATTCCCGGTCATGGATGCGCGGGACCGTTCCGCCCGCCTTCTGGATCAGGCTGAGTGTCCGCTGAGCCAGATTACCAAGATCGTTCGCCAACTCATTGTTAATGCGGGAGATCAGGCTGGTGCGGGAGAAGTCGCCATCATTGCCGAAGGGCATTTCACGGAGCAGGAAGTAGCGCACCGGATCGAGGCCGAACTCCTCGACCAAATCCTTCGGATTCAGGACGTTGCCGAGCGACTTTGACATCTTCTCGCCCTCGACCGTCCACCAGCCATGGGCGAATACCCGCTCCGGCAAGGGCAGGTCGGCCGCCATCAGGATGGCGGGCCAGATGATGGCGTGGAAGCGCACGATCTCCTTGCCGACGAGGTGGAGCGACGCGGGCCAGAAGCCTGATCTTTCAGCATTCTGCACGGCCGAGAGATAGTTGGTCAGGGCATCCAGCCAGACATACATCACATGCCCCTCGGCGCCGGGCACCGGGATGCCCCATGTGAAGGAGGTGCGGCTGATCGAGAGGTCCGGCAGGTCGCGCCGAAGCATCGCCAGCACTTCATTGCGAGCCGACAACGGCGCGAGGAAATCCGGATGCCCCTCGATATGGGCGATCAGGCGCTCCCGGAATTTCGAGAGCCGGAAGAAGTAGCTGGGCTCCCGCACCCGCTCCACGGTCGCACCCGTCGGGGCGGTCCGGCGGCCGTCCGGGTGCAGGGTCACCTCGTCGTCGCCGTAGAAGCACTCGTCACGGGTCGCGTACCAGCCCTCATACTCGCCGAGGTAGATGTGTCCGGCGGCTGCGAGCTTCTCCCAGAGCGCCCGGCAGGTGGCCTTGTGCCGGTCCTCGGTGGTCCGGATGAAATCGTCGTAGGAGACGCCCATCAAGTCGGCCATGGCGCGGAACTCGGCCGACACCCGGTCGGCGAACGCCTGCGGGCTTTCGCCTGCGGCAGCCGCCGCCTGCTCGACCTTCTGGCCGTGCTCGTCGGTCCCGGTCAGGAAGAACACCTCCCGCCCCATCAGCCGGTGCCAGCGGGCCAGAACATCGGCCGCCACCGAGGTGTAGGCGTGTCCGATATGGGGGCTGCCGTTCACGTAATAGATCGGCGTGGTGATGTATATGCGCTGCATGGAAATGGCCTTCGGACGAAGGCGGGCACCTTAGCACCACCTTTTTTCCGTGCAACCGCTTTCCTTCGGTACACGCCATAAGGAAGTAGACCGGCTCGGATTTCCGTCGCTATGATGGGGCGAACGCATTTGAGAGCGCAATGTTCGAACCGGACACTACTTGCGTGGCGGCCCTGCGGAGCCTGACCACCTTCGACAGCGTGGCGCATTTCGTCCTCCGGCATCAGGACCGGCTTTTCCCGGTCGGGATGCCCGCGCTCACCGACCTCAGCATCGTCGAGATGACGTGGAACGACCGCTGCCCCACCTATTACTGCGCCCCCGCCGGGCACATATCGGCACGGAACCTCCCTGCCCGTGGCTATCCCGGCTGGGTCGGGAGGATGAACCTCCACTACGCAGGCCACGAACGCGATCTCCGCCACGAATTCAACGCCCTCGGCCTGTACCTGACAGCAGGTTTCACGGGCTCCCGCACCGGCCTCGCCGTGTTCTGGTCGGCCACCCTGACGATGTTCGCGGAGGAATGGGTCAGCCTTGCCGCCATGCAGCGGCTCGGCGGCGAGACCGGCGCGCTGGCATGACCGGTTCGATGGGGAGACGCCCGCGCGCACGGAAGAACGCCGTTTACAACAACGGCCTTTCTTGGTAACGTGTATCGGCACGTCTCATTTTCAGAAGGCCACTTTCGATGAACGACCTGATTGCGTTGGTGCGGGACGCCAATCCCGGTCGCCACCACTCCAACATCTTCCGGCGCGCGGTCAAGCTGATGGAGGAGGCCGGTGAGGTCTCCGAGGCTTGGCTGAACGTCACTTCGGCCGCCAACAGCAAGGGCAAGACGTGGGATGATGTCCGCGAGGAGATCGCGGATGTGCTCATCGTGGCCCTCGACGTGGCCCTGACGCCCCTGCCCCATGAGACGAACGCGACGGGCCTCGTCGAGGCGGTCCGGGGGCGCACGGAGGCGGCGCTGAGCGGCGTGTTCCTGTCCCGCGACCCCGCGCAGTTCGGTCGCGTCTTTGCCCATGTCGGCAAGCTGATCGGCAAGATTATGTCCGCCATCACCGAGGCCGAGTCGTCCGAGGATGCCGACGGGCAATGGATGATGGTCCGCTACGAAACCCTATCCCTCGCGCAGGCTGCCGCCGAACTCGCCATGGTATGCCTGCCCGACCGCGTGGAGGATGACTTCACGACCCGGCGCACGGGGCTGGACAAGGAAGTCCTTCGCAAGCTGGCGAAATGGACCACGAACCGCGCCCGCCGCGTCGATGCCATAACGGAGGATGCGGTGTGATCAGGTGAGGGCGAAAGCCCTCACTCGCCGCCCTTCATCTGCGCACGGAGCCGCTTGATCAGGTCGTTCCTGTCCTCGACGATCACGGCATCCGCCTGCATCGCCTCCGGCTGCTCGCCCATCTCATGCTTGAGCTTGCGCTCCTCAAGGTCAAGCTTGCGCTTGTCGAGCGCCAGCTTCATCGCCTCAAGCTGGCGCTTGCGCTTGGTGTCCTTCGCCTCTATCGCCCGACTGTACATTGTGGCCGCCACCTCGAACATTCGGGCCGCCCGTGCGTGGTCGATGTTGAAGCCGAGGTCCACGATGTTCCGCGCGTGCTCCAAGGTCTCCTTGAACACCATGTCCATGGCGTCGGCGTGATCCTTGCCCTCCACGGTGGCAAGCTGCGTCTCGGCGGCCTGCGCCACCTCCAAGATACGCGCCAGTTCGGGGTCTGGCGTCTCCTCCCCGTCATCTCCGAGGCCCGGATCGGGGTCCTCGGGCAGCAACCCGCGCTCCCGGAGAGCTTCCTCAAGCGGCGGGAGGTTCAGCATCGTCTCAATGCCTTGAGTCATGACTTTCTCTTATATGCAAACATCTCTTGCTCATTCGCCACCCGGAATTTCCAGCCGCGTTTGGCGCAGTAGGCGATGGCCGCCTGAAATTTCGCGGCATTGATCGCCTGCACCAGCGCGGTTTGCTTCGAGACTTTTCCGGTATACTGCGGGCACTCCTTGAGCGGTTTCACTTCAATCATTTCGCAGTGTTTTGCACCAGACCGATCAACGTAGATGACCAAGAAGTCCGGTACATACATCGACCATTGCCCCGTCAGCGGATTCTTGTAAGGAATCGAGATGGTTTCGGAACTCCACCCCAAGACCGACGGATGGGTGTCGAATAGTCTCATCATGGGAAGCTCCCATGACGAACGGTAAATGATGGGATACTTCCCGAGGTATTTCTGGGGATTTTTCGGGGTGAACTCCCCCTTCGCGGTTTTCTTCGCCATGACGCGATCTCACAGATAGCGTGTCGGATCGCTCGCCACCGGGTCGTAATAGACCTCATCCTCCTCCATCGGCGGCAAAGGGGTGGGCCGCTGCGACGGAATGCTCGGCGGCAGGGGCGGAAGCTCCTCCCGCGTGATCGGCGACCCGATGGAGCCCGGCACCGTCTCGACGGACGGAGGCGGCGGGGGCGCGGCCGGGAGGCTCTGCGGCGGCGCGCTGGGGGACGGGCCGGTGATCCCGAGCAGGCCACTGTAGCCGTAGGCGGAGCCGTCCGCGCCGACCTGCGAATTGTAGCCGTACTGGGCCATGCCGGGCCGCTGCGCGTTGATCGCGCCATAAGCTTGCGGCGAAAGGGTCACACCGGAGGCGCCGGAGTACAGGCCGGTCGCGCCCATCACGGCGGAGGTCATGACGCCCTGCATGAGCGTCGCGCCGATGGTGCCGAAGCTCGTCCTGAGGCCGCCGGAGACGCTGGCGAGCGCGCCGTTTACCAAGGTGGCGCTGATGCCGCCGCGCGAGCCGCCAACCGAGATGTTGACCACCGAACCGAGCGCGGGGTTGCTGCCGACGGGATAGTAGGACGCATCCCCGAAGGTGTAATTGCCGAACAGGCCGAGCGCACCTCCGGCGGACGGACTCTGATAGCGGTAATTGAAATCCGCTGCGGTTGCCGCCTCGCTCATCATGGCGAGGGCGCTGTTCGGGTCAAAGGCGCCTTCCAGACTGCTGCCGGAGGAAGTCACTCCACCGACCTGAAAGAAGCTGTTCGTGGCGGCATCGACCCCGGCGGGCGTCCGGACACTCGTTGCATCATAATCGCCAATGTCGGGGGTGTTGCCGTTCAGTTTCTCGCCTTCCTGCATCTCGGCCACGCTTGCCGCATCCCCGGCGGCAATTTCGACCGTCATCGCCTCGAACACGAAGGTGGCGTTGATGGTCGAAACCTCGCCGTTGCCGTAATCCAACTCGTCCGGATCGAAGGCACTGATCCGGGGATTGACGAGCGTGTAGAGATCGTAGGTCTTGTTGTAGAAATGCAGGATTTCGATGGTCCGGAAGAAATACATCGCATCGAGCATCTCCGTCCCATCCGTCGCGGCACCGCCGCCGTTATGCGCGGTGAAGCCGTAGGCGCGAGGCCGCATCTCCGGCGTGGTCACGTCGTACGCCCAGTTCGATTCGAGCGTGCCCGGCGTGAAGTCGCCGAAATAGTGCTGCGTATAGGCCGACCACATGCGCATGGCTGCGCCATCCGCAGTGTCGTAGAATGCCATCTTGAGCGGACCGGTCTTGTAGCCGGTATAGATGAAGCGTCGCTTGTTGTACTGGTTCAGTTCCTCGACATGCGGCTGGATCGTCGGGCGGTCGATGGAGCGCACCGCGAAGGTGAGCAGGCGGGTTTCATCCTGCATCTGCCCGGTGTTGGTGTGGAAGCGCACCAGAAACGCGTGGCGCGACTTGGGGAAGCCGCCCGAGTAGACGAACAGCTTCCCCGCCTGATCCGGGCTCTTGAACAAGGTCAAGAGATTAGCCATGCCAGCCGCACCCAGCCTATCAGGTGGCGAACGGTCCGATGGTCGAAGGCTGCGGCACCAGCGGCATCAGCCCGCCGGACTGCGTCGCGTTGTCGTAGCGGATGCCCATCTCGATGGTCATCGGCTCGCCGGACGAATAGTCGAAGCTCTCGTAGTTGACCGATTCCAACATGCAGCCTTCGAGGAACCACTCCTCAAGGATGCCGTCGTCGCCGCCGTCCATGGTGTGGAGAAGCATCTGGAACTTGTAGTTCGAAGCAGCCAACATGGTGGTCTGCTGGAAGAAGTTCATCTGCTTCTGGATTTGCGCGCCGACGAGACGGCTGACCGAGTTGGTCACGTCGTCGCGGACGGTCAGGCTGATCGACTGCCACTCCGGCTTGCCGCCGATATAGGCGGTGGAGTTGTAGGCGTGCAGGGTTACCGGGTTGAAGTTGACGTTCGGGCGGCTGACCGTCATCACCTGCTGGGTCAGAGCGATGGAGCCAGCGGCAATACCGAAATTCGTGACGATGACGCGGAACTTGTGCTTCTGCTTGGGCTGCAAGATGCCGCCGCGACCTTCACCGCCACCCAGCGGAACGCCGAAATTCTGCAAAGTGGTCATGAAAATAGTCTCCTGAAAGGACCTCTCCCCGTATTTAGATTTTCGTGAAAAGCTCGCTGTTAATGGCGGCGATAAATACGCGCCTTGCGGCGCCGTCGGCCGCCCCGCAATCGGACCGTGCGTCGTGAGGTAAATAGGGGCGACTACGCAATCATGAGCGCCGCCCATGTCCCTCCGCCGTTACCTCGACATCGTCTCCAAGCTCAATGAAGCCCCGGACCTTGATCGGTCCCATGCGGCGCGGATGCAGCGCGCCCGCGATCTCGGCTTCGATGTGGATGATCCGCATTACCACGGCACGCCGGGCGGGGACTTCGACGAGTTCGACCCTGAGCGCACGGCGGACGAGGACCTCGCCTACGGCAAGGGCATTTACGCGACGCGCGATCCGGAGGCGGCGAGCGGCTACTCGCGGCCCGGCTCGTCATGGGGCAATGATGGGGATGCCGATGATGCCCGGCCGACCGTGTACAAGGTCTACCTGCGGGTGCGGAATCCCTTCGACCTCGACAAGGTCTATCCCTATGCCGAGATCAAGCGCATCTTCACACACTGCTTCGACGAGCAGGAGCTTGAGGGGATCGAATTCTGGCAGGAAATCCAGCAGGAGGCGCACGACTACCCCGACCACCACGAGGAACTGTACGAGTTGCAGGAGCGCCTGCACCAGCTTGAGAATGCGGACGAGCACGAGGATGTTGATCCGGACGACTACGAGGAAGGCACTCGCGATCCCGAGTATATCGAGGACGTGCAGCGCGCCCTTGAATATGAGAAGCAGAGCGTCCGGCGGCAGATCGAGTTCTTGGAACGGATGGATGCGAGGGAGTTGGAGGAGCACAAGCGGGCGGTCGAGACCGGCCGCAAGGCATCCGCCTACGGCCGCGACATCTACAAGGCGCTCTGGCAGAACACCCCCGACTATCACGACTGGCGGGCCGAGAGTAAGCTGTTCGGCGGCGAGACCGACACCTTCGAGTTCAAGTCTCAGGCCAATCAATGGCTTGAGGAACTCGGCTATGACGGCATCCGCCACATTGACAAGTACAATCCCGGCCGGAAAGGCAAACCACACGTGGTGACGATTGCCTTCCACCCACATCAGGTGCGGTCCGTCCACGCCAATTTCGACCCCGACAAGGCCGACAGCCCGAAGATGCACGAGGACGCCCCGCGCTGAGGGCGTCCTAGCGCAGGAGGAGGTCGCGGGTGACAACCTCGTCGCGCACCACCTCGAACCCCCGGCGCAGGAGCGCGTCACCGAACTCCCGGTTCTGGACGCTCTCCATATAGATCGGCCGGTTCGTCGCGGCCCGGATGCGCTTGAGCATGTCCGTGAACATGCCCTTGCGCTGCGCGTGCTCGTTGCTGATGCTGACCGACGCGATCTGCACGCAGGAAACGTAGTCATCCCCGACCAGCTTTGGCCCGATGCGGATGTAGGCGTCTAGCTCGCCGTGACTGAGCCAGCGGCGTGCCATGCCGAGGCGGTTGCCCTCGGCCTCGGTCAGCAGATCGCGGAACTTAGCATCGAACACGCATCCCTCCTACCCGAAACTCACCGTCATCGCCGCGAGGTCCTTGGCGGAAACGGTCACGATTCCGCCGTATCCGGTGCTGCGCTGATAGCGCAGCGACGGAAAGGTCGCACGCAGGTCGTCCACGAAGGGCAGTTTCTCGAAATCGGGCTCGGTTGCCTTGACCACGGCGAGACGGTCGCCGCCAATTTGCTCAAGCACGAGGTCGGCCTTCTGGATGCGTGGCGTGGACAGGTCGATTTGCGTCGCCTCGGACGGCCATTCGATCCATGGGAGCACGACGACCCGTTCGCGCAGGTCCGCGATGGTCAGGGGTGCAGGGGTGTTCTTCATAATCCGGTCCTGAAATGTGTTGCGGGCTCGCGGCCCACCAAGCTATCGCGCCAAACCCGGTCCTCGTCAACCGGCTTTTGCCGAAACCGGGCAGGAAAAGAACAGGCGCAGGACCACCTCGTCGCGGTCATCCGCCGCGACGCGTTCGCGCCGTTGGAATGAGCCCTCTACGTACCCGAGGGATCGCAGCGATGGCAGCATCTCCCGCAGGGAGGGCGGTCTAGTAGGGGTCGGTGGTGATGCTCCCCGTGCAGCGCGGTTCTTCACGGCGCGGAAGATGCCCTGCGCCTCTTGGCACAGGATCAGATCGGCCATGCAAGCCTGCCGATAGGGCAGACGGTCGAACCACCACCGGTCAGGTTGGTCGCTTCCGGGCTCGCTTCGGGGAATATTGCCCAGACGCGCCCGGAAAGCTCGACGGCATTGAGCGTCGAAACACCCTGCTGAAATGCGGAACGCGGCACCGTATATCACGGTGCCGCGCATCGATCCATCCGGAATGTTCCAGTCAGGTACGCCGAAGGCCGAGCGGTCGCCGCTCCACCTGCACGGCACTACTCCGCTCCTGCGCCCCGCCCTGCGGCACCGGAGTGATCTCCTTGCGCAGGATGAGGTCCTTGACATCGGCCAGATCGACGAAGCGGTCCGCCGCCCGGCGGAGATCGTCGGAAATGGCCGGGGGATCGACTTTCAGCGAGGAGACTACGGTCACCTTCGCGCCCTTCCGCTGCGCCGCATCCACCGCGTAGGACAGGTCGCCCTCGCCGGAGAACAGAAGGATGTGCTCAGCGTGCTCGGCCGCGTTCACGAGTTCCGTGGCGATCTCGACGGCCATGTTGCCCTTGGTGCGGCGGCGGCCACCGGGATCGATGAACTCACGCAGCGGCTTGGTTATCGTTCTGAAACCGTTATAGCCAAGCCAGTCCACCAGCGGCTTGACCGGCGAATGATCGTCAGGGTTGTCGGTGATGGCGGTAAAATAATAGATGCGATGCAGATCGCATACCTCATCGAAATGATCGCGGAATTTCTTGTAGTCCACCTCGTAGCCCAGCGACCGTGTCGTCGCATAGAAGCTCGGCCCATCGATCAGCACATCAACGCGCTGACCCGGATTGACGCCGAAATCCTTCATCGGAAACCCTTTCTGAGGTAGCTTCGTTACCGACCTTTAAGCCCGGCAAGGCAGGCTTAGCCCCCGAAGTGGTTCCGGTCAATGAAAAACTATTGCAATCCGATTTTGTTTGTGCTTGCCGCCACTATTTCGGGAATGCGGGCCTCCGGCAGCCCTGATCGGGCAGGCCGAAAAGGAAAGGGCCGCACCGGGTGCGGCCCTTTTCCATCGGATCAGCCCTCCTGCGTCAGCAGCGGGGCGCTGGTGTTCATGATTCGGACCGGGATGTAAATGAACTCCACGGCCTTGAGCGGCTTGATGAGAACATCGATCCACAACTCGTTCCGGTCGATGCGATCCGGCGTGTTGTTGGTCTCGTCGCACAGAACCGCGTAGTCGCTGAGCGCGCGGAGGCCGACCAGCGTGTTGAAGAACCGCTCGACGGTGTTCTGCGCCGTCTTGCGGGTCTGCTGGTCGTTCGGCTCGAACAGGAACGGCTTGACCGCAATATCGAGGTTGTACTTGACATAGTTGGCAAGCCGGGCGACATTGATCCGGTCAAGCGCGCTGTCGAGCGGGGCCAGCGTTTTCTGGCCGTACACGACCAGACCCTTGCCGGGGATGTAAGCAATCGGGTTGATCTTGTTCTCATATAGCGTGTCGCGCTGACCCTGATTCAGGATCACCGGCTGGAACTCGCCCTCGTCCGTCAGGTAGCCGACGCTGGTGACGTTCGTCACGAGACCGCGCTGGAAGCCCGCCGGGGCGAACCACGGGTACGAGACGCTGTCGTTGTAGGCCATCGTGCGGAGCGCGATGGTCGAGGGCGGCACCATGATCTCGGAGCCGTCCACATTGGTGCCGAGACCCCACGGGTAGTAGATGCCCGTGTAGACGTTGGAGGAGGTCAGGCCGTCCTCGCCGTTCGACGCCGCCATCTTGGCGTTTTTCGCCCAGTTCTGGATATCGGTCGCGTTCGGCTTGAGGCGGATCGGCGTGTCACCGATGACGAAGGACACCTCCTTCTGGTCGGTGTTCAGCGTCACCATCTCGTCGATAAGCTCCGGATAGCCCGGCGCGGCAATCAGGTTGAAGTGGACCAGTTCCGAGCGGATATCCTCGTTCGAGGACAGCGCGGCAGCCATCGAGCGGACCACCATGGCGCGCTGCGCCTTGCGGCCCATGTACGGCGAGCCGTCCGCCTTGTTGCCGGAAGCCGTCACCCAGCGCCCGCCACGCGGCGAGCCGTCCGCAGCCGCCAGCGGCGGGAACTGATAGCCCGGATCGCCGACCGTGTAGCCCTCAAGGGTGAAATCGGTCTCCGGATCGAAGCCGCCGTGCTCGAAGTAATGCGGGCGCCACTCCTTGACGTTCTGCGTCGAGTACCGGGTGTTGAACAGGAGCATCCCGGCCGGGTACATGCGGGCGTCCGGAGCGTCGGGATCGACGAAATCCGACAGGGCCATGTCGGCGCCAGCCGTCGAGTTGTAGGTGTACTCGCCCGGATTCGGCTGGCCTTCGAACGGCACACCGGAATCCTGACGCGCATCGGCGAACACGATACCGAACGGGGTGGTCTGGTCCGTGTTGTCCACGCGGCGCCAGCGACGCGCCGCCGCATCGAAGCGGTAGATCGCCGGATAGTTCTCCATGTCGGAGGAATCAATCCAGAGGTCGTCGTCAACCAGCGCCTTGCCGTCGCTTTGCGTCGTCGGGGCGGACGCGGCGATCTGCGGGCCGTTCACGTCGGTCATCGGGTAGGCGCGGCGGTAGGCGATCCAGTTCTTGCCGTCGCTCACCATGATGTCGGCGCGGAAGTCCGCATTGTACCAAAGGGTGCCTTCGGCCGGATCGGTCGTCGGCGCCAGCATCTCCGCCTCGTAGGTCAGAAGCTCCCAATGGCTGCCGTTGAAGCGGCGAAGCTCCTGCACGCCCGTGTCCGCGTCGTAGCCGACATAGACCGTGCCCGTGGCCGGAACGCCGAGGCCGTGCAGCGCAGCCTCATCCTTGCCGGAGGCGCCGTCGTCGAGCAGGCTGTTGAACGGGAAGAACGGAGCCGTCAGGCTGATCCAACGGCTGCCATCCCAGTACCGGACCGCCCAGTTCGCGCCCTTGTTCGCGGGCGTGCCCTTCACCCACACGTCGCCCTGAACCGAGCCGGACGGATACTGCGCGTCGGAGGTGCGGAACACGCGGTTGCCCCGCACGACGCCGCCGCTGACGTTCAGGCCGAGGGTCTTGAGCGGCTCGCCGTTGCCATTGGCAATGGTGAGATCGTGGCCGGTGACTTCCTTGATCACCAGCGCGTCGTTGCCGATCTCGGCAATGACGTTCGGAATCCCGGCGCCATTGATGGTCGCTACGACATTTTCGAGCGTACCCGCGTTGAAGGTCACCGGTACGCCATTGATGACAATGATGTCGCCGTCGGTGAGCGAGGGCGGGTTGACCGCGCCACGAATGGTGGTCGGACGCTTGGCGAGCCATTCGGCGCTGCCGATCCGATACCACCGCCCGCTGATCTTCTCGTAGATGAAGTTGCTGGCGGTCATCGGGACGACGGCGAAGTCACCATCGGTGCCGAAGCTGTCGAGCGGCACGTAGTCGGTGTCGATGTCGGCCAGCATCGCAACCTTGACCGGCTGCGAGACCCACGCCGAGCCGGGATTCTGCTGGCCGTTCGACTGGAAAACACCCCACTGCGTGGTGTGCAGGTCAAGCCAGTAGGTGCCGGAGATGGGCTGGCCGCGCGGCGGCTCGACCGACGCCTCAAGCTGCGCGAGGTCGATGTCAGCGCGCAGAACGTAGCAGCGGTTCTGGATGCCGAGGAAGGAGTATGCGGCGTGGAGGCCGTACTCGTTCAACTCGTGCCCGTGAATCGGGGTGCCCTGAAAGCTGTAGAACTTCGGATTGCCGTAGCTCTGGACAAGCTCGCGCTGGCTGGTGGCGAGGAGCAGCTTTCCCGACATCGCGGACGTGGTGAAGGCCGCGACGCCGGTACCAGAGGGATTGGCCTTGTTAGCGGCAGTGGCGATAACGATGAGAGGCACGGTGCCCTGAGCGGCACCCGTGTAGAAACTCTCGTCGATGATCTGCACGTCCACGCCCGGAGAGACGAGTGTGCTCATTCTGAAATAGCCTCCGAGAAAAATAGCTTTGTTCGGCTATTTAGTCGGAGGCACCTCGCGGACTGCCTGTACGTAACTCCGCGCTTGGCTTTCCAATGCGTACGAAAAAGCGCGGCACCAATCGGTGCCGCGCTTCGCTTTGTGCCGGGCAGCCTTCTTGTGAAGGCCGCGAGAAGCGGCGATGTTCAGGTGATCCGGTAGCCGAACTCCACCGCGTTGACCGCCTCGGCCGTCCAGCCCGAACCTGTCGCGGGATCGGTCGTGTACAGGTCCTCAAGCGTCTGGTAGGTCTGGGTCGCGAGGCGGGGATTGCCCGGCGATTCCGTATCACCGGATTTCAGGATGGTTTGTGCCGAACGGTCGGCGGTGTCGTCCTTTCTGACCACCGCCTTGACATTCAACCCAAGCACGACGCTGCCACTCGGCACCATGTTGCTCGTGCTCGTGAAAGTATCGGTCGCACCGATAGCGGACGCCGTGTTGTAGCTGGTGTCCCCATCGTTGGAGAACGCCATCTCCCAATTCTGCTTGCCTGCGGTATTAGGCGTGAAATCGTGGTAATCGCCATTGGCCGACGGCGTGCGGACGCGCACCGAGCAGATACCAAGAAAATCATTGTATGGTGCCGGGCCGCTTCCGTCGCAGATGTACAGGTCGTCGATGAGCGACTGCCCTGAAACGATGGACGACGTGAAACGGACGCGGTCAATCATGCTGGCCCCGCTGCCCTGTGTGTTCACGCCGACGAGCGCAATCTGGTTGATGCCATCGACGCGTACGGTCACGGCGCCATCGGTGATCCCGATCTTGATCTGCACCTCCACATACTGCCACGTATCCCTTGGATACGGATCGGCCACGGCCAACGTGGTGTATTCCGAGGATGTCAAGCCGACACCGGCTATGATCCCAGAGTCGCTGAACTTGATAAAAGGTCCTTGCGGGGTATAGGGATCATCGACGTTCACGTTCGGAAACATCATGTTGAGAACGTCGTAGGCTCCGTTGACAGGATCGCGCTGGCGTTTATGGGCGAACCCAACAGTCACGAAGTTGGTCGGCGGAATGGGGCGGGCGATTCTGTTCCTGACCCAGAGCGTCTTTGCGCCATACCCATACCTTCCGGTATCGGACAGCAATCCGATTAGATTGGTGCCGGTGATATATAACGACAGGTCCGTCTCAGACCTGTATGCATCAAACCCGTCAAAACAGATCAGCGCCATGATGCCGTACTAGCCCCGAATATAATTCGCCCGTATTTATGTGGCAGTATGTCAGTTCACGCAGAGGCCGAACGGCCGACGGCGGGGCGGCACCTCGCGTACCAATACCTCGACCACTGCATGTGTCGCTCGGAAATGCGGGTCTGGGTCGTCCGGATCGCTGCCGCCATCGCTGCCACCCGGTGGTGGGACTTCGCGCACCAGTACCTCGACCACTGCATGTGTCGCTCGGAAATGCGGGTCTGGGTCGTCCGGATCGCTGCCGCCATCGCTGCCACCCGGTGGTGGGACTTCGCGCACCAGTACCTCGACCGCAGCGTGCGTGGCGCGGAGATGCGGATCAGGATCGTCCGGACCGCTGCCACCATCGCTGCCACCCAGTGGTGGGACTTCGCGCACCAACACCTCAGTTGCGACAGAAGTTACCCGTAGCTCTGGCATAACCGCGTTTCCACATTTGGATTTCGCTGGCTATTTACCGTGCGCGCGCAATCCGTCGTCGGTTGCCGGGCACATTGGCATTCTGTGCCACGGCACCATGCGTCCCCGAAAACTAAATACCGGGCATTTTATTCTCAGGTGTGTCCGATGCCCGCTTCCTCGACCTATGCCACGCCGTTTGACATCATCGGCGGTGTCGCGGACCGCCCGATGCCGGGCGAGTTGCTTCTCCGTGTTGTCCTCGCCCGAGACTCCATGCTTCTGCCAGCCGGTCTCGGTGACAGCCGTGCCTATTGCACCGTGGCACCGACAGCGCCGACGGTGATGCCGATCTTCGTCAATGGAACCAAGGTCGCGCAAATCGATTTCGCACCCGGCCAGCACCGGGGCACCTTCACCTCCTCCTACGATGTCCTGCTCGAAAAGGGTGACATCATGGAGGTGTACGGACCGACCGTCAGCGATGCAACGTTCTCCGGTCCTGCCTTCACGATCTCCGGCCGCGTGGAAGGGCTTGCTTCGGCGGCTCGTCTCGCCGTGGCCCGCACCATCTCTCTGGCCGGGGATGCGAGCGGCTCGACCACCTTTGACGGTTCCGCAAACAGGACCATCTACGTCACCCTGACCAATTCCGGCGTCGTGCCCGGCACCTACAGCCGTGTCGTCGTTGACGCCAAGGGACGTGTGGTGGCTGGCGCCGAAAGCGCGCCGGTCAGTCCGGAGGTGATTCGGGATGCGCTTGGCTACACGCCTGCGAACCGCGCTGGCGACACCTTCACCGGCCCGGTGACCTTCGGTACGGCGACCGCCACCTTGATTACCGCCGATCTGTTCACCGGTACCCTCAACGGTACGGCGACGCGCGCCAATACTGCGAATATCGCCACGCTGGCGAACCGTCTCGCGGTCAGCCGGTACATCAATCTGCTGGGCGAGGCGCAGGGCTCCGCCCTATTCGACGGCACCGCCAATGCGAATATCACCGTCTCGCTGGCTCCGACCGGCGTCACGCCGGGCACCTATAATCAGGTCGTGGTCGATGCCAAGGGCCGCGTCGTCGCGGCTTCCGTCGTGACCACGCCGCCGCCCACCATTACCCTGAACGGTGATGCCACTGGCTCCGGGACTTCGACGATTGCCCTCACCCTCGTTCCTACCGGCGTCTTGCCGGGCACCTACAACACCGTCACGGTGGATGCGAAGGGCCGGGTGGTCTCCGGTGCCTATGTCACCCCGACGCCGCAGGTGATCACTCTCACGGGTGACGCTTCGGGCTCGGGCAGCAGCACCATCGCCCTCACCCTCGCACCGACCGGCGTCACGCCGGGTACCTACAATCAGGTCGTGGTCGATGCCAAGGGGCGCGTGGTGGCCGCCTCCTCGGTGCCGGTGACACCGCCGTCGATCACCCTGACCGGCGATGCCTCCGGTTCCGGCACCTCGACGATTGAGCTTACCTTGGCGAATACCGGAGTGGCGCCGGGTGTCTACAATACGGTCACGGTCGATGCGAAGGGCCGGGTGATCGCGGGTACCTTCACGCCCCCGGCGGCGCCAACCATCACCCTGACGGGCGACGCCACCGGTTCCGGGACGGGCACCATTCCACTGACCCTTACGACCACGGGCGTTGCGCCCGGCACCTATGACAAGGTGGTGGTGGACGCCAAGGGCCGCGTGGTCGCGGGCTCGAACCCTCCCCCTGCTCCGGCACCGATCACCTTGACCGGCGATGCCACCGGTTCCGGCACCTCAACGATTGCCCTCACCCTCGCCCCTACCGGCGTCACGCCGGGCACCTACAACACCGTCACGGTGGATGCGAAGGGCCGGGTGATTGCGGCCAGCAACACACCGACCATCGTGTCGGTGGCGCTCACGGGCGACGTAACCGGCATCAGCAACAGCGGTGGAACCATCAGCGCCACGCTGGCCGCCACGGGCGTGTCTCCGGGGACCTACAACACGGTCGTGGTCGATGCCAAGGGCCGGGTCGTCTACGGGTCGAATGCCGATATCGGTGGCGGCGATGACACCCTCGCCACCGTGACGGCGCGCGGCGCGACAACCAGTACGGCGATTTCGATCACCAATGCCACCGCGTCCACATCCAAGAATACCGGCGCGCTGGTCGTGTCGGGCGGTGTCGGTATCGGCAAGGAACTCACGGTCGGCGGCGATATCCGCGCCACCGGACGGCTACAGATCGACTACGGTGGCAGCGGCAGCACTTCGGATTTCGTCAATTTCGGCAGCAGGCGCGGCTTCTGTTTCTATATGGATGCCAATGCTGCGAACGCTCCGACGACCGACAGCTTCCGGATTTACAACAATGTTGCCATGGGGACCAATACCGACAGCGGCCTGCTGTTCGAGATCGCGGACAATGGCCGCACCCGCATTCTGACCACGCTGGATTCGACCGGCTCGGACTCCGGCGCGCTCGTGGTCTCCGGCGGCCTCGGCGTCGGGAGGAATTTCAACGTCAAGGGCGCGGTCGGTGTCGGGCGGCAGGATTTGGGCAATGTCGTCGGTTCCCGGTCGATCAACATCGCGAATGGCAACTACGTCACCGCGACGATCATGGGCGCGACGATTTTCAGCTTCACGGGCGCGCCGAACGCCAACGCGACCTCGCTGATCCTGCGTCTCACCAACGGCGGCTCCGCGACCATCTCTTGGCCGAGTACGGTCAAATGGCCGGGCGGCTTCCCGCCGAACCTCACGGCATCCGGCACCGATGTGCTGCTGTTCCTGAGCGATGACGGCGGCGCCACGTGGCGCGGCATGGTCGGTATGAAGGACGTGCGCTGATGCTGCCCGACCTCAACCTTCTCTTGGGGGGCCTTGGATCGCGCCCCTCAAAGCTGGTGCCGACCATCGTGCCGCTGCGTGGCCCGGCAGGCATGACGCGCCACATCTTCGACAACACGTCCTTCGGCACCGCCAACAACGAGGACGACTGGTATCTCCGCGTCCCGTTGGCCGATACCTTCTACTACGATGGCGTCGGCTACAACGCCGTATATGTCTCGACCAACGCCTACATCACCTTCGGCGCGGGCTCGGTGGTCTACTATGGCTTGCAGTACAACCAGCCTCCCGTCCCCACGCTGCACTTCGGCTCGGCCGACAACAGTTGCCAAACGCTCTGGTACGGTACGGTCGGCAGCGGCTCGAAACGCGCGACCTTTATCCGCTATGAGGGGACGGCTGCGATCCATCGCAACACCAGCAGCCCGAACATCATCATCGAATGGTACTTCTATGCGGGATCGCTGATGACCTGCGTCATCGGCCAGCACGCGCGCCTGAGCGGCTTCTGGGGGTGGTCGAACGGTTCGACGGGCGTCTCCGGCATGGCTCCCGGCCCTGCCTTTTCCATGACGAGCTACGGCTACGAGAGTTTCGATCTGGGCTCCAACTGGTCCTATCGAAACGGCAGCGCCGATCCATAAGAGAAAGGTGATTTCAATGTACGTGCATGTCGAAAACGGCGCCATTACCGCCGGTCCGATGCAACTCCCCGAGGTTTGGCGAAATGTCTCTGGCCTGCACCTTGCGCCGCAGGACTTCCTCGCCGAACTCGGCTGGCTCCCGTACGAGGCTACGCCGCTTCCGCCGCATGACCAGCGCACCCAGAAGGTGGTCACCCGCGTGGAGATCGGGGCGACGGCAGCCCGCGAGGTCCACCGGGTGGTCAACCGGACGCGCGCCGAAATCCAAGCCTATGACGATGAGCAGAAGTTGCTCCTCGCATCGGAGCGTGCCAGCAAGAAGATCGAGGTCGCCGCTCGCCGCTGGCAGGCGCAGCAGGCAGGCATCGTGTTCAAGGGTACCCGCTTCCCGACGGACCCGGCTTCGGTCAGCGCCTACACGTCCAACGCCTTCGCCGCGACGCAGGACCCGAGCCTGACGGTGAAATGGAAGCTGCCGAATGGCGTTTTCGTTGTCCTGAACTCCGACCAAGTGATCCGGCTCGCATCGGCCGCGCGCGCCCATGTACAGGCGTGCTTCGACCGCGAGGCCGAATTGGCGGCAGCCATCGACGCGGCGGCCACCATTGCCGCCGTCGAAGGGCTGGATATCACGGGCGGCTGGCCGGACATCGCTGCCTGACAGCATGATGCCAAGGGGCGGGGTGACGGTCGCTCCGCCCGTTGGCATATGGCCTCCCGGCGAGGATCGGTCCGGCCGTCAGAAAGGTGGATCGCACCTTGGCGTGCAGGTCCTCGATGGTGCCGTCGTTCTCGAAGGTGAGATCGATGGGGCTTCCCACCCAAGCCCACTCGCTCGCATGGACCCGGTAGTGGTGTTTCATCGCATGTAGGGCGTCGGCATCCCCTGCATTAGCGCGGGCCGCGATCCCGAACCACTCCGGATCGTCCCCTTTCCTGATCCGCGCCACGATGCCGCCAAGCCGCCGGGCCATCGCAAGCTCGTTCGGGAACCGGCCGTCGATCAGCACCACGTCGCTCCCCGGAGGCAGCATGGAGATGCGCCGCTCGACGCTGAACACCCATACCTCCGGATGAAAATGGTCGCGCATCGCCTCGGTGCCGACCAGTTGCATGGCGCGCCGGGGCGAGAAATCGGGGATGCCGAGACGTTCGGCCCACCATGCATCGACCTGCTCTCGCCATGCACGGCTTTCCGGCGTATCGCCTTCGAGCATGGCGCGGTCCCAGCGGAATATGGTGGCAAGGGCATCCTTGATGGCGTCCGCGAAGCTGAGTGCGTGGAAGCCACTCGCTTGCAAGGGCTGGGCGGCGGTGTTCTTGCCCGAACCCTTGAAGCCGACGAAGGCGATCAGGGTCATTAAATGCTCGTTCTGAAAAATGCTCGTTCTGAAAAGTGCTTCGGTGTGTGGTATTGCGGGTCGGTGCCTGTGGTGGTTGAGGATCAGATTTTCAACAACAGGCGTTCCAGCAGTTCGCCTTCCTCCCGCATCTCGGCTTCGACCTCGGCGATCTCCGGTGCGTGCGCCAGTTTGGTGAGCAGGACGAGGCGACCGAGGGCCTCCATGACCGACGGATTACGGCTTGCGCGCGCAATCCGCAGGATCGCCGTCAGTTCCATCACGGAGATGTCGTGGCTCATGCCGACCCCTCGAAGCGCAGCTTGAAATGGAGGAGGTCCTGCTCATGCTCGAACCAGAATTCCCAGACCCATCGGTCCTCGCCCTCCCGGTCGTGGAACAGCCCGGTGCTGTTTTCTTCGAGCCACAGGATCATCTCCTCGAACTTGTCGCTCCACTGGTCGGCATCCTCGGTCAGGGTGACCAACAGGCGGTTGCGGATCATCTTGAAGCCGATCTCGGAGCAGAGGATCGTGTCGATCACATCACGGTCCAGTCGGCGGGTCGTGGCGATATTGGCGACGACAGGTCTGGGATCGGGCTTGCGCCTGCTGCGTGCGACGCCGGTACGGATTGCGTGCGCGCTGATCGTCCCGCTATTGCCCGTGTTGTAGGCCATGCTGATATGCCTTTCTCAAATGTCCTACGAATGATCCATGACAATGTTCGCCCGGATTCGGCGCACCCGCTCCACGCGCACATTCTCAAGGCTGGCGAAGTAGTCGGTTCATGCCATCGCGCTGACCTCGCGGATTGATCCGTCCTCCTCCATCAGGGCCACGCGGTTGCGCTTCTCCTCCGGCAACTCGTCATTGCACTCGTAGTGCCAGCAGATGCGCCGGACATTCTCATAAGCGATATGCATGTCCTGATAGAGGTTGATGAACACCACCCGCCCGCGATGCGTCGAAAAGCTGTCGCCCTCCGAATGGAGCACGTAGGGCAGGAAGTAATCCCGGTCGTATTTCGGATCGAACGCCACGGTCAGGTCGCGATATGCCTCCGTCATGACACGGAAGCCATCGATGCTGGTCGTGGTCGCGGTGTCGTCCGCGTCCATTTCATCGTCGGGTCGCGGGCGCGGGTCACCTTGGTGGTGCTGCGCCGGAGGATTTCGATACGGGCCGCCATTGCAGTATTCGTTTCTGAAACTCGGTTACCGTAGCACTGTATTTGCACCGTGCCAAGCCGAAAATGCGGGCGGCGATTTTTTGGCTGCATGGTTGCTACCACCGCCCGCGCGCCGTGCAGCCGCCAGAGCCTTTGATTGACACGCGAATCCGGCGGCCCATATCGTGGCCGGGAGTCTCTCTTGCCGAACGCAGGTCACGCCCGATGAACGCCCACGCCGCCCCGACGATGAGCAGACGCCGCAGCACCGCACCCGCGCAGCCGACCTTGCCGATCCCCGTCCCCGCCGCCAAGCCCAAGAGGCAGCGACGGGTCAACGCCGTGGTCAGCATCCCGGTCAGGGAAGGGGTGAAGCCGATGACCTACCGCCCTGCCGCCGAACTGCACACCGAGCTTCTTCTGCACTCCATGGCGAGCGGCAAATCCATGCAGAAGATCATCGACGCGGCGCTGGTCGAGTATTTCGCACGGCTGCGGGAAAAGGGCGGCTGAGGCCGCCCGGCGGCCGGTGGTAGCAACCATGCCACCGCGCCTCAGGCGGCGAAGGACAACGGGATCAGCGTGTGGGCGACGGGACTGGTGGCAAAGAGGTAGGTACCGCCGCACCAGTTGTTCAATACGTGGGAGGATGTGGCTGATAACGGGACCGTCACCACATAGTGGCCGACCAGCCCGCCGATCCCGGTGTTCTCCATCCAATCCTTCACGCTGGACAGGGGGATGAAGGACGGGAACCAGAACTCCCTTGCGCCGCATTTCCGCATCACCGCGCAGTACGGACCGTGCCAGTCCCCGATGCGAATTGGCGTCACCATCTCCCGCCACTCCTCCCCGTGGATGGCAAAGGCCAGTTCGAGGAAATCGTCTATCGAGAACAGCCCCTCCCCGCCCTCGGCCGCCATCAGGGCGGTGGCGCGGCTGGTGGCTGCAACCATGATTGCATCCCAGATTTCGCGCTTGCGAGCCTGACGTTCACTGATCGGAGTCATGCCCCCTGTACCCCCGCGTCGGTTAGCGAGCCCGACAGTTCCAGTCGAATGACATCGATATTGGCCTGTCGCCGCAGCCGTTCCGGGATTTCCCGGAGCGACTGATGAATCTGGTGGTGGTCCCAGCGGGTCCGCGCCACGATGCCGCAGCACGGACAGGTCCGCTGGCTCCGGTCCAGCATGGCATCAACCTCCTCCACCAGTCGGGCAGCCAGCAGCAGCTTGTCACGCGGAGTCATGATCGCGTCCATGACACGGTCCTCCTAAGGGTTAGCGGCCAGCGCATGATTGGCCCACACCCTCCCCTATGCCCACGTTACGACGATCTGTGCGGCCCGGTCGGAAAAAATCAGGCGTATGCGCGCCGCCCGGAACTGCGGACCGTGGGAATCCCGGTATCTCGAAGGGCTGCTTCATGTCGCTTTCTCGAAATATCGGCGTGGGGTTCCGGCGCTACCGGCGCGCCGCTTCCGCCCGGAATATGTCCACCATCAGGAGCAGCTTGGTGGCAGCCACAGTATCGGAGGTCAGCACGCGATGGACGAAATCCCTTCGCGCTTCATCCCATACCATGGCGAATACGACCATGCCATCATCCACCTCGAACACATGCCAGCCCACACCTCGTCTCGTGACAACCTCCGGGAAGATTCCGGGCACACGGTCGGGCCTGATCTCGCCCATCCACCAGCGGACACCCATCCACTCGTTAATTTCATGATCCGGGGCGTGGGAGGTGACCAAGAGGGGAAGCTCCGCCCACGCTTCGACGAATTCAATCTCGACGAGGTGCGGCAGACGCTCAAGGCTGCGGGTGAACAGGTCCATCAGCCGGGGATGATGGCGGCGATGCGCCCGCCGCTCCCAAGACATACCCGCACTCGGCCAGCCACGCTGGGGGCACCCTCGGGGATGCTCTCGAAAAAAGACTGCACTTCCACGGTCTTGCCACCGGTCACCTTGAGGATGTCGGCCTCGGTCACCTCCGTACCATAGACGCGGCCGAGGAGATCGGCATAGGGCACGGAAACGCGCCGTAGCCGGGCGGGATCAGTCAGGCGAACCGTCTTGATTTCGTCCATGAAAATACTCTCTCAGATAGTTGGAGAGCGAAGGCCGCGCGGGGAAAAATGGGAACCGACGGCCTTCGCTGAGCACCACAACACGCCTCGCGGCGGAAAGGAAGCGACCGTGGGTGCGTCGCCTCTTATGCACCAAGTTTAGTTCGTGGCACGGGATTTTGCAAGGGGCTTTTATGTCCCGGCAGTTCCGGGATAGACTGCTGCCCGGACAGGGAAGGCGGTATAATGTCGATGCTACTCGTGGTAGGCCAGCAGTTGCCCGGCTGGAAAGGACCTTCGAAGGAAGGCGGTGAGTTCAATATAGACCGGGGCGGTGCCCGGCTTCGTGTTCAGTATGTCCGGCCGCGCCCGAGCGAAATCCGGGCATTCCGGCGAAGCAAGGTCCGCTTCGGTCTCGTCCGGGGCGGGACGCATACCGCCTTCCTTCTGTTCAGCATCCCCGGCCTCACCGTTGGTTGGGCGGATGCGTCCTATGCTCTTGGTATGGTCCATCCGGAGGATCGGGAGATCGACCGGCGCGGGCCGGGCGAGGGTTGGCTCATCAGCATGTTGCTGATCTGCGCAGAGACCGGGGTGCTCCATGCCCTTCGGGCCGTAACCGTCACCCCGGCCTTCTCCGAGCGGCTCGACGAACTGGTGGCAGAACAGCGGGCCGTCCTCCCCGCGTTCAGCCGCGCCGCGCATGAAGCGGAGATCGCCGCAGCCTATCGGCGCTGGCCGACCCCGAACCATATGGCGAAGGATGCCCTGATCACCGAATTCGGCGGCCTGTCCTTCCACAAGCTGCCGCCAATGGTCTGGAACCCGCGCTACGCCGGGTAACCCCCGGCGGCACTCATCCCTGCGGTTCCTCCACCCGGATTTTCGGCACGGACATGCGCTTCACCAGCAGGAACCGCTCATACGCCTCGCGCAGCGTCGGATTCTCCGCGTAGAGGTCCTCCCCACCGACATGCATGAAGGCGTCGATCATGCCTTCGAGGGCTCGCGCATCGAAGCTCACCCATACCTTCGGCGAGTTCGAGAATGCGAAGCGAAACTGATCGTTCTCCATCCGCTTGACGACGGCAAAGCTACCGCTCACGCCCGGCTTGCGCAGCACGACGGCACGGCTGAGTTCCTTGGGCTCACGCGGCGAAGCTGGTGCTGGCGCCTTGGGTCGGCGCCTACTGAACGGCCACATCTCAGCGCACCTTAGGCAACGGCATCGTTTCGACATACCCAGCATTGACCTCGTGCGGCTTGTCCTCGCCCGCCACGCCGTCGAGAGTCTTAACCAGCCGGACCACCTTCTGGCGGGCCGCTTCCGCACCCGCGCGGAAGGCCGCAGCCCAGAGGCGCCTCTCCATGGGAGTCTTGGGCTGGATGCTCATCTCCATCTCCTCACACAAGGCCGCCAAACACGTTCCGCCGCAGTGCCTTCGGTATCTGCCGGTCCGTGCAGAAAAACATCTCCGGCCCGTTGCCGAGGATGATCCGGTCGGTGATCCGCGTGCCCTCCGGGAAGATCGCATAGAATTCGCGCCGCGCGCTGGGACCCCTCACCTCGACCACAACCACGTCACCGCATTCGGCCTTGGCGCGCAAATCCGGCCACCAAGAGCCCGGCAGGATGGTGGCGTTGCGCTTGCTCGCGATTTCCTCCCAGCAGTCTCCCTTTCGCCGCAGCAGGACGACCTCGGCGGCGGACAGGTCAGTTGCAACAGGAATCACCCGGTTAAGGTCCATGCGGTCCTCCTCCGAACGGCACCATACCATCTCCGGAGAGGCTGTCCAATTTAATGTGGTTCTTTGAACTGCCTTTTTCTGGTTGACTATCTGTGCGCTTTCGCTACATTTGGCGCCACCGGATGAGGAGGCGGGCATGGAGAAGCTGATCGTCACCTTCGAACTGAGCGTACCCAGCGTACTCCTGCGAACCGCCCGCATCATCAAGATAACGGAAATCGTCGGCGAGACCGGTCGTCCATTCTGGGCGGTCACGGCAAAGCGGAATGCCTGCGCCCCCGGTGAGGCCATCCTGTTCGAGGCTGACAACAAGGCGGCCTCGAATGCCGTCGCCACTGCTCTCCGCGCCCGTCTGGGAGCCGCATGATGACGGTGGTGGTCAATCCGAAGCTCGGCGCCCTGATGCACGGAATCCTCGCGCGCGAAATCATCGTCGCGGACCGGCACGACGGCGGCGTCGATATCAGGCGGGGCAACCGCTACCTCGGTAGGCTGCGACGCCGACCGGATTTCGGTTACACGGTCACCGTCGAGGGCGTGAAATGGCGCCTGCCTCTGGACGCCAGCAACGCCCTTCGCCTCATGTCTCAGCGGGGGCGCTTTGGCGCTACCTATGTCGCCTCACGAAAGGACGGTCTCGCGGTCCTGCTGGATGCCGTTGATCGCCGCCTGCGCAGCACGTCGGACCGGGACATGATCCTGTCGTGGCCAAAGGGGTCCAGCCCATGACGGGCTGCCCGCCGGAACCGGATTTCGCCGCCCGCAGCATCTTCCTGCCTCCTGCCGTGGACCAATCCTGATGGACCCCAACAGCCTCAAGCCCAACCTGCTGAGCACCGTGTTCGCAGGTGTGCAGATCGACGTGAACCTCGACGCCTACGGGATACACGCTTTGGAACGAGCGGTGGCGACCAAGGACCCGGATTTCGAGCGCCATCACGGCTTGGACATGTGGGTCGTCGAACTCGTGTTCCGTCCAGAATTCGCCGAGGACAAGGTCACGGGGCAGAAGCGCGCACCCATCGAGATCACGCACCTTGCCCATAAGGGCCTCGCCGATGCACTGGCGCAGGCGTTCACAGCAAGCCTCGTCGCAGCGCAGCAGGACCGGGAGAAACGGGCCAGTGCGTAACCCCGCCACTCGCGCCGACGCCTGCCGTGCAGCCCTTGCAATCGTGTGGGTGATAGCTCTCCTATGCGTCGGGGGCGCAGGACTGATCGTGTACTGGAAGGGCTGGCCGTTTCCTGTGCCATAAAGGGCAGGCCGGAGCCCGCATTTGAGAAAACACCGCGTTTCGAAAACAGGGAACGACGCAGAATGAAGGGTTGGTGGATCAGTCTGCGGTACCCGACACCCGTCATGCCTTGGAGTGCGGAGGCCGAGACATTGTGGGAGCCGGTCTACCGGTGGCTCAAGGAGAGGAGCCGCTATGGCACGGTGCGATACCGGCCTGATGGCATGACAGTCATCGAGACCGGCTACCGCGTGGAAACCAAGCCGTACGCGGTCTGGTTGGAGCATGAGACCGATGTCGTCATGTTCCAGATTTGCTGGCCCGAATGGGTCGTGCGGATCGAAGAGGGCGTGCGGTAAGGGACCCCGGCACGGAAGCCCCTTCGTGTGTCCGGCGACCAATCCCTCCCACTGGTCGATGCCCTTACCGACTCCTTTCGAGGAATGACGGACCGACGGACAATAATCGTCTCCGCACCGGATTTTTCCGGTTGACGCGTTCGGGGAATGGTTTAGAACGGTGCCTGCGGATGCGTCTGTATCCGGCCTTCCCAGCAACCCCGGCGACTGTCGAGGATCATATGACCAACGACGAAATCCAGAATGCTTTCGCGCGTCTTGATGCCAGCTATAACAAGCTGCTGGCGGCATGGGACGCCCTCAAGGAAGCGACTGGTGGTAACATTGGTGACCTCCCGGCGATTGAATCCCATCATCCGGCACTGGTGCAGCGCCTCAATTACTGCGCCCAGAAGTTCTTCGTCACGGCCGAGGGGATCGTGTCTCGCTTGGAGGCCACCGATCTTGGCGAGCGGGCCAAGCGGTTCTCGGACGTGCTGTTCAACTTCGATAACCGCCGTGTACAGCTTTCGAGCGATCTCGTCCTGCCCGAGGAGATGGAGCATTACCGGCAGGTCCATTCCGAAGAATGGTCCCGCATCAGGCAAGAATTGATCCAGCGGGCATGGGAGCGGTTCCGCGCCGCCGATCCGGAGGCCGCCCTCTATATCTATCCCGTGGTGCTCGCACGGCAGTTACTCACCCTCTACAAGGTGAGGTTCGATGTGCGCGCTACCATCATGGTCCACGGCAAGCCTTTTAACGGTTGGGACGCGTTCAGCATCCGGTATCAGGACATGATTCTGGGGGCCTGATGGCGAGCCAACTCGGCAAGCGCCCCGGCGAGCGCCTCCCCGACAACCCGTTGTGGGGGCGCTTGATCTCCGCCGTCACGGACCTCGTGACGGCGAAGGATAATGCCAACCGTTGGTGCGGAGGGCGTGGCGAACGGTCCGAGCTTGGCTTCCACTGGTTCTGGTCACGCTTCCCCACACCGGACATGCTGCCCGAGGTCATTCGCAGCCGCCACGATTTCAGGTACGACCGCTGCATCGACCTCAACATTATACTCGATGATGGCGATGTGATCACGATCTACCAGATCGACGTGGATGTAAGCCCGCCACGGCGCGTCGTCGAGGCATATGCGACGAGCCGTGAAGCTGCCGCGAAGCTGATGCTGTTCGGAGAAGCCTTCATCGACGAGATCAAGGCGCAGATGGCATAGAGGGATGGTGCCGGGAGTGGGACTCGAACCCACGATGAATGCCGGTTTACAAAACCGGTGCCGTCGCCGCTGGGCCACCCCGGCGAGATGGTGCTGGTGAGAGGAATCAAACCTCTGGCCTGCGGGTTACGAATCCGCTGCTCTATCGACTGAGCTACACCAGCCCACCGCGCTATTTACCACAGCAGATCGAAGCGGCCCATCATGATCCGCTCGACCGGTGCCTTGCGTCCGGTCTGGTGGTCGATGACGATGCCGTTCTGGAACTGGTAGGTCCTGCGTTTGTCCGATCTCTCGCCGGTACCAACATGCACTCGCCGAACCCCGTTGACGGCTGCCCCCGCGACCTGCCTTGCCAGCCGGTCAAGCTCCGCATGGATGGCCGCCATGGCAGCCGCGAGGCTGTTCTCCCGCGAGCGGGTCTGCGCCGTCTTGACGATGCCGGTCGGGATGTGGCGCACACGGGCGGATGCCTGAACCTTGTTCCGGTTCTGGCCGCCGGGTCCGGTACCACTGAAAAAGGAGATGTCGAAGTCGTCCTTGGAACGCCGCTGGTAGGGCGTGAGATCAGCATGATGGCCGCCGAGCACGGCTACCGTCACGGTACTGCTGTGGACGCGTCCCCGTTTCTCCGAGCGCGGGACGCGCTGGATGCGATGACCCCCACACTCATTGTCGAGTTTTTCGGCTCCTGAGCCCTCGATCACGAGGGTAAGGGAATGATGTCCGGCGCGCATGTCCGGAGCCTCGGACGCGCGAGCTTTTCAACCCTCTTTCAGGGCGAGACGCAGATAGGCAGAAGCCAGTTCGGCCACGAATTGGCGAGCATCTTGGCCGCCCTCGGCGGCACGAAGCTCGATGGTACGCTTGGTCACGATGTCCTCCTTTGTGGAATGACCGTGCGTATTTAGGATTGCTCTTGGTCGCCGTCCTGACTGCCGAAAATCATGTCGAGGGCAGTCCTGATCCGGGCCATGTTCGAGAAGGATTGATACTCCCCCGTCACCATGTTGTAGATGGCGGCGCAGCCATAGCCGAGCGACGGGGAGGAGTACGACAGGGCCGCCTCGATCAGATGCTTGCGCCGCGCATCCTCATGGTCGTAGCGCACTTCGAAGCGGGCGTAGTTGTTCTCCGACCGCGACACCTTCACGCTGGCGAGCAGCTTCTTCGGCGAGCGGCTCGACCACCCGTCCGGACGCTTGCGCGGCTCCTCGACCTCCACCTCGCCATAGGGCTCGCAAACCGCCTTGAGGTCGGCCACGACTTTCCGCATCGCGGCGAAGGCATCGAACTTGGAGGCGGTCATCTCGACCGACCTGATGATCCTCGGATTGAGCACCAACAACTGCACCTCGGAGGCGTGGATCGACCCCGTGTCATCGAAGATGGCGTCCCAGCCGAGAGCGCGCAGCACCTTGTTCCAGCGGGCCTTGCCACCGCCCTCGCCGAGGATCATGGAGTGGCGCATACACTCCCACGCCATGTCCAGCTTCCTTCGCCGATCCTCCGGCGGATACCGGGTGATTTGTTCCTCGAAAACGGCCGTCGCCTTGGTGGCGTCGAGCATGGCGGCGAGTTGCTCATCCGTCGTCTGGCTGTAATCGAGGATGCGGGCGTCGGGTGCGAGAGCCACCGTGAACTTGTATTTCTTGGTGGCCCACATGCTGGTCCCCGGCTTGAAGCTTTCCGGGAAGAAATAGATGCCGAGCGGGTCCTGATGAAATGGCTTGAGGTTGATGGTCATCATCTCGTGGTCCGAATAATGGACCCAGCGGCCGGTATTCCAGTCCTCAAGGGACTCCTGAATGATCTCTCTGTAACGCATGGAAGGTCCACGGTGGTGGTGGAGCCCGTATTTATCCGGGGGTGAGCAACGCCCGTGGCTGTTCGAACCGTGTGAATTCGGTTGACAGAACCGCGTATTGTGGTAGAGTGGTGCCCAGAATGGGATTTCACCGAATGGGCGCCTTCGAGCTTCGCGAACCGACCGCCGACCTTGCGAATCCGGATTTCGGCGGGCGCGCGAAGCACGGCCATGCGGCCATTCGGATGTTCTCCAAGGGAAACTGAACCGTGTCCGAGCCTGTTCTCCACGAAGGCGTCAAGGTCTACGAGGGCCGCCCGTCAGATGACGCCATGCTGGCCCGGATGCGGCGGGACAAGATCACCCGCCTCGTCGAGGCGATCCGCTGGGAGCACAGCTACAAGCCCGCCAGCGCCGCCGATATGGCGACGCCCGAAGCCTATACGGCGCACCTCAAGAGGCTGCGCCGTTATGGCGTCCGGGTCTGGGCGGAGCCCGCCATCGGCAAGGAGACGTACACCTACAGGATGCGCGGCGACGGCCGCGTCGTGCGGTCGTCGGTTCCGGTAGAGATCGACCGGTACCTGACCATCGCCGAGGGCGGCGAAACCCTCGCAGCATGAACATTTCCAACCATCAGCATTGAAGGACGCAAATGGCATGAGTTTCGCGTACTACGTCTGGGGCGGCCTGTTCCACAGCACCGAGGCTGCATGGGCGCCCGCGCCGAACCCCGCTGACCTGATCGGCCCGCTTGAACTCTACGGCCCCTTCGCCACGGAAGCCGAAGCCGAACGCGAATGGCTCGGCGGCACGCGCCGCAGCGTGGACTCCTGTGCGCACCGGCTCATCGTGACCCGCCTGCCCGAGGCCGATGCCCCGGTATGGGTCGAGCAACTGCGAAACGCGGTCGCCGCGACGGCCTGAACCTCGACGACCGAGACGCCTTGTCGCTGGCGGCAGAGGGTGGATGGGGTCAGCCATCCATGCGCGGCCGGTGTGAGCCCGGCCGCCTGTCACATCAGCCGATCACGAACGGCATCCCCATGTGCTGCTCGATGAACTGCGTCAATTCATTGTCGAGCCGCTCGATCTCGGCGGCGGCCTCGGTCTTGAGCGCGTCGCCGTTCAGGGTGATGCCGCCCTGCGGTCCGGCGAGGTTGCCGAACTTGCTGCGGGCCTCACCTATGATCTGCTTGCAGATGGCGGTCGCGTAGTCACGAATCCACGGCCGCGCATACACGTCATTGAGGATGGCGCTCTCGGGGCGCGCATTGAACACGTGGAGCGCGATCTGCTCGACGGCGCCGAACCGTCGCTGCAAGGTCAGGCGCTTCGTGCTCGCATCCCAGATGAACATGATGTCGCGCCCGAACATCCGGCCGACCGTCTCCTGATACTGCATGGCGAAGTCGTAGAGTGCGAGCGTGCCCGAACCGCTGCCGAAGCTGCTGGGATTCTGTAGCAGGTACAGGTTGTTCGTCCACGCGAGGCTGAACGGGTCGATGGCTGCGCCGCCCGCCGTGCCGCCGATGCTGCGGCGGTAGATGGCGCGCACCTCCTGAACCTCGTCCGGCAGGGTGTATGTGGCGACATCCGGCTGCACGTCGAGGAACACGAAGCTCTCCTCAAGGGAGTTGTCGCTGCGCTGCCGGTACCGACCGAGTGCCATGTCCACGGCGAGGTCGTAATGCTCGGGGTCCAATTCGAGGTCCACGATCTGCGCGCCAAGGCGCAGCTTGATCTCGTTGATGAGTTTCTGACGGAGCGACATCTCGGCCATGATGGGTATCCGGGTAAGGGGTGCCCCTATTTATCGGTTCGAACTAGTATAATTTGGTTGACCACTTCGTGTTTTGGTCTAACCTCCGACGCGGATAATGAGGAATTTCCGCATGAGCCCTTTCCGCAAGCGCCTGATGGCTGCCGGGGGAGCCCCGCGCCGCCGTTGGTTCATCAGCGGCCTGCGTCCATGGCGGACCCGCCCGCTGCGTCATGGCCTCTGGATGCCATCGCTGCTGAGTGGGCGATGAACCGATGAAGGCCATTCTTCTCGGCGCCGCGCTGGCCTTGATGTCCCCCGTGGCGGTCGCCCAGACTACCTTCGAGTTCCGTGACCCGGCTGGCCGCCAGACGGGGCGGGCCATCGAGCGGGACGGCGTTACGCGCTTCTACGACCCGGCCGGGCGGAACACCGGCCGTGCCGTCGAGGATGACGATACCCGTCGCTTCTACGACCCGGCGGGGCACCTTGAGGGACGCGCCCAAAGCAGCGGCAACACCACGCGCTTCTATGATCCCGCCGGGCGCTTGCAGGGCCGTGCGGTGGAGGACGGGAATACCACCCGGTACTATGACCCGGCCGGGCGCCTCACCGGGCGCAGCGTACGCCGGGGCGACACCATCGAGACCTATGACCCCGCCGGGCGCCTCACCGGGCGCACCACGGTACGCCGCTGAGGAGGGCCGACCATGAAGATCGGCAGCATTCCTTCCGGTTGGATCGCCATCACGGGCGTCTTGACCGCCGAGACGAACCTCACGCTCCTCAAGCGCGTGGACGCGAAGGGCATCGACCACAAGGACCTTGATGCGGTCCGGCGCGAATGGGAAGCCCTCAAAGCCGAGCAGCGGACCGCGCAGGCCGGACCATGACCTCGTCGCGGGCGGCCGGTGCCGAGGGGCAAGCCTCGCGTTCCGGCCCACCCATATCCCCGTTTGGGACGACCACGACCCACGGGTTCGCACAGATGGTCCGGGCGCCGGGGCCTAGCGTGTCGTAGCGCGCCGTGACCGCCTCGGGCCTGCCGATTAGCACCGCGCAGCCCGGCTCATTCTCCACGGCGCGCAGCAGGCGCACCCAGAAGGCGTCCGGTCCATCCGGGTGGTCCGGGAACCACAGTCCCACGTCCTGCGGCCCCGCCGCCTTGCCGTTTTCGTCCAGCAGAATGGCGGGCCTCGGGGGAATATCGGGTTCCAAGAATTCGAAGGCTGGCGGATCGGGTGGCATGGGCGCGAACATCAGCGCCAACGGATGATCGTGCGCCACGGTGTACCGTTTCATGAAGCCTCCTCGGCGACCGAATGCAGCCGGGCAAATGATGCGCGCGGCCTCACGCATTATGCAGGATATTGCTACGGAACAGCGCCAGCAAGGCGGCCTCCGCCTTGGGCACCACGAGACAGAAGTCGGCCCAAATCCGAGACATGGTGGTCCGGGGCGGAGTTCCGGATCACGTAGCGCAGGATGCGCCAAAGCAGGATCGGACGCAGCGGGTCATCGTCGAGGCAGGCGCGAGCGAACCGGTAACGAGGCATCAGCGGTTCCTTCTGGGCGAGCTTAGCCTAGTACAAATGCCATTTCCGGCAAGGGATTTCGCCGGGCCTAAATAGGTCTAACCCCCTTTCATAGGTGCGCAATTGCCCCGCTTGAGTCTTTGGGCGTCCGGCCGCAAAGGAGCCGATTACAAATTCATCGACCGCACGGTGTCGGAGTATTTCGGCGCGAGCGGTACCGCCGCCTACGTTCATCTCTATCTCGGCCCGCACGAACAACCGGATGGCGTCTACACGCCCGGCGCGGCCGGGGAGCAGGGTCAGGTGACCAACCAGTCCAACGTCACCAGCATTCAGGACGTGCTGTTTCTTGAGAACCGCGACCGGAAGTACAGCGACACGGTCTACGAGCTTCGCGCCATCTACAATGTCGGCGACGCCGATTTCGACCTGCGCCAGTTCGGCCTCTTTTTGCAGAACGACACCAAATTCATCGAGTTCCACCTCAACGACATGATCGCCGTGCTCGGCCGCAAGCTGATGCCGGGCGATGTGCTGGAACTCCCGCACGAGCGTGACGACGTGCTGCTCGATCCGAAAGCGCCCGCCATCAACAAATTCTACGTCGTCGAGGACGCCAACCGGGCGAGCGATGGCTATAGCGCGACATGGTGGCCGCATATCTGGCGCGTCAAGGTCACGCCGATGCCGGGCGCGCAGGAATATGCCGACATCCTCGACAAGCAGGCGCAAAACCCCTTTGGCTTCGATCAGGGCCGCATCGGCGACCTGATGACCAGCATGGCGAACGAGCTTGGCCTCAACGAGGCGATTGTCGAGCAGGCCAAGGCGAGCGTGCCGAGGCGGTATTTCGAGACGCAGCATTTCTACATGGTGCCGGGCTCGAACAACTACGAGAACCCGTGGATTTTCGCGGGCGACGGCGTGCCCCCGAACGGCGCGCAGCTTCTTGGCTCCGGCACCCAGTTCCCCAAAGATGCGGGGCTCGGCGAGTTCTACCTGCGCACCGACTACGACCCGCCGACCTTGTTCCGCCGCGCCGAGGACCGCTGGGTGATTCAGGAGGTGGACTACCGCCAGACCGATTGGAGCGTCGCGCACCGCCTGCTCAAGAGCTTCATCAACAACGACGCGACCGCGCACCATCAGGATGGCACCGAGGCACCCGAGAAGGTCAACCTCTCGAAGGCGGTCAGGCCGAGGGCGGATTTCTGAGCCATGCCGCACACGCACATCGTCCCACCGCCTTTGCGCATCGTTTTCAAGGGCTGGTGGACCTATCGTGAACTGAGCATGACCGAGGCCGAGGCATATCACCGCCGCAAGGCGGCCGAGGGTGGCCCGGATGCGGAATTCCATCTGCGTGAGGCGGAGGCGAACCGGGTCTGGGCGAACCGGGTCTGGGCGAAACGCGCACCTTGAAAGTCGCGCCACCCTTCCGGTACAATGCGATCATGCGCCGGGGCGGCGTGGGAAGTAGACACGCTATTAACCAAGTCGGTGGTGACGCGAGGGTGAGGCCGATCCCAGTGCAATCGGCCAAGAGACCGTCGAGGGTACAGGGGGTTTGCACACATCCACCCCCTCAAGTCCCCTAAAGGGGCGGGTAGCGGTCGTCGGGACGCCGGAGTGGCCGTCCGCCTGAAATATCGGAAAATCCCTATGCCGGAGTAACGCCCGGCCCCCGGCGCATTCTCACCTCCCTCAAAGCGCCGAAGGACCCCGTAAATACGGTCTCCGAACCCATTTCAGGAGACCATTTCATGGAATTCGATCCGACGAAGCCTTGGTACACCAGCCGCGCCGTGTGGGGCGGCCTGATTGCCATGCTGTCCTCCATCGCCCTCCTCACCGGGCATGTGATCTACCCCGATGTGCAGAACGCCCTTGTTGACCTGATCATGCAGGGCGTCAGCGTCGTCGGCGGCCTCATCGCTGTCTTTAGCCGCGTACGGACGACCCCGGCGGACAGCACGGCCGATCCAAAGACCGAGGTTTCCGAGCAGTAAGTCTTGCGGGACCGGGCGATCCCGGTCCCGCAAACCACAAAAATAAATACGTGCGCCAAGTTGATTTGGACGCACGTTATGATCACTGCTTCCCTGCTGCGCGGTCTGTTTCCCGCGCTTCCCAATCCAGAAGCGTTCGTTGCGCCTCTTACGAAGGTTTGTGCAAAGTACGGCATCAACACCAAGGCGCGTCTCGCTGCTTTTCTCGCGCAGGTTGGCCACGAGAGCGGTGGGTTCCGCTATCTCAAAGAGAACCTGAATTACTCGTCCGACGCGCTGCTCCGGGTGTTTCCGAAGTATTTCCCGACCCGCGCGCTCGCCGAGAGCTACGCCCGTAAGCCCGCGAAGATCGGCTCCCGCATCTACGCCAACCGCATGGGCAATGGCGACGAGGCGAGCGGAGACGGCTACAAGTTTTGCGGTCGCGGTGCGATTCAGCTTACCGGCAGGCAGAACTATGAGCGGTTCGCCGCCGCTATGGAGATGTCGCTCGACGACGCCATCGCCTATCTTGAAACACCGGAGGGGGCCTGCATGAGCGCGGGCTGGTTCTGGGCCGACAATGCCTTGAATGCCCTTGCCGACCGGGGAGACTTCGTGACGCTGACCCGGCGCATCAACGGGGGCACCAACGGTCTCGCCGACCGTCAGGCCCTCTACGCCAAGGCCAAGCGTCTGCTTGGCATCTGATGCCTCTGGATATCTGGCCCTCCGTCCTGCGCGTAGCTTGCCAGCCGAACCAATGCATCCCAGTCCGGGCTAAATAAGTTCGGTTTTTGAGGCGCGACTGCGCAGGATTTGAGGAAGCCATGTCGAACAAAAAGCTCCGCGTCAGGGACGGCATCGAGTCGGACGCCGACATCATTTCAGCCACGAGTGTACAGGCACCGACTTTCAAAGGCGCACTCGATGGCAATGCCGCCACTGCCACGAAGCTCGCTACCGCGCGCACTCTTGCACTGGCTGGCGACGCAACCGGTTCGATCAGCTTCGACGGCACCGCGAACCGTACCATCACCCTCACCCTTGTCGCCACCGGAGTCACCGCTGGAACCTATCGTTCGGTGGTGGTCGATGCCAAGGGTCGGGTGACCGGCGGCACGAATCCCACCATCACCCTGACAGGGGATGTGACCGGAAGCGGCGGTACCACCATCGCAACCACCCTGCGCGACACGGGCGTAGTTCCCGGCACCTACAACACGGTCGTCGTGGACGCCAAGGGACGGATCACGGGCGCGACCAATGTCACGCCCGGCGCGCCTGCCTTCCTCACTATCGCCATGTCGGACGCCGACCTGTCCCTGACCGCGAGCCAGCAGGCGAATGGCATGATTGTCCTGACCGGGTCCCTGACGGGCTACCGCTACGTCAATCTCTTGGCCGGGGTGCAGAAAACCGCCCTGACCATCCGCAACAACACGACGGGCGGCTATCCGGTGATCCTCCGCGTGCTCAACGGCGGCGCCACGGTGTCGGTCGAGAGCGGCATGGCGCGCACCGTCCACTGCGACGGCACCAATGTCGTGGAAGCGATCTCCGCCATGGGGTCAATCTTCGTCGGCAACGGCAACGTCACCATCGGCAGCACCGTCATTCCGACCGCCAGTGGCCAGACCATCCTCACCCTCGATCATCCGGCGAACGGCGGCGCCCTCGACCTGCGCAAGAATGGTTCGCGCTACGCCGCTCTGACCATTACCACCAACAATGCGCTGAACATCAACGCCCTCGCTGGCGCCATCAATTTCCTGACCAGCAATACGACGCGCATGACGCTGGCCTCGAACGGCAAGCTCGGGATCGGCACCAATGCACCGGCCTATCAGCTTGCCGTCGCGGGGGACGGCGGCGAGGTATCCGAAACCGATCCGGGCAACGGCACGACGTGGCGGAACGCGGCGATCAGCATCGCCAATACCAATCCGAACGCGCTGCGTACTTGGTCGCTTTCAACGCGCATCAATGGCACCCTCCATCTGGCCGATGACACCTCGGGCCGCACCCGCCTTTCCATCGATGCGCTGGGCAATCTCTACGTGGGCGATGCCACGGGCAACCAGATCGCCAACTTCGGCATGGTCCTGCGAGCCCATGCAGCCGCGTCGGGCGATGTTCGCCTCGTACCGGGAGATGCGTCCTACTCCGGCCATCTCGCCTTCTATGGTCCGGATGGGTTGACCCGGTGCGGCATCGTCGGAAGGGCGGATGCCGACACCACGCATATCGACGCCGATGGCAACCAATTGGCCTTTACGACCGGCGGCGGCACCGGCCGGGCGTTCCTGACCAAGGGCGGCCGGTTCTACGTCCCGACCGGCGAAGTCATCAACGTCAGCAACTACGGATACGTCAGCGGCAATTCCTCGGCGCCCACCGGCTTCTTCAGCGGCTCGGTTTCCGTGCCGGTCGGCCTGCACACCGAGCACCGGGCCATCGCGCTGGAATTCAATGCCTATTCCGACGAACGCTACAAGACGGATATCAAGGACATCACCGATGCGGAGGGCGTGGATTTCGTCCGCCGGGTGTCCCCCAAGACCTTCCATTTGAAGGACGATGCCTCGGGCGAGTTGAAGTCCGGCTACATCGCGCAGGAAGTCGCCAAATCCGGCGACTATGCCCACATGGTGGAGCCGCACCGGCACGCCGGGCTGCCTGAGGTCACCGATGTGGACGGGTTCACCAGCCCGGCCGATGTCGGCCTGAGCATCAACTATCTGGAAGCCATCCCCTACCTGCACGCGGCGCTGCGCCATGCCTTAGCCCGCATAGCGGAGCTTGAGGCGAAGCTCGGGATGCGGGATCGCGAGCCCGGACGCCCGCCGCAGGCGCCATAAGGACGCCGTCGGGGAGACATACCAGCATGGCAATCCATAACTTGGACTACTGGTACGACGCCTCGATGCGTCGTTATCTGGAACAGATCGTCGGCGCTTTTTCGGGCTTCCAGTACATGACCGGCTCGCGCAACGGCGCGGCGCCGCAGCTTATGACGGTGCCATGCACGCTCGCCAAGACCGACCGCATGGTGGGCCACATCATGCGGAATCTCTCGGAGAACACGCTCCTGACCGTCCCGATGATCACGGTGTACCAGACTGGCCTCACCGGTCGGCGCGACGACGTGCAGTATCCGGGCTTCGTGGACACCTTGCAGGTGACCGAGCGCGCCATCGATCCAAGTGGCCGGTACACGGGCGAAAAGGGCAACAGCTATTCGGTGCAGCGGCTCATGCCGCGCCCGTTCCTCATGACGGTGCAGGTCGATCTCTGGACGAGCAATCTCGATCAGAAGCACCAGTTGGCCGAACAGATTCTCACGATCATCTATCCGACCTTCGACATCCAGAACAGCAGCAACGCGCTGGACTGGACGGCGCTCACGACGATTTCGGTCGAGGACATTAGCTGGACCTCGCGCTCCATCCCTGTCGGAACCGAATCCGACATCGACATCATGACGATCACGCTGAACGTGCCGATCTGGCTGAGCCCGCCCGCCAAGGTGAAGCAGCAGAAGATCATTCAGGCAATCGTGACGAACATCTTCGAGGGTGGGCGCGGGGGCGCGGATGGCCGGATGATGAAGAAGGCGCTGCTGGCGCAGCACGTCACCACGCCGCACAACCATCGTTTGCTGGTGGATGGCGACGTGCTGACCCTTCTGAACGGCCATGGCGGCGAGACCGGCGAGGACGGCGAACCCCTCTCGTGGAAGCGCCTGTTCGAGGAATACGGCCTGTTCGTTCCGGGCCAGAGCCGCATTGCGCTCAATGGCACCGAGGATATCGAGGCCGAGGACCTGATCACCGGCCTGATCACCCTCGATGCCGCTGCGCCGAACAAGCTCCGCTGGCAGATCGACCCCGAGACCCTGCCCGCGAACACGCTGCCCGCCGTGGACGCCATCATCGACCCGGTGCGCACCGCCCCCGGCTCCGGCCTCCCGGCCCCGGTCGAGGGCATCCGGTACCTGCTCGTGGGGGATGTCGCCCCGAGCCTCGCATGGGGTCAATTCTCCGCCCGCGAGCACGACATCATCGAGTACCGCGAGGGGCAATGGACGGTGGCGTTCAAATCGGCCGAGGTCGCGGAGCCACAGTTCGTCCTCAACCGGAACAAGGGGCGTCAGTTGCGCTGGAACGGCCGCGAATGGCTGTTGAGCATCGACGGCGAGTACGGTCCGGGCTTCTGGAAGCTCATGCTCGCGGCCAATCCTGCCTCCTGATGGCCGGGCTCACCATTTCGTAACCGTCTCCTCGTCCACCCACGTATAGTCGGGATGGCGGTCGTTGACTTCGTCGAGATGCTCGCCGAAGCGCATCTTGAAATGCAGGAGGTCGGCCTCGGTTTCGAAATTGAACTGCCAGTAGCCGTGGTTGACGTGCCGCCGCTCGGGATAGGCGTCGTACTTGTTGGGTTTCGGTAGGTACGAGTAGCTCTTGTCCCGATAGACGAGGATCACGTCGCCTTCGAGATGGCGTTCGACGAAGCGCCGGATGTCCACCCGCAGCGCGCCGCATTTGTGGCCCTCGCGGAATTCGTCGAAGCGATCCTTGTGCATGTACAGTGCGTACGGGTACCCGGACTCGACGGTGAAATGCCAACGTCCGGTGCCCGACCGGCTGTCCCAATACGCATCGGGGAAGTAGAATTTAGGATCGCGCGGTCCGCTAGGCTGGAATTCATTGAGTTGGATCAATGCCATCGTCACCGTCCCAGCGGTGCGCAATAACGGGAACCGTCGTCCATGCTGCCCAAGACGGCGCAGCGCGCCACGAAGGGATCGGTGCCGCGTTCGATGAGCCGTGCGACCGCCTCATATCGCGCACGGTCGCGCAGATCGGAGAACCCGCTACAGGTGATGATGGTCACCGCGACCAGCGCGGCGATGGCGAGCCAGAATTTCTTGGTATCCATGACGAATGCCTTCTCAAAATGGAGTTTTGAGAACCGACTTATCTCGGTTTGCGGCAGGCCGTCAAGGGAGGCTTGGATGCGGGCGGGGGACTTGCACCCCCATCGTTGGGTTATGAGCCCAAGCTGGCACTACTTCCAGTCTAGCCCGCAACCCTATTTATCAGCGGGGCTTAATCCCGCGCTCGCACCGAATTAGGAGGCGCTGCGGCGTGAAACCGGCTTGGACTTTACCGACCGGGAGGTCCGGACCGCCCTCGCCTCGGACCGGTTACAGGCTTCCGTGGGTGTGCGGGACTATCTGATGGCGCGGGCCAAGCTCAAGCAGCAGCGACGCGCTGCGTGAGGAAGAACATGGATGCATAGGCGACCCCGTTGTCGATCCTGTCGTCAGGAAGCAGGCCGACGAGGATTGCCTTTCTTTCCATGCAGGTTTCGATGAGATCGTTCATACCGGCTCCCATCTTGAATTTGTACTATTTCATCGATCTCGCCACGGGCCGCTACTGGTCCTCGAACGCTCAGGATTTCGTCGCGCCTGCTGATGCAACGCCGCTGACGTGGTCCGACCGCGTATACCGTGGTGCGCCCGCTGCTCGACGATCCGGACTTCCGATATACCATGCTGGCCGTCGATGACGCTTCCGGTCGCGCCGTTCTGCTTCGTCGGCTCAAAGGGCACTATCAGGTTAGATCACGCAGCCACTAGGGCTGGTGTCGTCCCTGATTTCACGGACGCCTCGCGGCGTTTGGATGACCTCACCACGGCCAGCGACACCCCACCGAAGTAAGGGTTCGTCATTCGTGGGTCGGCGGGGGCACCCCTGCTCCCGGTTCTGCCCGGCCGCATGGACCGGACACGTCGCTCCCCGAAGGCGCGCACGACTTCGGCAAGGACAGACGCCTTCGACTGGAACACCGAACCGATAGCCAGCGCACGGCGCTGGCCGATGTTGGGTGCCGCATTGAGGTCGGCGTGCTTGGTGTGGCCGCACCACAGGCACCGGAAGGTGCCTTGTGATGGGCGATTGCGCTTGTCCACGTAGCCGCAGGCGTTGCAGGTCTGCGACGAATAGGCCGGGTTGACCTCGGTGGACGTGATGCCGAACCGCTGTTCGATGTCGGCCAATTTCGACTGGATGACGGACCTGCCGCAGTTCCGCAGGATGGCGTTCAGGCGTCGGGACAGGTCCGGGTTGCGGAAGTCCAGCCGCTCAAGAACCAGTTCCTTCGGGCGCCCCTGCGCCACGAGGTGGTTCAGGACGCGGCCGACCTCGGTGCGGAGGAACCCGCGCACGTCCTCGACCAGCGCCCGATACCGCTTGCTGTCGCGGGGCTTCTTCCCGGCCCGCTGCTGGCTGGCGGCGATCATCGTGAGCAGGGCGTCGTAGCGCCGCAGGCGCCTGAGCCAGCCCTGCCCGAGCAACTGGCCCTCGGAGGTGGCGAATAGTGTGGAGAGGCCGAAGTCGAGCGCGATGACGCCGTGACCATTGTAGTCAGCACGCGACTTGGCGCACGCCTCGCCCATGTCGGTGACGACGCCGAAGGTCAGCCGCCCCTCGCGGTTCAGATTGACCTGCACGCCGTTGGTGACACGACCCGGCCGCTCCGCATGGTAGTCGTAGGTCAGCAGCGGGACGGCGATTTTCCGGCCCGGCTCCATGGTGGACAGGTTGACCCACCAGCCGACCTTGCCGCCCTGCGTGGCCTTGGTCGGGGCCGCGAGGCAGGCGGCCCGGTGGTCGAGGCGCATGGAGATGCGGGACAGGTCCGGCCTGCGGTGCCGCCCCATGACATGCCGCATGATGGACCGCGCCAGTCGCCGCACGTCGCCGGGGATAATTTCCCCGGTGTCCTTCATGGCGATGTCCGCCCGGAGGAACCACGCTCCCATGCGGTTCACGACGTGGAGCATGTGCTTGGTGTCGGGCGGCAGGGTGCTCCGGTTCACCGCGTCGCGGAATTCGTTGGCGCGGTTGCTGATCCAGCCCTGCAACTGGCCGACGACCTGATACCGGCACATCTGGACCCGGTTCGCCGCGCCGATGACGGCGGCGAAGGTCGTCTTGTCCACGTCGTGGTTCTTGTTGAACCGGCCCGTCTCGAAGAACAGCCGCCACTGCTCGCGCCCTAGCAACACCGCGCCCCGGCGATACGCCGCCAGCAGGTCCAGCACCTTCGCCCGCTTACCCGCCGTCAAGTTCGACGGCAGGAGGTCGGTGCGGTGGACCGGCGGGTGTTCGGGGCGCTTGCGTGCCATCAGGCCGCTTTCGCCGTGACGAAGCCGTAGGACAGCAACCGCCCTTCGCCGTTGCGGACCATCTGCGTCATCCGGTCGAGGCAGGCGTCACCCTTGCGGTTCCAGCGGAAGGTGGCCTCGCTGGCATACCTGCCGAGGTGCTTGACGCTGATCTGGTGCCAGACGCCGATGACGGCGCGGCGCATGAAGCCGTTGAAGGATTCGACCCGGTTGACGTGAACCCGGTGCCCTGTCGCCTCATCGGTGCGGGCATACTCGCGGTCGGAGTGATTGACCGAGAGGTGAGGCTGGTTCTTGCCGATGTGCTTGTAGGCCGGGAGGCCGTCCGTCATCACCGTGGCCTTCGGGTCCACCACCCCGTCCAGTGCCTCAGAAATCGCGGCCTTGCCGTGCGTCGGGATGACCTTCGCCACCACATCTCCGCCACGTTCGGCGGCCACGAGAACGAGCGGGCGCTTGGTGCCCCGTCCTTTCGGGTTGGCGGGCGGCGGCTCGCTGTCGTCGTGGTCACGGGACGGCTTGGCCCGCTTCCGGGGCGGCGCACCCGCATACATCTCGTCAATCTCGACCACCCCGGCGAGAATGGGATTGGCTTCGGCCATCATTGCCCGGATGCGGTGCCCGAGGTGCCATGCGGTCGGGTATGAGACGCCCAACATCTCGCCCAACTTGACCGCGCTGATACCCTTGCTGGATGCCACAATCAGGTAGAACGCCTGCAACCATGTCAGCAGGGGCAAATGCGTCCGGTGCATCGGCGTCCCCGCCGTGACCGAGAAGTGCTTCCGGCAACCCGAGCAGCACCAGACCCGCTTCGTCCCGATCCACCACGCCTTGCCGACGAGGCCGCAGTGGTAGCACTCAGGGCCGTTCGGCCACCGGGCGTGCTCGAACCACGCCCGAGCGGCGTCCTCGTCGGGGAACATGGCGTTGAAGGCACGGAGGGACATGGACTGCTGACTCACGTTGCGACACTACATCTATTCAGCGTGTTCGTCAACCTGATAGGTCCGGGCTCAAATATCTGATCGGCATTCAGCGAAGTGCCCGTCACGCCGGAGATGCTCATCGAGGCTCTCCGCCCGCACGACGCGGTGTTGTGGTCCCATCTGGCGCTGGTTGATCATAAGGATGTCGTGGTGTCCGGGCGTCCGGTCAGGGATTTCGATCCCGAGGGCTGTGCCGAGCGTCTTTCGCGGATCGGAGTCTCGCCCGCGAATTACCGGATCGTCCCGCTCGGCAGTCTCCTGCTCAATGAGGAAGGCGCAGCGATGGTGATGCTCGCCGGAGGGAAGGCCGTCGGCCTCGACGCCGCCCGCGCTATCGCGGCAGAATGCAGTTTCGTAGAACTTCTTTCTTGACGTTCATCGCTCCTATGGCAGAGTACGGCCAGAATGCGATTTCAGGAGCCGTCGATGCCGCAGGTCCGGATGTGGAAGTGCCCCAAGACGGGCAAGCTGTTCGAGGACCTCGACGAATACCGTCAGCATCTCCGCGAGGTCGCGAGCGAGCGGTTCATGCGCCGGAAGGCCGTTGATTTCGTGCGGGCCGCCACCAGCGAGCTTCGGTGCCAGTCCAGCTTCGAGGACATCGCCGAGTGGATCGTCGCCAACAGCACCATGCTGGCGGTACGGGCTGCCTATCATAATGCCATCGGGTGGCGGCAGGGCGAGCCGAACCTGATCCCGCCCTTTTTCTTCATCCGGCACGTCGAGTTCAAGGACATGGAGTGGCGTGAGGCCATCCGCCATAACAACCACGCTCCGCTCGGCCAGCCGACAGACCGGGATGTGGCCTCATCAGGATGGTATGGACGGTTGATCTTCCGGGCCAAGGGCGACCATTACTGCATTACGAGGGATTTGTTCGCGGAGACCGGCATCAACCTCTGCAACGGGGTGGGCGGCGACGGGCGCTACCGATACCAAGTGATCCTGTTCGATGAGGATTTCCCGAACCTCTCGGTGATGTCCCGCCTGCGGCAGGAGGCGGCCTAACCCGGCGGGTGCAGCCCCGGTGCTAAATATCCAAGGTCCATGCCGGGATTGTGCCGATGCTTCTTAACGAGATGTTCCTGTCCGAGGCTCCCATCGAGGACTTCACCCTGCTCGGGAATTGGGAGAGGTCCTCCTCTTTCCGCCACGAGCAGGACCGCAAACTCCTGACGAATCCGAAGGCGCAGGCCAAGATCATCCACAAGTGGCGCAACACCGAAGTGCCCTTCAACATGTACTTCGTGAACAGCCCCGAAGCCAACCGACATACGGAGATCGGTGAGGTGACGCCGGAGTGGCTTGCGGAGAACATGCCCAAGACCTTCCCGGAGTTGAAGCTGCGCGACGACGCGGTGAACATCATCTTTACGAACAACAAGGGTGATGAGCGCGCGCCAATGACGGCTTGGATCATCGCCCATCGCCTTGGACACGCGGTGTCACGCTGGCAGCGGAATGCCCGCTACCGGCAGGTGCCGGAGTTCACGGAAGCCCGCAGTGCGGTATTTCGCGTTACCTCCGAGATTCTCCGCGATGCCTATGGCTGCCGGGGAGTGCCGGGGAGCGAGGCCGAGCATCTCCGTACGCAGGGTCCTGCCTACCGTGAAAACGACAGGCTGCTGACCGGTTTCTACGAGGCCATCGGCACATTCCGCTCCGCGCGCGAGCGCAATATCCGCAACGAGTTCGAGTTCCTGCTGGAGTGCTTGGCTCAGTACATCACGACCGGCAAGGTGCGCTTCAACCCGCTGCCGGACCATTTCCGGTGCGGACGACGCCTCATCGACCTGACGCAGACCGGACACATTGAGCGGGAGGATTTCGACCGGCTGCTTGCGGGCCTTGCCAATGAACTGAACTACTGGTTCCGCGACCTTCTTCAAGCCTGCGTCGGCCGCATTTTCGTCATGTGATGAGGATGACTCGCCGCAGCGAAGCCGGGGTCGGCTAGGGCGCCTCGGGTATGCTCCACCGGTCGTAGGGCGTCTGCCACTTCGCAATGTACGCGTTGGCATCGGCACGGTCGGTGAAGAACCGGTTGCCTGTCATACCGAGATCGTACCATGAGCCGAGGGAGCAATATTTGCGGTTCGTGAAAAGACCTCCGCTGCTGCCCTGCCGGAGCGCAAGGCCGTTCTCCGCGTCGCACTCCTTGCTCTGCACCGCCTGCCGGGTGCGCAACCGCACGAACTCACCAGACCCGCTCAGCCATTGACCATTGCGACGGCGGCGCACATAACCGACTTCCGTGTAGACATGTTGGAACAGCGTGATCGTGCTCTGCGCCGCGCTGACCTGATAGACGACGCGCCACCCTCGTCCGTCTGCTTCAACAAACAGTAAGGTTTCCGGCCAGACGATCAGGGAGGGGTATTCTCTCGATTCCGCGAGCAAGGTGCGATATAGATCGCCGAGCGCCGGTTGGGTGATCGCAAGCAAACGTTCGACCGCATAGGCATCGCTCCGGCATTCTTGAAGCCGTCTGGATGACATAAAAACCCTTTCTGCAATGATCCGGATTGTGGCGAATGCCTGCTCGCGGGTCAACCGCATAAATCGGTTCTCAGAACCACATTGCTATTGACGCCACGACGGCTTGCCGTAGGCTGCGCCCCACCAAAATGAGGTTTGGTATGCGGATTTTTACCGTAGCGGCCCTCATGGTCGCCCTGATCCCCGCTGTCGCGCAGGCCGAAGCCGGTGCGAACTCCACCGAGGTCATCGACGTACGCAACCGGGTGGTTGCGCGGATCGAGCATCGGGACAACCTGCTGTGGCTGTTCGATGCCAAGGGGCGCCTGCTCGGCACCGCCTCCGTCCCGCCGAGCCTGCAACCGCTGCAAACCGGCCTGACGCTTCCCCTCGATCTCTCGATCCCGCCCCGCCGCCGGTCCTGAGAAACGCCGACTTTGGCGAGCGAGACAGGCGGGCGGACGACCGCCTTGCCTGCTTGGCTCGGGTCCCGGCCTTCCATTGCGGGTCGGCTGGGCATCCAAAGGGCTCGAACGACGCTCTACCCGCGTCCCCGGACCACCGGAAGGGCTCGCTCCGCCGTGGACCAAACAAATAAGTTTGACGTAACCGCGTTTCGATGGTACGGTTCTCCCATCAGAACGGGATTGGACGGATGGCCGCCACGATCATCAACCGTACCGCCTCTTGGTATCGTCCCTACCGGCTCGACGGCCGCAAGGTGCGCGATGTTCTATTCTACCGGAAGGGCGAGGTGGTGATCAGAACCGGTCGCGGTTGGATCGAGCGCCACGGCGACGTTTACGTCTCCGAGAAGGATGTGACCCAGATCAGGCTCGCGGCGCCGCTGCGCCGCGCCATGAAGGTCAACCTCACTCGGGGCGGCCACTTCTATGTGTCCGCCCGAGGCTTGGCGGGCGAGAAGGAATGGGACCTGTACCTCGATCTCGACGCGGGTGACTTCGAGATCAGCGAGGAGGAGGTCGTCCCGTTCTACAGCGACAGCCAAGGCACGACTTACTGCAAGGTCCGCAAGCTGACCGGCACCTTCGAAACGGGCAAGCGCGAGACCATCAGCATCATGGTGCCGGACAGCCTCTTGCGCCAGAACAACCTCTACGGCCAGAAGATGGCGGAGATCGTCGCGCGCCTCGCGGCGATCCACGGCGGGTCCAACCGCTCGGTCAGCCCCGAGGATTTCGTCAAGAACCCCGAGCTTCTGCAACTCCTCAACGAGGCCGCCGCGCTCTACGCCGCCTCGAAGGAGGACGCCTGATCCCGGACGCTGAGCCGGACCGAAGCCACGGCAGGCCATCGAAGCTTTCACACCAAACGAGGACCGAGCATGGACTGGACGAATTTGTTCCATCTGATCAAGTATAACAGCACCGCGACCGGCCACGGCGTGGCGTTCAGCCTGTGGATCAGTCCGTTGCTTATCCTGCTGGTCGCGATCCTCCTGTTCTGGGTATGGTCCCGAGTATGACGACGCTGCGCACCGAGGAGGATGATCTCGCGCTGATGGACATGGCACGCCCCATCGCCGCCGCCGAGGTCATGCAGATCATCCGGTCTCCCGATCCAGTCACCGCCCTCGCCCGGCACCTATTGCTGCGCGACCGGGGCGGCGAGAAAGCGCGGGTCCATGCCCGAGCAGTCTACCGCCTGAGTGGCAAGAGCGCAGAGGAAGCGCAGGCTATCGTCGAAAATCTCACCACCACCTTCATGGCCGAAGGAGGCCGCTGAATGTCCCAAGCCGCCGCTCCCGAGATCGACGTGGAAGTTTCCAACCACGGCTCAGTCATCATGGTCCGACCGGTCACACAGGCCGCCAAGGACTGGGTTGAGGCAAATGTCTCCCTTGAGGGCTGGCAGTGGTTCGGCGGCGCCTTCGCGGTCGAACCCCGTTATGCCGACGCCTTGATCGAAGGGATGCAGGGCGACGGCCTCATGGTCCATTGAGCCATTGCTCCAAGACACGCCATGAGCCATCATGGCGCGGTCGGAGCATGGCATCTCCGATCAGTGTTGGCATGTTCTTGCCCCCGTCGTAACGCGACGGGGGGGCTTTTTCCTGATATCCTCCCGGCCATGAATGACCGAGGTCCCGGTTGGTCACATCATGCGCCTCTCCGGATGGCCTTTGATCATCGAACGTCTGTTCTCCGTTGGCAAGAAGATACAGCGACGCAAACTTTTGACGGCCTCATCCGGCCATGAACGGCCGGGCTTGTGGCTGTTCAATGATCACTGGGGTCGTCCCGGCGCGCCTATGGGACCACTGCGCCTTTGCCGCTCGCAGCGGCCTGAACCAAACAATAATTTGACGAACCGAGTTCCTGTGGTATACCGGTGCCAACAGGAAAGGACGCTTCATGGAGCAGCAGGACCCTATCCCGGAGGAGCCCCGCCGCCTTTATCTGGCCTATGGCTCGAACCTCAACCTCGCCCAGATGGAGATGCGCTGCCCGACGGCCATCCCCGTGCGGCGGCTGATGATCCGTGGATGGGCGCTGGTGTTCCGCGAATTCCTCGACATCGAGCCACGCGAGGGCTCCTGCGTCTATGGCGCCCTCTACAGCGTCACCGCCGAGGACGAGAAGGCGCTGGACCTCTATGAGGGCGTGCGGCACGGCTTCTACCGTCAGGTCGAATTCCGGATCAAGAGCACCGGGGAGACCGCGTTCTTCTACCGGATGAACGAGGGTGGCTACGAGGCGCCTCCCGCCCCCTACTACTACAACATCTGCAAGCAGGGGTTCCGCGACTGGAAGCTGCCTCTCAACGCGCTGTCGGCGGCGCTCGAAAGCGCCTACAACTTCACGCAGCAGGAGGTGCTGTCCCCGGCCCTGCGCCGCCCCGCCCGGCGGCGCCGGAGCCGCAGCCCGGTGGTCCCGACGATCATCCGCTAGGCGGCGAACTCGCAGCAGAACGCGCGCCTGAACTCCGGCTGCCCGAGCGTGCCCTGCATCCTGCTCTCGAACGCCTCATCGCATTCGGGATGCAGGAAGTAGGGCAGCATCATCCGGCCCCAATCGCCTGATGTCGTTCCAGAGCCGATAGAACAGCCCCTTCGGCCGGTTCGGGGCGCTGGCGAGGATCGCCCGGCCGCCGAACGCTAAGCTGGGGGCGAGCATCGTCCACATCTCATGGGCGTTGTGGTGCGGAATGAAGGCGGCATTGTCTATCATCAGCAGGTTGATCGCCATGCCGCGCACGGCGGCCCCGGACGCCTCGTGGATGATGATCCGCGAAACGCCCTCAAAGAGCACGTAGTCCTCGCGCACAGTGATCACGTCCCTCTGCCGCTGCTTGGCAAACCGGAGGACGGCTTCGGCCAATCCGGAGGTGAACCGGTCGGTCAGCATCAGCAACGTCTCGTTGGCCCTGCTGCGGGCGTAGTGGACCGCATAGGCGGCCAGCAAGGAGGTCGTGCCCATCCGGCGCGCCGCGTTCACCAGCAGCCGGGGACACCGTTCGAAAGCGTGGACAAGATCGCGCTGGAAATCATATAGGCGGAATGCGACCTTGCCGCGCACCGGATGCGGCAACCGCATCTGCTGGATGGCATAGTGGGCCGGGGTGTCGTCGGGATGCGCGCCTCTGATCGGGACGCGGCCGTCGCGCAGACATCCCTCAATCTGGCTGACGAGCCTGAACACCTTCATTGGCGCTTGCCGTCTTGGGTGCGATGGCGAACGCGATATGAAGCACCCGGTCGCGCAGATCGTCCTTTTCCAAAACTCACATCCTCAAATCGCTTTCGTTCGGCTGCCGGGCACCTCGCTTCCGGGCGGCAACGCGCCATCTTATCGACGGTATTATTGCGTTCGCAAGCACCGATTTGATATGGTACAAACCTCATTTGAGGAAGCCATACCGATGCCGCCAGACGATCTCCCCATCGTGCGGTCCCTGACGCCGCCGGGCTTTTGGATCGGGAACGTGTTCTATTCGGATACGCTCGCGGAGCGAATCCTGTCGCATTGGTCCGATGGGCCGACGCCGCAATATCCGGACCTGACCATCCACCGCTCGCCGGACCTCTACACCTACGATCCGGGCACCTTCCGCTTCTACCTCGACGACAGCGCCCTGTTGCCCTGCGACACCGAGCCCGGCGAGGGCGACCGCCAGTGATCCTCGACGATACGACGAATATGTGCCTCAGCGGCGGCGCGGATGGCGCCGATCTGATGTGGGGCATGACCGCCGGAATGGCCGGTCACAAGGTGTTCCACTGGTCCTTTAAAGGGCACCGCTCGAATGCCCCGGCCTCGGAAATCGTCGTACTGAACGACAGGCAGCTTGCCGAGGCGGACGATTATTGCTTGCGCGCCAGCCACAGCCTCCGGCGCCGCTTCCCACCGAACTCGCTGTACGTGCGCAATCTCCTTCGCCGCAACTACTATCAGGTCGCATGGAGCGACGCCTGCTATGCGGTCGCCAGTCTCGACGGCGCCGGGCAGGTCTCCGGCGGCACGGCGTGGGCGACGCAGATGTTCATCGACCGCCATAACGGCGCCGCCTGCCCCTGCTACCTGTTTGACCAGCAGGACGGGCGCTGGAAGGTCTGGGACGGGCCACAGGGCTGGCGGGCGATCTATGAGCCGCCGAAGCCCGTCGGCGTCTGGGCGGGCATCGGCAGCCGGGAGTTGCTCCTCGTCGGCAAACTGGCGATCCGGGTCCTCATGGGCTACCAGAAGCCGGTGGTGAAGGCGGCCTGAAACGGTCGAACCGACGCGGCTGCGCCGCCAGACGCCTCAGCGGGCGTTCTGATCGGAGGAGCCGGAATCGCTGGTCTGCTGGCGCCCAGCCTGATTTGGCGATGGGGCCAGCGGCCAGCCCATGAGGTCGGCGATGATGTTGTAGTAGTCGTTCGGCATGACGACATGCAAATCATCGGGCTCAAGCTTGTGCCGCAGCACATAGGTACGAAGCTGGATGCGCTGCATGTTGTTGAGGGCCAGCTTGCGGTCGTGGACAAGCTCGCCGATGGACCGCAGAAACCATGCCGGGCGCGCCTCGGAGACAACGACCAGAGCCGGTAGTATATCGAAGATGGCCGCGAAAGCCGTCAGTCCCTTCGGGGCTTCCACTGGCGTGCGCTTGCCGCTGCCCGGCGTCGCATCGGCGAACTTGCCATCATCGAGCAGCATGATGAGCTTGGTGACATACTCCTTGGCGGCAAAATTCTCGTCGGCGCCCGCCAGCACGATGTTCGCCATGTGGACGACCTGCTTGCGGATCGTGTCGAACTTCTTGTGGTAATCACGTCCGCCCATGCCCCGGAACTCGAATACGCCGTTGCCCCGGTCCCTGATCGAGGAATACTTGTCGAAATAGTCGCGCAGCCTGTTGCCGATCTTCTTGAGGGCAGCCGTCGCCCTGCGAAGGTCGTTCCCTGACACGACCGTGCGGTAGTCCATCGGGGTGTCGGCCTCGATCCTGAGGATCATGCGCAGCGCGTCGATGAGGCGGTTGCGCATCGGCTTCGTGTACATGTTTTTCAGGCGGCCGAACAATTGGGCGGCGTGGTTCTCGTCGAACAGGACCAGCATCTTGAGGAAGTCGTAATCCTCCGCGCCCTTGCCCTCCATGCTGATGTTGATGTGCAGGCCGGTGGAGTTGTCGGTCGAGTGGCCTTGGCGCTCCATCCAGTCGAACAGCGCGCGCAACTTTTCAAGGCCCTCGCCGACCGGGTACACCGCGCTCACCACCTCGGCGGGAATGCCCTCGCCATCATCCGTGATCGAGGCGTCGGGCTCGACATACCACAGGTTCTCGCTCTTGTTGTTGCTGTGGTATTCGTCGTTGACCTCCACATCGGCGCCGACGACGTGCCTGAGTTCCGAGGCCACTTCCTCGTGCGCGGCCTCGCTGCTCGCCTCCCGGTAGTCCTCGGTGTAGATATAGCCGTCACGATTCCAGCCGTAGATCGGCTGGATGTCCATCTGCCGCATGAAGCTGGTGTTGGAGCCGTAGATTTCCGCGATGAAATCATCCATGTCGTAGCGGCGTTCAAAGTCGGCGGTATTTTCTTCAACGAAATCCGCGTAAGCATCATCCTCGTGCTCCGCGATGATCTCGTCCGCGTCCTCCTCCTCGTCATCAGAATCGAGCAGACCGTACCGCTCGCACCATTCGCGGGTATATTCGTCCTTCTTCTCGCCCCATTCCTCGTCAAGCTTCTGAAAGATGTACTCGCTGAATGCCTCGTTGACAGCGGACTGCCGGTATTCGACGTAATCCCGAAGCTCGGACCATCGCAGGCTGTCCGGGTCCACCGGGGAGCCGTCGCGTGCCTCGCCTTCGACAGCAAGCATCATCTCGCACTCGAAGCCGATCCGAAGCGAGGGATGCTTGAGGATGTTGTTGAATTCGCTACGCGTCGCTTGCAGTTCGCGGAGGATTTCACGGGCCTTCATAAGCGGGTTTTCAACAGAATTGTTGACCCGCTATTTAGCCTCCGCGCGTCGCGTCATAGCCGCCGGGACAACGACGGGTCCGGAAACATGTCCTGCTGATATTGTCCGTACCGCTGCCAGTCCCGCGCACGCTCCTCGAAATCGTCCTCAGCGCCTTTGTCATCATCGGCATACGGGTACCCGCCGCGCATGGCGAAGGGGAGGACCGACTGCCGCTCGTCGTCGTTCCTGATGGCGAGGGGCCAGCCGAGTGGTCGGGCAATGGTGTTATACAGGTCATCCGGCACGACTTCGCGGAGGTCCTGCGGCGTCACGCGCATACGCACAGTGTAGGCTTTAAGCTGGTGAACCTGCTGGGGAGTGAGGCGGGTTTTGGATTTCATGATGACCCGACCGAGACTCGTCAGGAATTCGAGCGGCTTCTGATAAAGCGTGATGATCTCCCCATACCCCGCCAGCAGCCGAGCGAAGGACGAAAGCTGGGGCGGAAGTTCGGCCTTCACATTGGCATCGTCATATCTCCGCGCGGAGAGAATGGCGTAGACCTTTGAGATGTACTCCTTGGCGAGGAGCTTCGGGTCGGAGCCGATGCGCATGATGTAGGCCATATTGACGACCCGCTTGCGGATATCCTCGAAGTGGCTTTCGTAATCCTCGTTCCCCATGGAGCGGAACTCGAACACGCCGTTCTGGCGGGAATGGATGGACCAGTACTTGTCGAAGCTTTCCTCTAAGGCGCGGCCGAGCTTCTTGAGCCCGGCGAGCGCCGTGTCGAGGTTGCGACCACTCATGATCTGATGCGGGTCGAGCGAGCGAGCACCCAACTGGTCGAATTGAGCCGCAATCTTGCCGAACAAAAGGGTACGCATCTGCTCGGCGTAGGTGTTGCCGAGGCGCTTGAACAACGACGCGACATATTTCTCGTCGTGGAAGATGATCATCTTGAGGAAGTCGTAGTCCTCCGCGCCCTTGCCTTGAATGCTCAGGTTGATATGCAGGCCGGTAGATTCGTTCGTCCGGTGCCCATTTTCGTCCATCCAGTCGAACAGGCGCTTCATGGCGATCAGCCCGTCCTCAAGTTGGTAGACCGAACTAACGACCTCGCCAGCCGTCCCATTCTCATCATCGTCGATGGAATTGTCAGGCTCGACATACCAAGAATGCTCGGCCTTCTTGGTACCGTGGTACTTGTCGTTGACGGACACGCTCACGCCAATCTGGTCGCGCAGGCTTTCGGCGATCTCCTCGTAAACCTCGGACCTGCTAATCCCATCTTCGGTATAGATACGGAAGCCTTCCTCGTCCCAGCCGTAAAGCGGTGAGATAATGAATTCCTGCATCACGCGGGTGTTGGAGCCGTATTCCTCGGCGATCCAGTCATCCATGTCATACTTGTCGAGGATGGAAGGTTCCTTCTTGAACAGCCATTGCTCGCGGGCTTCGTCGCGGTACTTATCGAGTGTCCCCTCCTCATCAATGATGTTGCCGTCATCATCCCGCTCGAACAGATCATTATCCTCGCAATACTGCCGGATGTACTCATCCTCCTGCTCGCGCCACGCCTCATCGACTTTCCTGATAAGCCATTCATCAAAGGCTTCGGCAACGCTCGACGTGACGCGGTCGCTCATGTCGAGATATTCGGTCAATTGCTCCCATTTATACTCGTCAGGGTCGATGGTTTCCCTGTTGCCTTTGGATGGGATGTCGAACACCATCTCGCATTCGAACCCCATGCGAATAGCGGGGTCCTTGGTGATCTTGTTGAACTGGCTGCGGGGGACGTTGACTTCTTGCAGGGCGATTTCGCGGTAGCGCATCGTAGGACAGGCCGTGTATTATGTGGCCTGCTATTTAGGTTTTCGCGCTTCGCGCATGACCTGCCACGCCGCGCCTTCTCGGCAGCGGGACAGCTATGCTTGATCCGAGCCCGGCATCCAGAAGGTGAGGAATAGCGCGGCGTTGGCTTCGACGGTGAAGGAGAGCTTATGATGGCTGATCCTGCGGGAGCGGCCGTTGAAGGACGCGAAGTGAACCTTTCGGTAGCTGTCCGGCGGCAGCGAGGACGCGCACCACTCCCGCACGGCCGCAACCTCCTCCAAGGAGGTCGCGGTCACGATGTAGGCCACCGGATCGTCAGGACCGTGCGTTGGCTTTAGAACGATCATCGCAAGTCCCCGCGAAACTCGCGGAAAAGACCATTTTGAACAGAGCCGCCTTCGCCTTGTCCTCGATGAGGAGCAGATGTTCGCCGGAACCCGCCGAGGCGCCCCAAAACATGGCGAACCATATCCTCCCGTGCGGGCCGCAATTATCCGCAAGCCAGCGGCGGACCACCTTCCACTCGGCGGCCTCGTTCCACCGGATGCTGAACTGCCACCCTCCCCCGCCCCTGACGGGCTCCATCTCCCAGATGGTCAGCACGGCGTACCCCGCCGTGCCGCACCGGCCCATGCCCTGTCGGGGCGCACGCAGCGCATCACCGGTACGCAGTCTCGTGCAGACGACTGTTCTCGCGGCGAACGCGAGCGGGGTGTCCCGTGATGAACTCACCCACTATGGCATTGGCGTCGCCGAGCCGGACCCAGAACCGCACTGCCCCGTTGGCGAAAGTGCCCTTCGCACTCGGTTTCTTCCACGGCAGCAGCCGCTCGTCCGGGCTGTCGATGATCAGAAAAGTGATGCTGTCGAATGCCTCTTGCCCCTTGCGGAGATAGATGCGGTCCACCTGCAAGACGGTCCCCGGCTCCAATGTGTACATATCGAAGCGGCCACAATCGTCGCCATAGGGGAGGTCCCGCCAAGAGACTTGGATGCCGAGCGCCCAGAACAGGCTTGCATTGCGGTATTCGCCGTAGGCGCGGAAGCGCCAGCCATCGAGCAGGCGCAGTTGCGTTCCAATCGTCGGGAAAAATACGTTCATCGAAATGACCGTCGTGTGCAAACGCGGCGACGCTACCGCACCGTTGGAATGTCGTCAACTGACCCGAAATGAAGTGGGAGGCGCATAAATAGTTTTTGGAAACCGCATTCCGTCGTCATGTTGCCCTTGGCACCAAAATCCCTGCACCGCGTTGAAATGCCCGATTCTCACCGGTTCTGGGCGTGGTTCGGGGCTTCGAAGGTGGTGGATGCGCGGCAGGAACCGCTGGTCTGCTATCACGGCACACACGGACAGCCGAATTTCGGGCCTCTCACGCGGTTCGGGACCGCCGAGGCGGCGACCGAGGGTCTGTTGCTGGCGCTGACTCCCGAGGAGCTTGAACGGCTGCTCGGCGACCCCGAGGTGACGCCCTACCTTGACCGTCTGCGGTTCCGGCGCCGGTCCGTCTGGGGCGATGGCGAGGGCTATCACCTCTACGCGCCGGGCGCGGCCATCGCCCCCTGCTACCTGCGCATCGTCCGCCCACTGGTCCTCGACGAGGACCCGTTGCTGGTGCTGCCGCCGAGGCACCTCAAGGGTATTCCCGACGAGGCCCTCGTCATCCTCCTCGCGGCGGGCTATGATTTCCGGGAACTGGTCGGGACATTCAAGGGGCAGGACCCCCGGACCGCCGTACCGGCGATGCTTCTCGCCAAAGGCTATGACGGGGTGAGTTTCCCAGACCTAGTGGAGGGCGGCGGGAGCACCGCGTGGATCATCCTCGACGCGTCGCAGGCGTGGCCGATCTATGGCAGCCGGATCACCAGCGGGGTTTCGCCTTGATGACGCGTTTGACCGCTTCCGCACCTGAGGGGACGGTCCATTCCCAATACGCTTCGATCAGGTCCATGTTGCTCCGGACCCACGCACCAAGCATCTCAAGTTCGTTGAAGTCAAGTGGTTGACCAGACAATTGGATTAGCGTCGGTTCCAAGAGAAACACCAATGCCGATCTCTCGTCATATTCCGCTGTTTCGGTCAGTTCTATGACGATTTCCTGATCCGCCCGCTTTCTTATCAGCCAAACTACCCACGGAAGGCCGGTGACGCGAGGCTTTAGGCCCAACTTGATCCGTGCAGGCGGGTCCATCGCACCGATGTCCATTTTTAAGGCATCCGTATCCTTGATGGCATGAACCATACTCCGAGAATCATCCCGAATGCGCGACCGTCGCCGGGCCATCAAGAAAAAAACATGTGGTGGCATGGTTCCTCGGGCTCATATCGGGCTTGGTGCATTTCGTGTCAATCAGCCATCCCTATCCTAACATCCTGTCGCATTTAGGTACGCAGGCGACAATTCGGCAACCCTGCGCATACAATGTGGTAAGTCACAAAGCCCCCTTGCCTGATGCCACAGACCGGATTATATGGTCTGCAAAACCGAGTTTGAGAAAGTTGTTGCGAGGCATCCCATGCGCACGCCCAAGCGCAAGCCAGTCCGGCCGCGCAATCCGTTTGCGTTGGCGCTCATCACCGACCCCGCATTCAGGACGAAAATCGCCAAGTCCACCGCCGAGCGCGAGGAACAGCGGGGCGGTTGGAGCCGCAAGGCCAAGCACAAGAAGGTCCTGATCTCCGTGGACGGCGACCAGCCGTCGGATGATTCCTAGCAGGAAACCCCATCGTGACCCCCTTTGCGCGCATCCGGTCCATCCTCGCCGCTGTTTGTGGGATCGAGGACGCCTCGACCATAACCCCGTTGACTACCCTCGATGAGGACCTCGGCTTCGACGCCCTCGATTTCGGCGAGACCGCTTCTCGTATCGAGGAAGAATTTGGTATCGAAATCCCCCTCGGCGAGGAAATGGCGTGGACCAATTTGGCGTCCATCCTTGCCGATGTCGAGGCCAAGCTCCGCGAGACGCCGTGATGGAGCATGAGTGCCTCATCGTCATCGGGGACTGGGCGGGGATCGGGCATGGTCAGTCGGATATGTTCGTCTACCACGCCAATCGCCCGATTGACGAGCAGCGCCGCGCCTTTCTCGCAAGCACGGACCTGACCGGTCTTTGGCTCGCAAAAACGGACCGGGTCGGTTTTTGGCTCGATCATCTCTGTGGTACTCGGCAGCCCGACGACCCAAACGCGATCTGTACGGAACGCGGGGATGACTGGATCAATGCCTACCATATCGCGATCCTGCGCCGCTATGGCATGGATTGCAGTCGCCTCGGCAACAGCGACCCTTGTGGTTTTGCCCCGAAGCCGGTGGATTTCGCACATCTGATCCTTCGGTTCATCAGCCTGTCACTGCCGGATTTCGAGTGGTCCGAGCTACGGCACACCAACCTGCGGGAATGGTTGGAGAACCCCGGAAACAATGCCAGTACGCCATGGAGGGACCTCCCGCAGCGGGTCCTGAACGACGGCTGGAAGAACAGGAACCTCGACGGGATATTCGGCTACGGCATCTATGGTGGTGCCAGCAATGATGGCCTTGCCGACAAAAAGCAGCACGACGACAGCGTCGATTACGCGCGAAAGCTCGAAGCAGCGCGGATACGCCACTTTCGCCTGACCAAGAACGACGCGCGCACTCATGGCCGGATCGTCGAGGAGTTTCCCTTTGAGGCACGGGGCGTGAAAGTGCCGCCGAGCCATGAATCGGAAGCTTGGTGGTCATTCCTCGCACGGGTCCATGATTTCACGGAGGAAGCCGAGGGACGGGTGATGCTGGCAGGTGACCGCTTCTTTTTCGACAGCCTTCACGACTGCGTTTTGTTCAAACTGCGTTGGACGACATTCAACAATCCACACGAGTGAATTCCCCAAACACCATTAGCGATTTCAGAAGGACATTTGAGAATGCAAGCTTTCAAGCGAGAAATCGCGTCGGCCTTTGCTGGCCTTGGCGTCGTCGGCGGCGCAGGCATCGCCGTCTTTCTCATCCTCCTCCTCCGGGCCGCCGTGCTCGCATGGGCATGGAACCATTTTGCAGTTGCCCTCGGCGCCGTCCCCATCGGCATGGCTATGGCATTTGGCATCATGCTGACACTTCGCCTGTTCTCCGGCTTCAATATCGGAAGCGAGGCATCCGTCAAAGCCAAGGGTTTAGTCGGCTTCGCCATGCTGCTTTTCACCGAGGCCCTCCGGATGCTGCTGTTCTGGGGCATTCTCGTCGTCGTCTGGGCCTTCGTCTGACGGCCGGGGCCGAGGGGCTCCGGCGCGCCCCTCGGCCACTAAATATCGTCATGCGTGCCCTGCATTTTTCCGACCCCGCCCTCTCCCCGCAGGTCCTTTCGCTCATCGCGGAGGCCCAGTCCCTTCGCCTCGCTCTCGACGCCCTCCTGACCGAGCACCCGCAGGCCGGGCGCGCGGTCGTGGCGCATCTGCACGGGCGGCTTGACGAACTGGGGATCGGGCAGGCCATCAAGGGCGCGGCCAAGGGCCTGTTCAAAAGTGCCTCCGCCGTCAACGCCAAGATCAACCAGCTTGGTGCGCTCCTACAGAACACCAAGCCGGTGCAGGATTTCGACGCGCGCTTCGAGGCCCTGAAAGGGACGCTGGCCCGGAAGTTTCCGAGGCTTGCCGCGACGGTCGAGGGCTACGGGCGCTGGGCCAAGCAGCACCCGCGCCTGCAAGCCTTCATCATCGGGATGCTGACAGCCTGCGCCAGCATCGCCGCCGGTCCGGCGGGCGGCGCCATCGTGGCGGCCATCATGCGGGGCGGCAACGAACTCATCAAGGGCTCGAAGCTCAGTACCGCCATCGGCAAGAGCGTGAAGGGTGCGGCCATCGGCTGGCTGGCGGGATACGGAATCAAGACCATTGGTAACGCGCTCGCGGCGAACATGCTGCCGACGCCCGAGACCCTGCAAATGATCCAGCATTACCGCCTCTGGAACGTGCAGTACCGGTACACCGTCAACGGCCAGACCCTTGTCAATATCGAGGGCATGGTCAACGGCGACATGCGCGAGAAGCTCAGGGCGGCGTGGAAGGCGTTCCATGCCGCCAAGAACGCGGCGGCGCAGGCGGCCTTCGAACATTCGGAGAACACGGACAGGCTGTACGCGCGGGCGGCCAAGGCGCTGGTGGATTTCCAGACATTGGCGGATCAGGCGTTCGATCCGGCCGGGGAGACCCAGCGGATCGTCCAGAGCGAGATCGCCTCGAACCACCAGATGTACAACGACGTGGTGAACAACGCCGAACGCGCCAAGGACGGCATCCGGAAACTCGGCAGCTTCGTTGCCGCCACCTTGCAGGGCCGCCTTGCCGCCAAGGACACCGGCAACCAGCCCGCCCCGGCACAGCCGTCGCCGCAGGCGTCCGCTGTCCAGCCCGCCCCTCAGGCCGCCCCACAAGCCCCACAAGCCCCACAGGCCGCCCAAGCGGCGCAGCCACCTGTGCAGGATAATGCAGGCGCCGCGACCGGCAGGGTCTATCCGACCAACCCGAAGCTCTGGCAGCGGGCACTCGCGCTGGGCCAGCAGCAAAACCCGAATGACCGCCATGCGGCCGTGGAATATGCCAAGAGCTACTACAAGAACCATGGCGGGCGGGTCGCACGTGGCCCGGCCCCGGCTGGCAATGCCGCCAAGCCCGGTGCTCCCCGTAGGGCCAACCCACCACGCCGGGCTCCATCGCAACCCGCCTTTCGCCGCGCTTCATGAGGCCGCCGCGACGCAGGTCGTCGCAGCAGGCGGTCGATTGCCGGATTTGGGCTGGCGCGCACCCGATAATTTGGTGTAAATACCCACATTATCTCAGTCCATTTTCAGAAGGCGATTTCAATGCGGCTCGACGAGTTTTCCGGCGCTCCCAAATTGCGGACGCTCTACGTCAAGCGCCCCCTCCTGAACGGTGAGCAGTTTCGCGCATGGGCGAAGTCCCAAGGCTTTACCTCCACCCTCCCCGCCGCCGACCTGCACGTCACGATTGCGTACAGCAAGGAGCCGGTCGATTGGCGCAAGGTCAAGCCCCATGAGGACAAGCTCGTGGTCGAGGGTGGCGAGCGCCGGATCGAGGTGCTCGGTAAGGACGCGATCACCCTCGTGTTCGCGGAGCCGAGGTTGCACGCGCGGTGGGCCGAACTGATCGACGATGCCGGATGCTCGTGGGATTATCCGGGATACAAGCCGCACGTCACGATCAGCTACGAGGGCAAGGGCATCAAGCCCTCGAAGCTCGACCCGTACACCGGCCCGCTGGTGTTCGGGCCGGAAATCCTCAACGAGGTCGATGAGAACTGGTCCGACGATGTCGTCGAGGACCCGCTCACCGATGTCGAGACGCGTTCCTTGGCCGAGGCCATGCGCGCAATGCTGGGTAGCCTCCGGGCTCCCTTGGGAGGAAACCTCTGATGCGATGCCTCGCCACGGCCCTTCTGCTTCTCGCTCTGTCCGCGTGTGGGCAAACCATCGATCCCGGCAGCATCAAGATCAGGGCGAATTTCGACAGCGAGAACGAGTTGATGAACGTCCTGCTTGGCGATGACGGTGTCGGTGTCCGGTTCCGCTTCGTCGCGTCGAGGTTCTGATGCGGCGGCGCGAAATACTCCGCGAAGGAAAGTGGTGGGACGATAGCCCCACCATTACCCTGAATCACGGCACATCGAGTGCTCTCGTTCCAGCGATCCGCAAACACGGTTTACAGCCTCCATCTGCTCAGATGGAGGGCTACGTCCGCTCCATCCTCCGCGACTACCTTCCCGAGGAGCAGTGGCCTCCGGGCCTTCTGAATGCCGCCCTGCAAGCCGCGCTCGGATCAGCCATCCATAAGCGTCGGTCCACGCCAGATACGGGGCCGGTGCTCTATTTTTCACTGATTCCGACGCTACCGAGAGTTATGCCGCAGCCACTTGCCAGACCGGCGATGAGCTTGCCGGTGACGTGCTGACCGCTCTTGAACGCCACACTGGCCGTCATTTCCTGCCGCGCTATGCCGGGGCCATGCCAGTAATCATCGAAGTGGAAATCCCCAAGGACTGGTGCATCTGGCGCCAGCCCATCGACCGTCTACGAGATCGGATGTTCATAGTGTGGGATGAGCAAACCGCCGATGCACGCGAGTTCGACAACCGTGATGCATTCCTCGCCGATGTCATGTGGCGTGAGGAGGCCCGTGTCGCACGTCCGGTTCCGCCCGAGATGATCACTGCCATCTGCGAGGTCTGAACGGCAAAATCTGGTGCCTCGCACGAGGATTATTGCGACCGGACTTCGCTCTATGCTACTCATTGGGTCATTTCAGAAGCCCATCTGAGGAAGTTCCGTGAGCCATCCCATTCAGGACACCATCGAATTCTCCGTCGGCGCCGAGAAGGTGCTGGTGAACGACACCGTCAAGATCGTCGCCCGGATCAACGCGCTGGTCGCGGGGGACACCTCCGAGGAGGCGCTGCGCGCCGATATCCGTGCGACGATGAAGAAGTTCATCGACGCTGACTGGCAGTTCTCCAACATGCAGCGTGACGCCGACACCACGGGTTTCGAGCGTGTCGTGCTCACGGCCACCGCGCGGGTCAGCGAAAGGGAAAACTTCAATCTCGACAGCCGCGCGCGAGGCCAGCCGCAAGGGCTTGCAGATCGTCGGCGTGACCGTGGACACCTCCATTCCGGCCGCCCAGATCGAAGCTGCCGAGCGCGAACTGCGCGCCGACATCCTCCGCAAGGTGATGGAGGAATTGAAGTTCATCAATTCCACCCAGTTTTGCCCTTCCGCATTGCAAGGATCAACTATGGCGCCGCGATGAACCAGAGCGTCGCCAGCACCCTCAAGATCGGCGCCCAGAGCTTGGAGGCTGCCGCCGCCAAGGCGAGCACCTATGGCATCGGCTTCGGCATGGGGATGATACCCTCGGAAATGCTTCGAAGCTGACGATGCAGGCGCAGGTTGTGCTTGCACGGCTTGCGAACGGGTAAGCCTTCATCTGCCAACCGATAGCATGACGATGCACTGCGGCGGAGCGCATGGGCGAAGTCCCCGCATCCCGCCGCTGGTGCCCCCGGCAAGGAGGAACCGCCATGGCGAGGATCGAGATCAACCGCATCAGCGGCGGCGAAGAATGCGAGGACTGCGGCTACTACGAATGGACCACCGTCACTCTCCGGATCGACGGCGTGGAGGTCGGCAGATGGTCCGGCGACACGCATTTCAGCGGCGGATACCACGAGCTTGATGGTGACCAGTTCCTCAAGAAGGTGCTTGAGATGCTCGGCCACGAGGTCGAGTTGAACTGCGAGGTTGACGAGGAATGACGCGCCATCCCGGCAATGCCTGCATGTGGTCCTAGGCGAATAGCCTCAACGATGGCGGCCGACCCTTGGAGGAGCCGCAGGAGAATATCGACGCGGCATTCCGCGATCCGCTAGACTACCACTGATTTCAGAATTTCGCTTATTTCAGAACGGCATTTTGAGAATGATCATCACCGAGGACGGTTTCATTGAAATCGACATAACGCCCGAGATGACCGCACGAGCCAAGGCCAAGGCGGACGATTTGGGCGAGCTTCGCAACTCCATACGGCGCGGCAAGGGGAATCTTGCGGGCTTTCTCGGTGAGGAGGTCGTACTGGCGGCGTGGGGTGGGTCCATCTCGCACAACACCTACCAGCACGACATCGAGTTCGAAGGCACAACCTTCGAGGTCAAGACCAAGGACCGCACCGTCCCGCCCAGCATCCGGTACGAGGCTTCTGTTGCCAACTACAACCCGAATCAGCGGGCGGATTTCTACGTGTTCGTCTCGCTGCTGCGGCGCAAGCCGGACAATGCCTATGTGAAGGGTTATGTCCTCGGCATCATCAGCAAGGACGACTATTTCAGGCAGGCGACTTTCCTGCGCGTTGGCGATATCGACCCGTCGAATGGCTGGGTGGTGAGCGCGGATTGCTACAACCTGCCCTACTCGGCGCTGACGCGCTTCGAGACGTGGCGTGAACCGGTGGCGGCCTGATGCCTGATCTGCTGCGGGTCAGCGGTCCCGCACTGGAATATCCGTTCGGCAAGAGCGATTTGCCATTCTGGGCGGATTTGGCGTGGCGGATCAACAACCATGTAGGCTTCCGATTCAAAGAGGTCATGGAGTGCGATATCGCCGGGATAAGCGTGTCCCTGCGCTGCGATCCGCCCTCCACCGCCGCGTCGATATTCATCCTCCATCTCCGGGGCGGAGACCGGTGGATCACCTACTCGCACGAGGATACGTGGGATGCGCCCCGCAGGATGTGGCTGTCCAGCTACCGGGCCGAAGCCTCCTCCGAGGAGGATGCGAAAATCCTGCTTGCTGTGATGGCCCTCGCCCTGCCGCCTCCCACCGTCTTGGCTCAAACGGAGACCACGTAGGTGCGTGTCTTGGGAACCTCGCCGCGCGAGCCGCGCACGAAGGGGCTCCACCAGTAGAGCCCGGTCTTGCGCAGCTTGAAGTGTCCCCGAACGAGGTGCGCGTGCAGGTCCGCCGAGCCTCCTCCACCGCCCTCTCCCAGCCGGTTGCGCTGGACCTTCGAGAGGTTGAGCCTGATCTCCCGGTGGTCCAGCAGGGGCGGCTTCTTCTGCTTGGCGCGGGCCTTGTTCAGCTTCTCGTAGGAGACCGATGGCCCGTACTGGATGACGTTGCGGCTGTTCAGCGTGGTCAGCAACCCGAGCGCGAACTGAAACTCGGCCAGCAGGTCGTGCCTCGCCAAGTCGATCAAGTTCTCAAGCTTGGGCGTTCGCCCCAGCGTGCGTTCGAGGTCCTCCCATGTCGGCATGAGGTAGGGCGGCACCTCGTGCTTGACGCGGGCCTCCATCTGGATGGCAGCTTCCAACTCGGCCGGGTCCTTCGCCCATGGCGGCGGCGCCCTCTCCAACTCCGCCAGAACCCGCGCGCGGTCCTCCTCCGAGGGTGGCCCCGCCTCGCCCGTATTGATCCGGAAGGTCAGGTGGCAGATCGACACCGAACCGTCATGATGGGACCATGCCGGGTGGATCAGGATGTCCCTGCCCTCCTTGTCGAGGGCTTCCATGTAAAGGCCGAGCCGGGAGGGCGGCTCCGTGTCCTCCCGTGTCACCAGCCTGACCCCTCGGGCGCGCATCGAGGTCAGCCAGTCGGTCCGATCCTTGAAGGCAAACTCGACCCACAGGGTCGGGAATGGCAGGCGGCAGATATCGAGGGCCGCGAGGAAGCGGCTTGGCTTTGATTCGCCGATGTCATGCACCAGCATGACCGCATCCCGGTTCAATACGAACCGGTTGGATGTGGCGATCCGGCGGCCGAGCGCACGGTAGCTCTCCCGCATCCCCGGCAGGAGAAGCGCCGAGGCGGGCTCGTCGGGGAAGGCGATGATCGTGTCAGCCAGCATGGGGTCGGGGCAGCCTTTGCCGCAGGCTACCCCGACACACCGTTTCGTCAACCGACCTCAGAGGCGGGATTCCGCAATCCCGGCGGCAAAGACGACCCGATCCACACCGATGGCGATTTCCAGCACCAGCACGTCGGTCTCGATCCATTCCTTTTTCTTGTTCTGGAAGCGATTCTTCACCGGAAAGTCCTTGCGCTTGCTGATGGAGCAGACCTCCATCCAGCGGTCGCCGGTATCGACCTCGATGTCCATGGTCCTGAGGCTGTAGTCCGGCAGCCGGTCGGAGGGCACGATGCGGGTCGGCAGGCCGGTGGCGGTGGCGATCATCCGGCGCACCGGCTCAAGGGACTTCTCCTGATAGTCGTTCGCCGTGTCCGCGCTATAGGCGCACTGGAATTCCTGCTGATAGAACTCCTTGAGCCGCATATGCGAGAGGACCTTGTCCTGCTCGACGCGGAAGCTCTTGCCGACCTGCCAGCAGCAATAGGGCAGCCGCACGCCGTCGTGGGAGGCCAGCCGATGCGTCATCCACGCATAGGTGGACGGCGTCGTCTCCGGCCGCGCGACCAGCACCGGCTCGTTCTCGTCGTGCCGCACGAAGGTCCAGAGGTCCTCCGGCGCGTAGTTGGGGTTCACCAGCGCCATCGGGAGCATCATGGGTGCCTCGACGCGCTCGATCTCCCACGCGCGGTTCTGGCCGCGCAAGAAGGCGGCAACCTCGTCAGCGAAAAACGTCACGACGCGTTCGCGGGCCTTGATCTCGCGCTCGGACCAATGCACCAGCCCGTTGATGTTGTAGAGGGGACGCATTGCAAATGGCCTTCTGAAAGGACAGGGTGTGAATTAAGGGTTCTGCGGGGTGAACAGGCGCTTTGCCGTGTCGTAGAGCGCGTCGGCAGCGCGGTTGAACTCCTCCTGCTCCTCCGCGACATAATCGGCCGTGGAATACTGCCCGGTGTAGCCGGAGGCGTTCTTGCGGGCATCGGTCAGCTTCGCCTCGGCCGCCAGCGCCGCCGCGAGGGCCTCGAAGAACTCAAGGGCCTCGGGCTTGGCGGGCGTCACATCAGATGCGTTCAGGATCGTCATACGTCCTCTGTGAGTTCGATGGTGGTGATCGGCTGGCCCATGAGCAGCATTCCGCTGACCGGCGGCTCCACGCGGGTCAGCGACATGGGATCGGCCACCAGCGCCGCGTAAAGCTCGTCCAAGAGGCGACCGAGGACATTCCGGCCACGCAGCAGGCCCGCGCCGCATGGCATGGCGCCCCAGAAATCGTCCTTGAAGCTCTGCTCCACGATGGGCCGCCCGCCCGTGGCGAGGAGCACATCGCCGAAGCTGACGAAGTTCTGGATCAGCTTGACGCGGAGCACCCATGCCATCAGGGGCACCCGGACCTCCATCCAGTCCGGACGGCTGCGCTCCTCCCGGAAGGGCGCACAAACCGCCTTGGCGGCCATGGGACTGGCCTGCGCGATGATCTTCTCCTGCATCTCCGGCCAGTGCGGGAAGCGCATGGCCTGATACAGGGCCTCGGAGGTGCGGATGGCGATGCCGTTCACCAGCAGCGGGAACCCGGCCGCCATGTTGGAACAGCCGCCATTCGCATCCCGCGTCTTGCAGAACACCGCGCAGTCGGCCACCCGGTAGGTCCGGACCGGGTAGACCTCCTCCGGTCGCCGGGCGGGCACGGACGCCGGTTCGAGATGGCTCACCGGGACGAAGCGATAGACATGGTTCACCTCGTCATCCGTCACCACCTCCGGAATGTCGTAGCCAAAGTCCGCCGCCTTGAAGCGGACCGCGACCTTCCCCGGAGGGGGCTCGTATCTGTCGGTGACCACGCCGATGGTGCCGACCGACAACGGCAGCGCGCAGGCTTCGAACCGGTCGGTGCTGACCGCCGAGATACGCACGGGATCACCGGCCCTGAAAACCGGAGGCTGGGCGTCCATCTCAGAGTCCATCCCGGAAACGGGCCGCCAGCACCTTGCGGGCGGGATGGCCGTCGTCGAGGGTCTTGGACCAGTCGCGCAGCCGGGCCTTGCCAATCCGGGCGTCGGCCGCACGCAGGATGTCCGTGAACTCCCAGTAGTCGTCCTTGAACGGCTCCATGAGCCGGTCGCGCGGCCGGTCGAGGTAGTCACGCAGCAGCAGGGAGATGATATGCGAGGGCTGATGCCGCCACCCCGGTATGGCCGGGATCGGCTTGCTGGCCTCGTCCCGATAGACGTAGAGGTCCTCGAAGGTGTGGATATACGCGCCGCGAGCCGGGTTGGGCACCATGAAGGGACCGGGGAAGTCGAAGATCACCTCCCCGTCCAGCAGAAACCAGTGGCGGGGCAACTGGTAACTGTCGTGGTCCGTCCGATGGGTGTAGGCGTTGGCGTGGATCGCCAGCGGCAGGCCGGGCACCCAGAGCGCCTCGATACGCGCCTTGAGCTTCGACCACGGCTTCGGTCTATGGGTCCAGCCCATCAGACATTCACCACGAGATATTGCGCGCAGCGGCCCCGAGGGCGTTCCACATCGCCACGACGCCGATTCGCTGAATGTTGGCCTGCATGTGCAGAAAAGAGTAACGGCTGTGATCGCCGGACTTCTTGGCCGCGATGAGGGCGGCCTTCTCCTCGGCGCATATCCGCGTCAGGCCGCCCCGCAACTCGTCCAGCACGCCGTTCAGGGCCTCCCGGCGGATGGCGACCTCGCTGGCGTCATTCCATTCGAGGATCGCCGCATAGTCGGGGGTACTCATATCAGTTCCCTTCAAATGCCCGCAGGCGGCCACTCGGCGCAGCGGGTTCTCCTCAGAGGCGCGTCTTGCGGCCGGTGATGATGTTCATCACGGTGACGCCTGCCCCGAAGGCGGCGCGCATCTCGGCCATCTGCTCGGCGCTCGGGCCGCGATCCCGCTTCCGGTACTCGGCCAGAAAGGCGCTCGTCTCGCTCGCGCGGGTCGCCACCGCCTTGGCGTAGTCGAACTCCATATCGGGCGTGCCGTGCAGCTTCCAGACATCGAGCATGTCGGTCATCGGCACGGCGTTGTTCGACTTCCACCGGGGCACCCCGTCCACCACCACAGCCTCGGCCCATTTCGCGACCATGCGGGCGACCTCACGACGCTCGAACTCGGTCTGCGGGTTGACAAGGCTGCGGTTGGTGTAGCGGTCAGGCTGGTGGCTCATGACGACTGCCTTATCCTCTCGATGCCCAGACTATAGCCTGAATACGGTTCTGGTCAACCCATTTACGGTGGTTTGCATGATCCTCGCCGACCTTGGACCGTTCAACGGCGCCCTCAACTGATCAGAACGTGTACCGCTCGGCGGCACGATACACCGCCGCGTCCTCGCTATCGCTTGGCAGCACCAGCGGGAGATCGCCGAACTGTTCGCGCGTCGGATCGAGTATGAAGCCCTCGATCTCGATCCACGAATGGCCCGTCACGTCGCTGTTGCTCTCGTCCGGCCAAGGAAACGGATGGTCATAGTGCCCGGTGACGATCTGCCCATGCAGCCCCTCGGCCGCAAGGAGACCCGCGAGTTCCGCGACGGCCGCCGCAGTGTGCGGAAACAGACCCAGCCCGAACCGGGAGACATACTCGTCGCGAATTCTTTCGGTCAGTCGCACCGCCGTCTCTGGCGCATGGACCTCGGTGTTCGTCGGCAATTTGCGCATTACGATGGCAGTCCCAGCGGGTATTTAGGGGCCGGGACTGCCAATCTACCCGTGCAGATCAGTTCAGGAAGTAGAAGGCATTCGGCGGCAGGCCGAAGTGACGGATGATCTTGTCCTGCGCCTCCGGAGACGGGGTGAACCGACCGCGCCGCCACTCATACACGCTGGCGGCGCTGACCCCGGCCACCGAGGCAACCACATCATCGGAGGCGTTCAGGCTGTCGAGCAGGGCGCTGATCTTCCTGCCGGTCTGCTTGCGCAGCAGAAACCTCGGCGCCTGAACGCCGAACTTGGCCGCGATGCTGCGCCATTCGGCAGGGGTCAGGTCCAGCGCGTCGGTTTCCCAATCCGAGATGCGCTTCTGGGGGACGCCGAGAATCTCGCCCATCTCGGTCTGCGACATCCGCCCGCCATTGCGGCCAGACTGTGCGTAACGCAGGGCACGAAGCCACTGGCCGGTGCTCGGCGTGAACAGAGCGCGGGTGGTGGACCGCTGCGGCGGCAGCGAGATAAGCGCCTCCCCGTTGAGGTTGATCACCTTCGGGGCCTCAGAGGCCTCAGGCGCCACCGGAGCGGCCGGAGAGGCGGGCGCGGCGGCAGAGAGATAATCCGCGATGTGCTGCGCGCGCCTGAACGACGACAGGACGGAGGAAACGATTTCGCGGGGGTACCCCGTATCCGACGCGACGACGGAGATGAGCACCTCGTCGGGAAGTGGCGTGTTGGTCAAGGTCTGGGACATGCTCAAAATTGCTTTGCCAAATGTGTTGCGAGGCTGAAAGGGGACCGGTCAGCCTCATACCGGTATTTGTCGCGGGCGACGGTCAGGCCGCGAACCGCTCAAACGCAGCGGCATCGTCCGCTTCGTCCTGCCCGGCGAGGCGGGGAGCGGCGCCCTCGAAGATCACCTCCACCCGGTTCACGACCTTGGAGAAGATCGGCATGTCGATGACCCGGACCTCGCTGCGCGTCACCATCGTGCCGGGCGCGGGGCGGTGCTTCTCGGGAATGCGGGCAAGCTCCTCCTCCGTGAAGGCGCGCTCGAACGCCTCCCGGCGCACGAAGGTGCCTTGCCTGAAGAAGGCCGGGTAATCGGTGAAGTTCACGCCCGCCTCCTGAAACAGGCGCTCCTGCATCTGGGCGCCACTCATGCCCTGCAAGCTCTTGTGCGAGAAATGGTGGTGCGCGGCCATCGAGATCGCATTCTTGGTCGCATCCATGGTCCGCCACAGCACCATGTTCGCCGCCTCGACGCGGCTCGGAAGCTGGATGACGCGGGCGTCGAAGTGCGGCAGTCGCTCGGCGTAGCGCCGGAACTCCACATCCTCGCAGGTCAAGACGGCGCGCATGAAAGCAGAGGTGGCGATCCCGGAAAGCACGCTCGCCATCTTCATGATCTTGCCGTCGAAGAAGATGCTGCCTTTGGGATCAGGCACGTGCCAGACCAAGGAAATCTCGTCCGACTGCACGTAGCCGATGAGCGCATGGGTCTCGGCCACAAGATGCTTGGTCGTCTCGATCATCGCATTTGTCATGCGAATGTCGTAAGGGCGGTTCATGCCCTTCGTGAAGCGCGAGAAACTCCGGCCATCAATTCTGGCATAGACCGGAAGCGTCGGCAGGAACCGGCGCTGGGTCTCGTGGAACTCGTAGGACTTCATGCGTGCGCCGAGTGCGTCGCCGCCGGGGGTCCGCTGTGCCATCTCGAAATCGCTTCGTGTCATGCTTTGGCGGCCATAACGGCGAAACTCCGTCATGACAAGCCATGTTTTTGCGGTCAGATGATGGTCAGATAGTGCGGCGGCACCGCCTCGGTGAGCCACACGCCATTGTCGCTCAGGAAAAAGACGTGACCGTTCTCCCGCATCGCCTTGGCATCCACTGCGAGGATGATGGGGTTGCCGCGCCGCCCGCCGACCTTGCTCGCCGTCTCGATGTCCGGGCTCAGATGCACATGATGTCTCCGCATCTTGCGCAGGCCCTCGCGGAAGATCGGCTCGATGAAATTCGCCACCGTGCCATGGTAGAGCGTGTCCGGCGGCTCGGCCTGCTGGAAGGCGAGGCGCACGCCCTCCACACTGTGGCCCTGATTGGCACGGATGAGGCGCTTGTCCGCCGACAGGGCATAGCGGCCCTTGCTGTCCTCAGCGACGATGCGTTCCAGATCGAAGCGGGACAAGAGGAACCCCTGTTCCTTGAGCGCCCGCAGCAGGTCCGGGACCGGTGTCCAACCCTCAGCGTCAAGGGTCAGCCCAACCGCCTCCGGATTGTGCCGCAACACAAGAGCCATGAATTTGCTGACCCGGACCGGATCAAACGTCTTGTCGCTCATGGCGAGCCCCGTACCGATTAATTCGGTTCCTTGCAACTGCCTTTTATTGGAACAGGGGCGGCGGACCGTCAAGGATCGTGAAACTCCAGCCACCCAGCCGGTCGCTTTCATCCCTCCGCACCGATGATGTCGCCGGGCTTGAACATCTCGAACTCGGTCAGCAGCCATGTGGCCACCAACTCGGCGTCCAGTGGCAGGAGGATGCAGCGGTCCGGGTCGCTGATGAGTTTGGGTCGCTCGCCGCGCCACGAAACGGGGGCCTTCTCGCCATTGCGGATGATCGCCTTAACGCTCAGCGTCCCACTCTCATTCACCGCGAGGACCTGACCGATCTCCAAGGCATGGGAGTTCTCGCCCACGCTGACCGAGTAGCAGAGCACGGCGCCGGGTTCGACCGTCCGGCCCGTCATGTCGGTCACGGGCGCGATGATCGGGTTGCCCTCGGCATCCACCAGATCGACCTTGGAGTATGGAAGGCGCACCTCCTTCTCCACCCCATCGACCGCTATGGTCAACTCCGATCCAGAGATGCGCTTGACCGTGCCAAGCTTGCCCTTGTGGCGCCCCTGTTTCAGGACAACGCGGACGGGGCTCTTGAAATCATCTTCGTGGAGGTAACGCCCATAACGGGCATCGTGCTCGTGCAGTAGGGTATCGAACTGAAATCGCCGCATGGAATTTCCCTATCTGAAATAAGTTCCTTTGTGCCGGACCAAACGGTCAAAGGCCATATTGCCACGCGCTTGGATGAATGGAAAGCGCGCTCATGAAACGGGGAACGCTATGCAGAACATGGCGAGGTCGGATTTGCGCGCGAATTCGAGAGACCAGCGTTCCGGAATGAGCGCAAAGCCGTGCGGTTCACGGAGACGCCATGGTCCCGCGCAACAGTCATCGAGCCATGCCTTGACCTCATCCCGCAGCACCCAATGCGACATGCCGGTCTGCCAGCACATCCGTCGCACGATCAAATTCTTCGCCGAAATCGAGAAGCCGGAGCGCAGGGAGAGGCGAAACAGGAAGTCGGTGAGCGCGTCGAGTTTCATGTCAGCACCAATTCCAAATCCGGATAGGCCATCCGGAGCATGGCAAGGTCCGACAGTCGGGAAACCCGAATGTACCAGCGAGGATAAGGCGGGCCGCCAGTGAGGCGCCAAGGCCCGATCATGGTGCCGTCCAGCCACGCCTCAACATCCTCGCGCAAGGCGACGATGCGGCCATGGCCCTTGTCGCGCACGCACAGCAGCCGGGAGCAGGATACGGCATAACCGGACCACAGATGGCAGCGGAACAGCAGGTCGAAGATCGCGAGGGTTAACCTTCGGGGCCAATCGCTCAAAATGCTCATCATCCAAATACCATTTTGAATTTCGCCGCATCCTCCTGCGACGAGAAATAGGCAACCCGGTAGCGGAGATTCCAGCGCACCCTGCAATTGGCGCGTTAGAATACCCGCGCTTTGCGCGGGACCGGGGGCCACCGGGGATCAAGGAAATGGGCGTCCGGCCCGTATGGGACGCAGTGCCCGTCCACTTCGGAAACCCAATGGCGGGGGTTCAGCGAGCGATAGGGCTGGGAACAGTGGACCCAGATCACCAAGGCTTGCAGCCCCGTGATATGGGCCACGGCGCTCCACGGCACTCCCTCGACGAGCAGGAAACCGGCCATGATGCCGGTCACGCAGCCCAAGACCGCCTCGGTCGCCAGTCTTGCCGGAAGCCTGCGGGACCGAGGGCGGTCTGGCTCGTCCATCGGCCTGCCTCAATCGACGAAGATCGGCTTGGCCTCGGGATCGAAGCGGATGCCCGCCTCGGTGAGGGTATGGGCGAGGTAGTCCATCGGCAGCCGCATGTAGCGGTTGAGCAACTGCATGTAGAGGCCGACAAAGATCGCGCCGTGATGGTTCGAACGGCCTTCGGCGTCCGAGGAGAGGGCGTGCGCCACCTCGTGCAGCACGATCCATGACGAGGTCTCCTCGGGGAATTCCAAGGTCAGACGTGTCCCGGTGGCCGCATGACGGCGCGCCTGCTTGGGCAGGGGGACGACCTTGGGCGGATATTTCAAGCCAAGATCGGCCCAGATGGCGTCCACCATGCCCTGCACCGCCGCGAAGGGAACCTTGGAGGAGTCGCGGGGCTTCACCACCCGCTTCTCCCACGCATAGACCTTGCTCCGCTGTAGGTCCCGTACATACATGGTCAGGCTGCAAGCCGCTGGTGACCAGCACCCTGCTCGACTGGGCGGGTCAGATTCACCTTGGCGCCCGCCTCGTAGCCCTGATGGTAGGCGCTGCCGTTGCTGATCCGCACCCTGTGCTTGCACGAGACGAGCTTGATCGAGGTCTGCTTGAAGGCGTCCTCGACCATCTGCTCCTTGATGACCATCAGCGCCGTCCCGGTCGAGGCGCGCTGGCGGGTCACTTCCGCATCGCGCTCCTTGCGCATCTCCATCAGCCGGACCGCCACCCGGTGCGCCATGCCGCGCGCGAAGCTCTGGGTCGCCATGCGCAGCGCAGCGCCGGTCGCCGTGCTGTTGCGCTTGAAGGCCGCCGTCTCGACCGCGATGGCGCGATCCACGACCTCGTAGAGGTAGCGGGCCATGGCCGTGTCATGCTCAAGGCCGAAGAACATGTAACTGCCGGACTGGGTGAACCAGACCTTGCAGTCCACGAACCGGGCGATGGCCGTCACGCTGAGGTCGATGGGGCGCCGCCGCTTGCCGCCGGTCTTGATCTCGACCTGCACACAGGTCTCGGCCCGAACGTCGATCTCCTCCATGGTGAGGGCATAGCGTTCCAGCAGGCGGCCCACCATCTCAGCAGCAGCCAGCGCCTCAGCCTCGGTGCAGCCGCGATCCACGGTTTTCTCGCTCAGCGCCTTGATACGGGCCTTGACCTTGGCGAGTTCAGCGTGCTGGCTCATGGACGACCTCAAGCTCCTCAGGATGGGCTCATCGTACCGGATTAATTCGGTTCGTCAACCCGTGTTTTTCGGGAAGGCAGCAGAAACCCCGCGTGACCGGGCCACGCGGGGTTTCTTCGGACGATCCGGCAGTCTTGCTCAAGCCGGTGTTAGGCGGCCTGCGCCTCCTTCCGGTCCTTGCCGAGATAGGAGGCAGGCACACCGAGCAGCTTGGCGATATGGCCGAGGTCCTGTTCAGCGAGTTCCGGCGAGCCCATCTCCCAGTCATGCACCCGGATCACCGTGACGCCGAGTTCGGTGGCGAGCTTCTTGCGCGACCAGTTGGCGCGCTTGCGGGCGATGCGGAGCCGGTCGCCCAGCGACAGGTCGGCTCCGCCGATCAGGTCGCCCTCGCCGGTCAGATGCGCGAGCGTGACGCCCAGCAGCTTTGCCAGCCGCTCCGCGCTCTCGCGGTCGATCTGGACGTTCCGGCCCTTCTCGATCTGCGAGATTACTTCGGTGCGGATGCCGGTTGCCGCCATGACGCTACGCTGGCGCATGTTCAGAACGGCACGGGCCTCGCGCAGGCGATGCGGGGCGATGGAGACGAGATCGGCGCCGGACCGCCGGACGCGAGGACGCTTCGGCGGGGTCACTGCCGAAGCGGCGACCGCACTTTCCACCATGGCAGCGAAATCGGGCACCTGTGCATTGGCCCCAAGGGTGGAGCGCAGCAGCACAGTTGCGCGGGCCATGGAGGAAATGATCTCGGCAAGGGTATCCTGCTGCGCCGCATCGGCGCCAGCCGTGGTGGAAGCAGACATCAAAATCAGGTCCTCAAAATAGGTTTAGTTGAACTGCATTTTTAGGTGCGGGGCGTTGGTCGCGTCAACCGATTTTCTCGCGGCCATTCCCGAATTTCGACGTACTCCGTTATCCGGTCAGCCTCATCCGCGAAAGGCAAAAGGATCGGCCTCGCCCGGCAAACCGTACGGCATGGGGTGCGGGGCGTTGGTGACCAGAGGATGCGTGCAGAGCGTCAACAGCATGACGGTATAATCCTCCTGACGCACATGCCCGCCGGGATAATTCCGGGCACCCTCCACGACACATCGCACCGAGGCACTGAGTTCTTCGGGTTTCGCGGCCAGTACGGTGATCCATCCGGATAGGATGTAGATCGCGTAGCCCAGCAGGAAGCCGAGGACGAAGGCGATGACACGCTGCATCTCAGATACCGCCCCCCCCCCCCAGCGGACGGTAACCGTTGTCGATGACGGCGCGGCGACGCTCATAGGCGGCATCGCAGCGCCGGATCATCTCGTCGTCATACCGCCCATGCAGGCAGACCTCCATGAACAGCGGCCGAAGGAACCAGTCCGATGCCCAGCGAGGCAGACCCACGGACATGCCGATCAGGGGAGACACTGATGACTGCGATCATCAGAACGCAGTATGCGGAGATTATCAAACGCAAGCGCGTCATGGTTGATGGCTGCCGGTGATTTGGGAAGGAATGGTGTCAGACATCAAAATGCCCTCCTGAAAAATCAGTTGAAAGCAAGCGGCGATGCTGGTGTCACCCCTGTCCTAGAACTTGGCGTGCCGGACAAGGGTGAGGAGGACCGGCCGCAAGTCATCCAGCGTGGCCGCCTCCGCGATGGCCTTTTCGAGCGCCTCGCGGAGTTCCAGCCTGCGCGCCTCCAAGACGCCGATGTCGCGCTCGATGCGCAGGGTCCTGATGCGCTCCGCGAGGAAGGAATCATCCAGCATGGCTCAACGAAACCCCGGCGAGGTCAGGCCGCCGAGGATCATGTCCACGGCGATCTGCCGATTGCGGTGCTGCGACCGCTCCGTGTTGCAGATGGCGATCAGACCGGTGGGCAGGTGCGTAACCTTGACGCCGGTCCGCACCCCGACATGCTGGCCGCCCGGCGGGGTGGGTTCATAGGTCTCGACCCGGAGGTCCTGTGGCGGGATGCCGGTCATGGGGTCGCTGCGAGGGCGATGCCGAACACCATGCGCAGGCGTTCGCGGTCAGGCTGGCCGCGCGTGGTGTTGCGCGAGCCACCGAAGCCCGAGGCGTTGAACTCGGAGCCGCAGCCATCGCAGGCGATGTTGCGCGTACCGCCGCCTTCGGGACCCACGTATAGCCCGCCGCCGCAATCAGGGCGGCGGCCTCGCATGATCTCCCGAATTTCGACGGCAGAAAGATACTCGCCCCGGTTCGAGGTGCGTTCCTCGACAACGGGCTTACGGAACCATCGGATCAGGAATGTGAGCATGAATGTCGGTTCTTTCGACGACAGGCAAGGAGCAGGATGGGTGGGTGTCAGCCGTCAGGCCAGCACCCGCTTCACGACCGCCGAGGCGAGCTTGCCGTCGTACTGGCCCGCACGCTCGGCCTTGAGGGTCGCCATGATGCCGCCCATGTTCAGGCCCTCGGCCTTCTTCGCCTGCGCGAAGGCTTCGATCTCGTCCTCGGTCATCTGCGTCGGCAGATAGGCTTCGAGAATGGCCTTCTCGCGGGCGTTCTTGGCGATGTCCTCGGTGCGACCGGAATTCGCCAGTACGGTGGCCGTCTCCTCGACACCCTTGAGGAACTTGCGCACCACGGCGACCACCTCCTCGTCGGTGAGGGGCCGGGCCGGAGAGAAGTTCTTCTCCCGCGTGGTGATCTCGCCGAGCACGGTGCCCAGCAGGCCAGCCGCGACGGAATCGCGCGCCTTGCGGGCCGCGATGCTGTCGTTGCGGATGCGGTCGGCGATGGGGCTCATGGCCTGTGTCCTTCTGCAAAATCTCTTTCAGGATGGCGGAACATAGAGAACCGCAATAATGCCGTCAACTGGTCCGAATTTTTCAGGCCGACTTGCGGCCGAACAACCGGCCGAGCAGGCTTGGCTTCCCCGGCGGTGCAGTCGGAATGTTACCCGCAAGGGCCTTGGCGAGATTGCGCTGCGACCCGCACGTCACCAGACCCGTCTCCATCAGGCGTTTTGCGAGCTTTCTGTCATTCTCCTGCTGCAACAGCGGACGGGCAACATCCACGATTTTTCGTAGCCGAGCCAATTCGGCGCGCATCCTCGCGTCGCCGTTCCAGAAGCTCGGGTTCGGCGACCCGCACTGCCACCGTGAGGGCGTCCAGCGCCGAGCGGACCGTGTCGTTCTCGCTTACGGCGGCCGTCAGGAACACCGCAAGAGGCTCCTCGTCGCCAAAGACGAAGGCGTATTCCGTTCCTTCGCTCATCCCCGCAGCGCCATCCGGAAGGTGGCGAGGTCGTCATCGGTGCGTCTACGGGCCATGGTCGCGCGGAGGGATTGCCCGGCTCTTATGGGGCTGCTCGTGATGAACCAGTCCTGTGGCTGTGTCTCGACCTGATGACGCTCGCGCTCGCGACGGTCATGCAAATCTTCGAGCAGGCAGTCGAGCGCATCTAGGTCGCAGCGCATGGCCGCCTCCACCCTCTGGACCAACGGGGCGTCGTTAAGGCGGACCAAGACCATCAGCGCGTCGAGGGCTTCCTCCACGATCTCGTTGTCCGAGGTGAGCGCCGCGATCAGGCTCGCGACCTGCTCGGGCGGTATCGGCACGATTGACATGTCAGGCACGGCGATCACCGTGTTCCTTTCTGAAATGGGGTTGAGTCAGCGCACCGGAATCCAGCGGTGGCCCTTGTGATGGTCGTGGTGATGTCGGTGGTGCCAATGACCATGGACGCCGTGCCCGAGACGGAAGCGGATGACCGGAGGCGGGGTATAGACGACCGGAGGCGGCGGGGTATGGTAGCTCCGTACCGGTGGCGGCATATAGGCCACGGGGGCGCAGCCCGAAAGGGCAAGCAGGGCCGCAGCGAGGAACAGTGGCTTCATGGCAATGGCTTCCTTGTTCAGACGGGCAGAGGCGGGGATCGCATGGCCCGGTCACGGGCAGCGGACCAGCCGCGATGCCATTCGGCGGCTTCGGTGGTGTCCTCGTACGGACAGTCCATGATCTCGACGCCGCGCCGGAAGGCAGCCTCGCCCCGCTCGAACGGGGTCATCTCGGTGCAGACCGCCGGATAGGCACGGCAATAGGTCCGGTCGAACGCCTCGGTCGCCATGAGGGGTCCTCAGCGGGCTCCCTCGGGCGACGCCAAGCTGCGGCCGATATTGGCGCGGGCCTTGGCCTCGAACAGGTCGTGCAGAACCGGGTCGCGGAAGATGCGCGGCACCTGACCGACCATGCGCAGGAAGGAGCCGCGCCCGGCTGCCCACTCGGCATTGCTCAGATGTGCATATTCCAGCCGGATGAGGGCCGTGTTGAGGTCGAACTGCGCCGGTTCCGCCGCCAGTGATACGAGGTCGAGACCCACAAACCACTCCCGCCTGCGATCCGCCTCGGTATCATACGGGCGGTTGGCGAAATGCTGAGCGGTGGCGAGGATCATGGCTTCCACGAGATCAATGTCGATAACGGCGGCGGCACCGGCAGCGGCGGCATGGCTCCGCCAGAGTTCCGCCGAGGCGGCCTCGTTCCGGCTTGACCGGGCGTCATAGATGATATCGTGATACAGGATCGCCGAGGCGATCTCCCGGTCCCCGTCACGGGTCAGATATGGTGGCGCGAATCGGGCCTTGAGACGATGATGTGCCCACCACATGGTGGCATAATGATACAGCCCGTGATACAACCGCGTCGGCCCCATCATGGCGTTGCGCAGCGCGATCTTGTGGGCCTCCATGACCGGTACATGCCGAAGCAGGTCGTCGATGACGTTTGCCGGTTCCGCTACGTCAAGGTCGAAAGTCATGATTCATTACCGGCATACAAATCAGCCAGAACCGAGGCGATTTCGGCATGGGCGGCCCGCAGGCGATCCCAGTCCGATATGGTGAGACCTCGCCGGAGCGGACCGAAGCGGCGCGCGACCTCGGCGAACAGGGCCTCGGAAAAGCCGAGGACCATGCGGTCAAGCTCTTTCAAATCGGGTTCGGGCATCGTCGTATGGCTTTCTGAAAAACCCGCTTTCGGGTACCACATTTTTCGGTTCCGTCAACGCAAGCGGGAGCAAAGATCATGGATATGCGATCATGTGTTGCAAACATGACACACATGCCTTTTCGGGAAATGAAAAGCCGTTGAGCCTCGGCCCGAAGCTGTCTAAGAAAACATGTAGTTTCAATATGAGTTCAAGGTGGGTTCCTGACCAAGCACTGTATGCGTTTGAAATAACCGCAACGAGGACACCACAAAGCCTGCGCGCCTGCGGCGCTGGACGCGGGGTCAGGTGATGCCTAGCGAGAGCAACGGATCGTGAGTACCGCGCAAACATTGGAAGCCGACGAAACCACGCGGTCTCGCGTGATGAATGCATTGTTCTTGGCGATCCCTGACTGCCTGTTCGCCAAGGACCGGGAGGGGCGCTACATTCTGCTGAACGCAGCATCCACGGCCGTGGCGGAGTATGCGGGCCGTCTCCCGCCCGACTCCGACCTGACCGGGCTCACCGCCAATGACGTGTTCCCACCCAAATTGGCCCAACGCGTTCTTGAGACGGACGACATCGCGCTGAACGGCGGGGTGTCAAGCTTCGAGGCGCGCATTCCTTCGGCCACCCAGAATGGCGAAGGCCGGTGGTTCCTTGTCTCCAAGGCCCCGTTGCACGACGATGCGGGGCAGATCGTCGGCATTATCGGCATCGCCAAGGATATTACAGCGCAAAAACGTACCGAACAGACCATCGCCGAGGAGAAGGAGCGCGCCGACCGCCAGCGCGAGGCGGTGGCCCGTTTCCTGAGCGTCACGGCGCATGATTTGCGGCAGCCGCTACAGGCCGTCCAGTTCTACACCACTGCGCTGGCGCCTTCTGTCCCGCCGGAGGCGTGGCCCCTGTTCTCGAAGCTTGAGGTCGCGCAGGCGACGGTCAACAGCCTGTTTGAAACCCTGCTCGATGCAACCCGGCTGGATACCGGCATTTTCAATGCGCAACTTGAGGAATTCGCGGCCAGCGAGGTCTTGGATCAGGTAGCGACCGCAACGGGACGGCTCGCGGAGGCCAAGGGTCTCAAGGCGCACTACCTCCCCTCGGATGCGATAATCCGCTCCGACCGTGCCATGCTGACCCGGTTGTTCATGAACCTGACCGAGAATGCGGTGCGCTATACCACGACGGGTCGGGTGATCATCGACTGCATCGAGCGGGAGGACCGCCTGCTGGTCGAAATCCGCGACAGCGGCATCGGCATCCCGCCGGAACGCCTCGCGCGCATCTGGGAGGAGTCGCGGAATCCCGAATCCGGCGGCTTGGGCCTCGGCCTGACCATGGTGCGGCGCATCGCCGACATCCTCGACCTCAACGTGCAGATCAAGTCCGATCTCGGGCACGGCACGACCTGCATCGTGAGCCTGCCGCTGGTGGCGCGCGGCATCGACGAGACGGATGCCGCCACGGCCGCTTTCCTTGCACGCGGCCACAGGCCGGATTCGGCGTCGCCCGTGGAGGGGGAGCCGTCCGTCCTCGTCGTCGATGATGATGCGATCCTGCGCGATGCGTTCGATGTCGTGCTGTCGGAGGTCGGCCTGTCGGTGACCGCCGTCGGCACCTATCCGGAGGCCGCCAAAGCGGTCATCCAGTCCGAACCCGATGTCATGATCATCGACTACCGGCTCATCGGGATAACCGGTGTCGAAATTTACCAAAGGCTGTGCGGGAGTTTGGGGCGGAAGGTCCCCGCCATCCTCCTGACCGGAGAGATCAGCGACGAGGTTCGGCGCTTGGCGGCGGAGAACGGGATGCGCCTGATGCACAAGCCGATCATCACCGCGAACCTGATCGCCGCCGTCAGGGAACTCGCCAAGCAGGACTGAGGACTGGAACGCTCAGGGTGTCCGGGCCTCCCCGGCACCCTGAGTTTGACCCGGACCCCGGCCGGGCCGGGTTGCGTCACGCGGCAAGGATGGCCGTCCGATAACGCTCCACGAAGCGGTGCCAATTCGGCACCTCGGTGCTGCGCAGCGGTATCCGGTGCGTACGGATGAGTTCCCGCATCACTGCGACCGGTATCACCGCCTCCGCGATCTGCCCGGCCCGTTCCTCCGAAAAGCCGTCCGTCGTAATCCGGCCGTCCAGTACGTCCCTGACCATCGCGGGCGTGACATCGCCCTCAAAACGGTCGAGCATGTCGCCGAGCAGAACATTGACACGGCGGCTGATCTCGGCGTTGAGGCCGTGCCTCCCGGCGTCCCCGGCCCGGAACAGCCGGTTCCATTCCTCACAAAGGGGCACGAGCGCACGAGCCTGCGCGAGCGTCGTTTCGATGTGCGTCGGACCGCCCATCTTCATCGACATAGCAAAGCTGGTCGGGCTCAGAAGTGTCCCAGCCGTCGCGGTACAAAGTATGGCACCAAGCAACGCACGACGATTCATCGGTAACATCCTCCGAGAACGCATTGGCCCAAGTGCCAACACGTATTGTGCTTCCTCCTTACCGCCCATTTTGGCGGTCACTGCCAACCCTAACGTGGGGCAAACAGCAGAAACATTGCCGCCCGGTCCTTGCTCCGAAACGCAACGCCCAAGGCGCCTGCCCATCGGTAATCCTGTCCTTTGACAAGACCGCTGAGGGCCGGATTGCCGAGGATCGCTGCCGCACAGGCGATGATCTCCTCATCAGACGCCCCATCGGGCAGGACAGCCTCGACGACATGACCGAAGGCTTGCCTTGCACGCGGAAAGTACGTCCAACGCACCACGTTGGCAAGCGACATTCCGGCCTACCGCGAAAAAAAATCGGTGCAAAAGACTGTTTTCATTTTGTTCACACCGAAAAATTCGGTATGACGCCATTGACTTGGTTCGGCGTTTATGGTCCTATCGCGGCCGATTTCAGAACGCCCTTTGAGGTCCTGATGCGCCCTACCCTCGCCGAACCACCCCGCGCCGATGCCGTGTTCATCCTTCTCGGCTCCCGCGCCGCGCGGGCATGGTTCCCCGATTTCCGGCGGCCATCCGACTGGGATGCCATCGCCTCGCACGAGGCCATCTCGCGATGGGCCGACCGGAACCGCGCGAGGATCACTTCCCTGACCCGCAAGAGCGACCGGAAGATGGCCTGCCGGATGCACGGGGGCGTCCGGATCGAGTTCGAGCTTCTGGGCAGCAACCCCTCGACGGAGATGCTGGCCGAGATGGCGCGGGCGCGCCGCTTCAAGCCAACCATCTTTCCGGGCGGCGTGGCGGCCTATGCGGCGACGCCTGCGGTGCTCTGGCTGACCAAGCGGAGCCATGCCTACTGGCCCATCCATTGGGAAAAGACGATGGCCGATCTGCATTGGCTCAAGGCCCGTGCCGCCCCGGCGACGGCCGCCGAATTGGCCTATTACGAGGCCCGGCTTGCCGAGAACAAGGCGCGGCTCGGTGACCGCAAGGCCAAGCTCGACATGTCGAACGAGGCATTCTTCGCCAAGAGCGAGCGGGCGGTCAGGCGGGTGGTCGAACACGACCGCCTGCACGAATGGGTTGCCTATTATGATCGCCCCCTGTTCGAACGCTTCAAGACCGACCTCAGCAAGGCGGCGCTGAGCCGTGCCCTGTTCGAGCAGGCTCCCATGCTGGACAAGCTCCGCCTCGTCCGCGAGGAGGCGATGGTCATCGCCCTTGAGCGGTACCTCATCCCCGGCAAGCTCACCGACCCTGCCGAGGCATACGCAAGCGCCCTCAAGCGCATCTGCACGACGCTGACCTCGGGTTGGTTCCGCGACTTCGCCATCGACCACTGGCCCATCCTGAACACTCCGGACAAGGACTTTGCGCCGCCGGTCATGGCGAGGATCGCCGCATGAGACACGATGCGGAAGCGGAAGGCAAGCTCGCCCCTATTTACGAGGCAGTCCGCCACGCCTTCACAAATCCCGTTTCGGACACCCCGACGATTCTCCGGCTGGACGTGCAGGGCTCCGACTTCAGCCTGTTCCTCCTGTCGGGACAGCCGGACCGGTCGGAACGGCCGGGTCGCTGCCCAATTGTCGCCTTCGTGGTGTTCGAGGACGAGAAGGCCGGGGTCGCGGCCTGCGAGGAACTCGGCTTTCCGGCCATCCGCTATCCTTCGCCGGGCGTCTGCTGCGTCGGCCTGCACCAACCCGACCCCCTGCCGCTCCTCATGGTGCTCGGGCGCATCTGCACCATTCATGAGCGCATTCCGCCGGGGGGCGAGTCCCTGCTGGTGCCGTATTTCGGCGAGCGGCTCGTGTTGGGCGCGAGCTACACGCCATGAGACCACACCAAGACCCGCAATCCCATTTCAGGATGCCCCATAGAAAAAGATTCCCAACCCATCCGCATTGATGAACTGATGCAGGATTTGATGGACGGGCTGCTGATCGCCAAGAACTACCCTGCTTGGGAGGACGAGGCGCTGGCACTCGAAAACCGCCTTTTCACCTCCCATGACGCGCTGATGATGGACATTGCCGAGGCGCGCAAGGCCGGGATCACCACCGTCTCGCGGCTGGCCTCGGAGGATTTCTTTCGGACTTCCAACGACATCCGAGCCTTCCTGCTACGGGTGCTCGCGGACATCAGCCACCCCGGCAGGACGGCATGACCGAGGTCGTCAAGGTCTAGCGTCCGCACAAGAAGCGGATCGGCAATGGCTGGTACAACCGCGATACCACCTTGCTCCTGTCCTGCGGCACCCGACTGTGCTTCCGGCTGCATAAGAAGGCCCCGCAGGGCTTTCCGATCCGCATCCCCCGGTACGTCGCCCTGCGGCACGGTTCGTGGAGCCAAGCGCACTGGGAGACCGTTCGCGCCGTCGTGGAGAATATGGGCTACGAGCACTGCTACGGGCCGAAGTACGAGCATGACTGCATTCGCCTGCGCGACTGCGAAGCCCTGCTGCCGATCAAGATCGCGGGCGCCCTCATGCAGGTCGAGGAATACCTGAGCGGGGGCGACGAAACGCCCTCCCTGCTTTGCGACTGGTTCGGGATCGAGATGCCCCCGCTCCCGTCGATTCCGCCGCTCCTGCCACGTCCGGCACTTGCATAATGTGGTTCAGTCGTCTATAAATACCTCGGTTCTGATGACCAACTCGGAATAGGCTGATCGGACCGGAGGGCAGTACTCCGCCCGTCCACCATTACTCCATGGGCGGGAAATAGGATCGACGACGGCAGTAAAGGACGTTGCGAGGAACTCGGTAAGACACGACCGGCCGGGCAACCGGCATCAGTTCATCGTTACAAAGGCCAACGACAACGAGGCTTTTGCTCTCGCCGCCTAAGGCGTGAGCGCGGAGGCGGGGACCTGCCGGGCAACAGAAGTGGTCCCCATCAAAAATCCCTTTCAGGACTCCATTTCAGTGCAGGACCTCTGGAACCGCTACATCGAGAACGACCATGCGAAGGTCGTCGCCGAAGCGGACAAGGCTTTGTTTGCCGCTTCCGCCCCGGACATGCTGCATGTATCCGGCCTGTCGCTTCTCTCCCTTGGCCGTATACAGGAAGCCCTGCCCCGGCTGCGGGCGGCACTGACGCTGTTCCCCTCTGCGTCGTGGTTCGCCAATACCGCCATCGCCACTCTCAATTCCGGCGCGACGCAGGAATCCGCCGCCTTCGCCAAGGCGGGCCTCGTCCTCTATCCGGGGGACGCGGTGCTGAACTTCGCCTATGGCAATGCCCTGATGGCGGCCAATGATTGCGACGCCGCGCTGGCCTTCTTCGAGAAGGCGCTCGCCATCGACCCATCCATGGCGGATGCCCGGCTGAATCTGGCGAACTGCCTGCGGCGGCTGAACCGCTTCGCCGAGGCGCTGGCGGCCTATGACGGGTTGCTCGCCATGGAGCCGGGCAATATCCCGGCACTGGTCAACAAGGTGAGCGCCCTGATGGAGACGGGGCGCGATGGCGAGGCCGAAGCGATCCTCTTGGACCTTGGCAAGACCGGCCTGCCCGAGGTGGACTTCATGCGCTCCATGATCCGTCTTGCCGAGGGCGACTATGAACAGGGTTGGGCGCTTTACCGCAAACGATGGTCCTGCGCTTTTGCCGCCACGGACGCGGCGCAGTTCCGCGCGCCGCTCGCCAACTCCCTGACGGACATCGCAGGCAAGCGAGTGCTGGTCTCGCACGAGCAGGGTTTCGGCGACAGCTTGCAGTTCGTCCGTTACGTGCCGCTGCTGGCGCGCTTCGGCGAAATGGTCGGCTGTCGCGTCGCCCTGCTGGCCCCGAAGCCGCTGGCACGCCTGTTCGCCAATCTGGACAAGGTGGGTGAGGTGGTCACCTCCCGCGACGATGCAGGGCAGATCGACCTCGAAGTGCCGATGCTCGACCTGCCCTATCTGTTCGGCACGAAGCTCGACACCATCCCGGCCACCCTGCCCTATCTCCGCGCCCCGGCGGAACTGCTGGACAAGCGGCGGCTGCCCTTCGCGAAGGACGATACCCGTCTCAAGGTCGGCCTGTGCTGGGCCGGGCAGATGCGCTCGAATCCGGACCTCGCGGCGGTGGACCGGCGCCGGTCCATGCGCCTCGCCGACTTCCATGATCTCGATATGGACGGAGTGGCCCTCGTGAGCTTGCAGCTTGGCGAGCCCGCGCGGCAGGTGGAGGAAGTCCCGGCGGGCATGGAGATCATGACACCGCTCGATCCGTCCTTCGATTTCGCCGACACGGCGGCCGTCATCGAGCAGCTTGACCTCGTGATCACCGTGGACACGGCCGTCGCGCATCTTGCTGGGGCGCTCGGCAAGCCGGTCTGGGTCCTGTCGCGCTACGACGCCTGCTGGCGCTGGCTCAAGGGCCGCGACGACAGCCCGTGGTATCCGAAGGTCATGCGCCTGTTCCGGCAGACGGTCCCCGGCGACTGGTCCGGGCCGCTCGCCGAGGTCCGCGCGGCGCTCGCCGAACGCGCGGCACGCTGAAACGAGAAAGGGGCGCCTCGGGCGCCCCTTCGCTGTTCACCACCAGACCTCGTACCGCAGGCCATAAGGGTTGCGGTACCATCGTCCCTTCTCGACCTTCTCCATGCGCCACGCGAATTCCTCCGGCGTTTGCGCCTCGGCAAGGTACCGCCCGATATCGTAATCGGGCGACATGCGCGCCGCGATGGCGCGAAGCAGGCGGCGGATCATTGTCCGATCCCCTCCGGGCGCTTTGCGTAGAGGGTGAGGTAGGCGGCATGGAAACGGGTCAGGGCGGCCCAGAGCTTGCGGATCATAATCGGCACCATGAAAATGGAGTTCAGTGGACGAGCTTTCTGCCGCCTATTTACGCCTCCAACATGGTGCGATGCACAACGATCCTGATGCGACAGCCATGCATTCGATGCATGTCTCGCCTAGGCTAGGCCCTCGCTTGCTGCGCGCGGTTCTGGCCCGGATCGGCGACAACGGTCCACTGCTCGGCAAGACCCCGCACCCAGCCGATTGCCGTTGTTCACCTGCTCTCACCTGACAGGAAAAGCCCCGACCGGGGGACCGGCCGGGGCGCCGTTGTAGCTCAGAGGCCCAGAAGCTCGCGGAGGCGGGCGAAGTCATCGGCGAAGAAGGTCACGACCACCACGTCCTCGGCGCGGTCATTGATCTCCTTGGCGCCCTTGAGCAGGTCGTGCAGTTCCTTGCGGACCTTCTCGCCGCTCGGGCGCCGCAGCACCGCGCCGGTCAGGTGCTTGGCCGAGGCGCGGGTCTTGCCCTTGGCCGCCGCGTTCTCGATGGCGCTGGTCAGGTCGGCCAGCGTCTTGGCCTCGTCGCCGCCATTGGCGGTCAGGCGGTTCAGCACGAAATCCGCCGACACCTTGCCGCCGTTCACCAGCGCCCGGATGTCCTTGCCGACCGCGCCGAGGGTGAGAATCTGCTGCACCCGCACCGTGGACAGGCCGAACCGCTTGGCGATCTGCGCCTCATCCCAGCCGAGACCGAGCAGCTTCTTGTAGTTGTCGGCCCGCTCGAACACGCTGAACGGCTTCGAGCCGTTGCGGGTGATCTGGTTGGCGATCATCTCCGCCTTGGAGGCGTACCGCTCGACGATCACCGGGACCGTCAGCACCTCGGCGCCATAGACCTCGATGGCCCGGAGCGTGGCGCGCAGGCGGCACTCACCGTCGGTCACGTAGGGGCGGCCGTCCTCGAACACGACCGTGATCGGCTTGTCCCTGAGGAAACCGATCTCGGCGATGGAACGGGCGATGGTGTCCACGTGCTCCTGATTCGACGGATCGGAGAAGTCGCGGGAGTTGAAGCCCGGCATCACGCCGATCAGGTAGGGGTTCAGGGTGTAAACATCCTGCCGCTTGTCGGAGAGGCCCTGAATGCCGCCCTTCCTCGCATTCGCCAGCCCGGCGAATTTGGCCTCGGCCTCGGCCGCGAGCCGCTTGGCGAACTCGCTCTGCGGAGCAGAGGCGGCCTTGAAGTCCACGGCGATGACATTGCTGGCGGCCTGCGCGGCAACCGGAGAAGTGGCGATCTGGGCGACAGAGGCGTTCATCAGGGAAAGTCCTTCTCAAACGGCGTTGTCCTGTGGCCCCTTTCTACCAGCTTCCGGGCCGGGCGCAACAACTTTTTTTCGGTCTGCACCGATTTTTTTTGGTTCGCGCCGAACAGAAACCTCGTGATGTTGTGAGCAGACGGGCGACCCGCGTCTCGGGCTTGCGCCAGATTTCTCGTGCAACCCTTGCGTGTATACGGTATGGTTCTGCGCTCTGCGGCGGAAAGCCGTTCGAGTCCCCAACCGGTGCTCCGTCCCCCCCCCGATGTACAATGAGCGGGCATCGGAAGGTCCCCCTTGCGCGGATCGGCCATCCCCCACATGCGCCGATCCGCGCATTTCCTCCCGGCAAACCCGGTTTTCCGAATGTTTTTTTGGTTGCACCACATTTGCGTCGTGCTACGATGGCCGTCCATTTCAAGGAGGCACAGATGCTCAATGCCGTCACCGGGGTTCCCCCGCACCGCGAGAATGCCGATGTGGTCCGGCTCGATCTCGATGCGGGCCTGACCAACAAGGCCATCAAGCTCCTGCGCGACGGCCTCGACATCAGCTTCCATCGCCAGCAGTACCCCGAGGCCCTCTGCGATAGGATCATCGTCTGGGGCAAGGGTTCCCGGCGTCAGGATGCCATGCTGGAAGCAACCCGCGTCATCGACACGCGGACGCGGTGGACCAGCACCACGACCATGGTCACCGAAGCCTATGCCAGCGTTGGCGGCGGCGGCACCACATGGGCCACCATCGCCTCCCTGCTCAAGGTCAACGACATTCTGTGGCTGGAATGGAGGTGCGACAGCCACTCGAACGCATACTGCCGGGGCGCCAAGGCCGACCACACCTTCCTCGGCTACGAGGGAAAGCCCCTCTGGCGGGAGGATGAGTGGAGGGGCCTGCACGGCGACAGTCTTGAACTGGTGATTGAGCGACCCGCCAAGCGCGCGGGCGGCAGGCCGAAGATGCTCCGCTTCCTGCTCTACGTCTCCATCTGCCCCGACAACTCGGCGCGGATGATCCAGAAATAGGCGGTCGGTAAAGTCCAAGATCGCTCGGACGCGCTCCGAACGGGGCTTGGTCGGTAAAGTCCAAATTCTCCCGGAGCCGCCCAGACGGGCCTCCCCGGTCGGTAAAGTCCAAATCCGGCCGGGACGCGGCCCTCGGTCGGTAAAGTCCAATTTCCTCTGCGGTGGCGGCTCCTGCGGTCGGTAAAGTCCAACTCCGACCGGGCGGCGCCCAGACAGGCTCCCGGTCGGCAAAGTCCAAATCCGGGCGGTGGCCCCCGGTCGGTAAAGTCCAAAATCTCCCGGAGCCGCCCAGACGGGCCTCCCCAGACGGGCCTCCCCAGTCGGCAAAGTCCAATCCCGCCCGAGCCGATCCGGGCCTCGGTCGGTAAAGTCCAAATCCGGGTCCGGCGGCGGCCCCCGGTCGGTAAAGTCCAAATGCGCCCTTTGGCCCCACACCCCACCGAAGAACCACAAGGATTTATAAGGAGTTGCGGGAGATCGTTAAGGCACTGCCGAAAGGGCATGGTCGGCAAAGTCCAACTCCGAGCCCTTTGAAGAAGGCGCCCCATCCCGTTCCGAATTGGACTTTACCGACCGACTGGACTCTACCGACCGCATCCCCAGCCGCGCAGGTGCCCCCTTCCGCCGGGTTTGGACTTTACCGACCGGCTTCCTCCGCGACTCCATGGCCCGAAATTGGACTTTGCCGACCGGCTCCTCTGCGACTCGAAGGTCCGAAATTGGACTTTGCCGACCGGTACACGGCGATCCGCCACCACTTATCCACAGGTTATCAACTGGACTTTGCCGACCGCCCGTCATAATCCACAGGCGCGTTCTTGGACCTTACCGACGCCGCCTTGGACTTTGCCGACCAGTCGAAAAAAGCAAAACCCGCGTTTCCAACGGCTTGGACATTCCATCCACTGGGCTTTACCGACCATACTAATAAGAGTCTCAAATACGATTCCAAATAGCTTTGGTCGGTAAAGTCCAAATAGACACCGCCCGTGGAATCGTGCATTGGGAAGCCGTATCGAAGCAGTCCGCTGGGAGGCGATGGGCATGGGGAAGGTACATGACCTACTCGCAACGAAGGGCAAGGCCGCATCCCTGACCGAGGCCGAGGACGACAGGCTAAGGAGGGCCATTCAAACGGCAGCCTCCTACATGGCCGACGAGAACGTAGACACCCTCTTTTTCTTTTCCGGGTGGGCGTTGGCCGGTCTGCCGCATCGCCGGATTCCCGACGACAGAGAGTGGCGCGTCGAAACCGATCACGTGACGCTTCTCGTCGAGCCGGGTCGCAGACCCGATGCGGGCGGCCTGAGCCCCTTTGTCGGCGTCCCATACGGCAGCCGGGCGCGGCTCATCCTGCTGTATCTGCAATCCGAAGCCCTGCGGACCCGCCGCCGTGAGGTCGAACTCGGCGGCAGCCTCAATGCTTGGATGGCAAAGCTCGGCATCTCCATCGGCGGCAAGTCCTACAAGGAGGTCCGCGAACAGGCCGAGCGCATCTCCCGCTGCCGCCTGACCTTCCAGATGACGCGCGCTGGCCGCACCGCCTTGGTGCAGCAGAACATCCTCGACAGCGCCATGTTCGTCGATGACGACTGGCGGCAGGGCCGCCTCGCGCTGGATGTCGCGCGCCTCTCCGAAGGCTTCTTCGAACAACTAATGCGCCACCCGGTGCCCGTCGAGGAGAGCGCCATTCGCGCCCTGAACAACAATTCGATGGCGCTCGACCTCTATTGCTGGCTGGTCTACCGGATGCACGCGCTCGACAAGCCGACGAGAATCCCGTGGACATCCATCCACAAGCAATTCGGCACCGGCTTCAAGCAGATGAAGCACTTCAAGCCCGTCTTTCTCGACAATCTCGAAGTGGCTCTCGCCGTTTATCCGGACGCCAAACTCGAACTGCTTGATGAAGGCATCCGGCTCCTACCGAGCCCGCCCCCGGTTGCCAAGGTGATCGTCCCGGTCGCCAAAGTCGCGGCCATCGCCTGACCCGAACGCGACCGCACCACAATAACGCTTTCATTATCGTTTTGAACTGCGTTATACTGGTTCGCCTCACAGCCAACCGGCTGCGACGCGCAACCACTTTGAGAAGGTCCTTGATGAAACTCGACTTGACGACGCTGCCCTCCGGGCTGCGTGTTGTGACCGCGTGCCTCCCCGGCTTCCAGTCTGCTTCCACCGCCGTGTTCGTCCGCGCGGGTTCACGCTGCGAGACCGAGGCGAATGGCGGTATCGCCCATTTCCTCGAACACATGGCCTTCAAGGGAACCGCGAAGCGGTCCGCCTTGCAGATCGCCCGCGAGGTCGAGGAACTCGGCTCCTACATCAATGCCTATACGGGCACCGAGGTCACCGCCTACTACGTGAACGGCCTCGGCCGCAACGTGGCGCAGTCGGTCGCCATCCTCGGGGACGTGCTGACCAACTCGGCGTTCGATCCGAAGGAAATCGAGGTCGAGAAGGGCGTGATCCTGCAAGAGATCAACCGCCACCTCGACAACCCCATGAGCGTCGCCTTCGACGGTTTCGGCCTGACCGCTTTTCCGGAGCAGGCCCTCGGCCGTCCCATTCTCGGCAAGGCCGAATTCATCCAGACGGTGAACCGCGATCATTTCGTGGAGTTCGTCGGCCAGAACTACCATGCCAGCAACATGGTGGTCGTGGGCACCGGGGCCGTGCAGCATGAGGACTTCGTTTCCATGGTGGCCGAGCATTTCGCCGGTCTCGCCACCGGTCAGGCTCCGGCTTGGGAACCGGCCGTCTATCACGGCGGCATCCACCGCGAGACGACCCGGCCCTTCGAGCAGGTCACGGTGCTGCTGGGCTTCCCGAGCGTCGCGGAGTGCGATGCCCGCTTCTGGCGGCACAACCTGCTGGCCGATGTGCTGGGTGGCGGCATGTCCTCCCCGCTTTTTCAGGAGGTCCGCGAGAAGCGCGGCCTCGTCTATTCGACCCACGCATGGTCCGACCACGCCACCGACCACGGGCTGCTGATCATCGAAGCCGGAACCACGACCGCACATGTCGATGAATGCATCAAGGTCGCCTGTGAGGAGATCGCGAAGCTGACGCGGCATGTCGAGGAACGCGACCTGTCGCGCGCCAAGAACTCGGCGCTCGTGGGTCTCGCCACCCGCAAGGAGAAGCCCTTCGCGCTGGCCGAGTCCCTCGCCACCGGCCTGTTCCAGCATGGCACGCTGCGCGCGCCGGAGGAGAGGATGGCGGAGGTCGAGGCCGTGACTCTCGACGAAATCCGGTCTGCGGCGGAGGAAATCATCGCCTCCACGCCGACCATCTCACTGGTCGGTCCGGCACCGGATACCGACTATCTCGGGATGGTGAAGTCGATCCTCGGCTGAAACGGGCAGTGGCCATGCGGCCCCTCCCTCAGCCTCCGCAGGGCTGGGTCGAACACGAGAAAGGGCGCCGCTGGCGCCCTTTCTCTTTCCGGTCAGCCCTTCCAGCCCGGAGGCGGCTGGCAGCCCGTCTGCATCGCCGGGAATGCCTGCGGCTGGGAGGCGAACTTCTGCTGGCGGCGGCCAACCTCGATGCCCCGCTGACGCAGGCCCCGCGCGCTGTCGTAATAGACGACGAGCATCGCAAGCATGTCGCCGCGCTCGAAACGCACCTCAGTGGTGGCGAAGTCGGTTGCCGCGCCGAACCCCGTGCCGAGGCTCTGCACCGCGTCGGCGTTATTTCCGACGGTGGTGGCGTTATGAGACAGAAGGGTCTCCTGTGCGGCACAGCCCACAGCGATTCCATTCAGACCGGCGCCCAAGGCAACTGCCTTTGCGGTAGCGAAATCGCGCGCGTCAGCCACGCCGCGCAGCACACCATGGATCGACCCTTGCGACCAACCACCATCGGCCATGCCGCCAACCACTCCCTGTGACCAGCCGCCAGTGGCAGATACCACCCACGGCGTGACGCCAGTGTTCGGAAAGCCGGGCGCGGGCATGACCGGGTGACGAAAGACCGGCCGTTCCCTCTCCCGGTAAACCAGTGCGCCGATGACGCCGTTGTTCCGGGAGGAGCCGGTCATGGCGGTCGCGTAGCTGCCGTGCTTGCCCGCGAACTCGAAGCGGGCAGCCTGCGCGTTGTCGAGCTTCCAGCCGGGGATGCGGATCGTCGAATTGGCATCGACGATATAGCCGCTGGACTGTGGCCCGGCTTCCTTGCCGTCGAGCACGGAAAGGCCGTCCACGCTCAGCACGACCTCGACGCGGAAGGGATTGGCGTTGCGGACCTCAAGCTCATAGGCCGATCCTTCCCGGCCCTCCACGTAATGCTGGCCGCGATGGAAATACTCGGTGATGGGCTTGCCCTTCACCAGCACGGAAAGGGTGATGTTGTTCACGAACATGTCTGAAATTCCTCAGCAAGCGGCGGTCTGGGCGCCAAAAAAGCTGGTCGTAGTGGCTGCGGCAGCACGGAAAGCCGTGGTCGCAGCGGAAAGGGCCTGCATGGTCTGACGGGTCTCGCGCGCCTCAAATGTCTTGATGTTCCCTTCCGGGAAACCGAGCTTCAAGCCCGTGGCGGCTGAGCGAGGCGGGCCGAGATAGACACAGGTCCAGCCGAGCGTATTGCCATTCAAAACGCAATCACGTGCCTGTTCCACGGTATTCCGGCTGGCGTTGTCGTCACCATCGGTCATGACGACGAACAACACGTTGGGCCGGATGTCCCATTTAGCGAGACGTGTTTTCAGGACGGCGGCGCGCCACACGATGGCGTCGTACAGATTGGTCCACTCACCCGGCACATAGGTCGCCAGCGTGAGGTCCGGCACCAGCCCGATCTCAATGTCGGTATAGGGCGTCCGCAGGCCGCGCGTGTCGAATTTGGTGAGGGTAAGGAGGCAAACGCCGGGCTGGCCCCGCTGCTCACGGAGGAAGTCGTTATAGCCGCCGATGGTGGCGGCCTGATCCATCGAGCCGGTTTCGTCGAGAACGAACTCGATGATGGTGGGCACTGGGTACTCGACGGACAGCGCGGAATGCGCAGCCGCGACCCGGCGCCTAATGCGCTTGGTCATAATCACTTTCTCCCGCAGGACTTAACTGCCGCGCCGACTTGCGCGGGCTCACTGCCTGCAAATGGACGGGGTTAATTCCCCGCTGCACTTATTTAGCACAGTGCATTTACCGAAAGCGATATGATTCGCACGGGCAGAGCATCCCTTCGCGCCTGCCGGTCGCACAGGCGCGGCAGGACGGCAATGGATCACCGCTCGGCGCGACCTTCCAGCTTCGCCACGGTGCGCATCCCCAGCAGAACCAGCGCCTCAGCGCCGAGAGCGAATATGGAGGCACCCGACGGGCGCATCATCACAGCGGAAATGATGAGGGCGATGAGGAGCAGCCAAATGGAAAGACGGCCTCGGACTAGGAAATCATTCATGAAAACCTCTTTCAATGATACGCGCCCGATATCACATCGATACTCCGTGCGCAACCGAATTATAGGGTGCAGGCCGGACACAGCCGACGCCAACGGACGCGCCGTCGCGGATCAACCTGCCCTGATGGACAAGGCGGCGCCAGCATACAGTGACACAGAATTGCGCGGCCTCACGCTCGATCCCCCGGCCTCGCAGATAGCATTCGACATCGATCTTCTCGACCCAAGAGCCTCTCCACGAACACTCCATCGTCTGCTGGACCGCAATGGCGCCGACGGCCTCCTCGACAAGGAGGTCGAAGTCCTCCCATGCCATTCCCTGCGGGAGGTACTTGGCGAAATACGCCTGATCGTACTCAAGCGTGCATCGGGCAAGGGTGAGACCGGGGCGGCTCATGGGGCCGATATAACCAAAAAAATAGGGTTGACCACAACCGGAATATATGGAATAGAGATACCACCGCGCATGAGGGCGTTCCGCCCTTGGCGACGTGCGTTGGCAGGTGGACAGCATCCCGCCGTGGCTCTGCAAACCCATAGCCGCCCGGAAACACAGGCCGGGTCGCGCGGTACCTCAAAGACTCCGAAGCTGGTTCAAATGGAACTCCATTGCGGCGATTTCGGCCCATTTTCACCGGGCTTCTCCCGGCAGATGACCGGGCGTTTCGCGGCCCGCGTGGACATCCCGCCCAGCGAGTTCGAGCGGCTCGAAACCGGTCGGTACGAGAAACCGGACCGGGTAACCCCTTTCGTGGTCTATCTGCACGAGAAGGTCGGGCGCTGGGGGACGGACTGGTACATCGACCATGACCCCCTCCATCTCGAAGGCGGCGAGTGCGTCTACTTCGCCTGCCCGAACGACGCCGTCTATTTCCTGCTGCGGTGGTCGCCATAATTCAGTTGACAAGACCGGATTTCGTGGCATCACCGGTTCATGGATGATGCCGCCGATCACTGGCCGATCTCATGGTCCCACGTGGTACCGCGAGGGGACCTCTACCCGTTCGCGGTACAGGCCAATCGTCCCCTGACGAATGACGAGTGGCTCGACATGGTCCGCTTCTGCACCAACACGTTCGGCAAAGGCGGCAAATTCCCCGAGCCCGGTAACCAGTGGTTCGGTACCGACGCCGCAGCCGGATCAGGGCACGGATACTTCGCCTTCGCGTCCGAGGGCGACCTGACCCTGTTCGTCGTGACCTTCACGCGCTGAGACACGCCTTTCGGTCTCCGAGCATAAATAGGGGTCTTTCGATCAAGCAAACGTTAATCCGGACACCACAAGGATAAGTAGTCGGCCAAAGAACCAAAGAGGGGTTTCAAATGGCCGACAAAATCAAGAATTTCGGGTTGAGCGGCGTCGCTTCCGACGTTCAACTCGGCAAGGCAGGCAATCGCCTGAAGTCCAGCGAAGGAGCCATCGAGGCACGCAATGCTGCGGGCAACGAATTGGCGAAAATCCGCGCGGCGGCAGCGGTCGATCCCAATGACGTGGTCATCCTGTCCCAGCTTCAAAACCTGAGCGGGGAGCTGGATGGCTTCCACATCCAGCTTGGCGACGTGACCACCGATGGTGACGGGTCGTGGCAGCCGGGTGCTGTGCCGCTGACCAACGATACCCCGGTCAGCCAAGCCATCGACAAGATGAACGCGATCCTCGCGCTCCTCACGCCGGATGCGCCGCCGAACTTCCCGAACGGCACGCTCTCCGTCAGCAACTCCAGCGGCACCTCTCCGCTTCTGGCCGATGGCGCCGTTCCTGACAACACCGGGGGCAGCACTCTCAGCGCAGGCGATTCCGTCACCCGTATCACCGCTACCGGCGTGAACTCCAACACCTTTCAGGATGTGGGACCGGGCGATTCCGGTACTGTCAGCCTGATCGTGAACGGCAGCGCCGTTGGCTCGCGCACTCTCACCGGCTCGGGCGACGCTGGCACCTACAATGGCCTCGTCATCGCCGACCAGAAGGACTATCCGACCGACACTCCGGGCTTCTGGAAGTCCATCGACGTGAGCGTATCCAATGCCGCCGTCCAGCAGGGCATCAACTCCTTCAAGCTGACGCACTCCGGCGCTGGCAGCACGAACGAGGTCGTGTTCGTCCGTGACAACCTGACGGCCACGCCTGCGGTCTCCAACGGTTCCGTCACGCAGGAAGCCGCTGGCACCTTCGCCTACTCCTCCTCTGTCCCGCATTACGGCAATGGCGGTCAGATCAAGGTTGCCCTGTCGATGAGCAACCTCGCTGGCGAGACCTATTATGGCGGCAACAACCCGCTCACCATCACCGGCACCAACGGCATCTTCTCGTCGCAGACCTACACCTACGCCAACATCGGCATCGTCACGCCGATTGCCCGACAGACGACCAGCGCGGTGGCGATCACCCCGGTGACGATCAGCGTGAACGGCAACAACGTCCATGCCTCCGGTGTCGTGCAGGCAACTGCCCGTAACGTCAATGGCGCCTCGTCCGCCACCACGGTGAGCCCGGTGACCATTCTCGTCAAGCGCGGCACTGCTCCCACGACCAAAATCGACGAGATGAGCATCCCGGTGACCGGCCTCGGCTCCGCGCCGAACACCAACAACGCGGTCCGCGTCGGTGGCTTCGACGATGACGATACCGCGTCCGGCACTGCGAGCGAGTGGGATGCAACGGAGGAACTCCCGGCGCATGAGGCCACGGTCGTCGCTGGCGTGCTCAAGCACGACACGACCGACTATTCGACTGGCTATCTCCCGGTCGGTCCCGATCTCTCGGTCGGCCGCGATGGCGCCCAGTATGCCACCTTCTCGTTCAACCGTGCCGCCGTCTCGACCTTCAAGATCAAGGTCACGGGCAGCTATGCTGGCGTGTGGGTGAAGCTGCCGGGCGTCTCCGACAACGCCACGATCTCCCCGAACGGCGCTGCGGCAAATGGCTGGTGGGACGCGTTCAAGCCGTATGACGGCGCTGGCGTTCCGGGCGAAACCGGTGATTCCACCAATGGCTGCGCCCTTGGCACCGTGATGACCGGCAGCAGCGGTACCTTCACGATCACCTTCGGCACCCAGTCGTCCACGAATGCGACTGGCAACACCATTCTGGTCCGCATCAAGCTGACTGCGGGGCAGAGCATCACCGAACTCTCCTTCTCGAACTAAAGGAAACGTACCATGGCCGTTAATGACAGCGACAAAATTGACTTCCTTTGGAAGAAGGTGATTTTCGGTGTCGGCAAGACTGCCTCCGGCAGTGCGAAGTTCGGCTCCAACGAGACCATCGCCTCGGCTCTCCCGGTGTACAACAGCAACATCTGGGCCAAGACCGACGCCGCGTCGATCCCGGCGGTGCCGCCTGCCGAATCCACCGAGACGGTCGAGAAGCTGACGGGTGCGCAGCGCATCCGTCTGACCAACGACCCGACCTCGGCGCCGAACGTGGCGTGGCTCGCCACCACCTCCTATGGCGATCCGGCGACGGTCGCGGGTGACTTCATCCCGCCGACCTTCGGCACCGGCTATGCCGTGAAGGTGTGGATCGGCGATCCGAATGAAGGCCCGGCGGCACGCATCTTCCCCGACACCGCCAATGAGGAGTGGGTGTTCGACTACAATGCCGGTATCCTGTTCTTCCCGAACAACGTGCCGTCCGCGAAGTCGGCTACCGTCGGCAACGGTACCGTCTCGGTTGCCAGCAATGGCATCTATGTGGAACTGTACCGCTACACCGGTCCGAAGGGCCTGTCGGTGCCGGGCGTGTCCTCCAACAAGACCTACGTGGTCGCGGACATCGCGCAGCGTGACGCCCTCACGGGCCTCAACGCGGGCGATCTCGTCCATGTCGAAGATGCGAGCGGCATCGCCTCGGATGCCGGTCCGGGCGAGTATGCGGGCTATCTCTGGACCGGTTCCGCGTGGCGCCTGTCCTATACGCAGGACAGTGCCCGCTCCGATGCCCTGTCCACCGAGGTGACCCTGTCCGGTGACGCGCTCGACGACAAGTCGCTCGGCCGGGCCGGGAACAACACCCGCGTCGTGGCCGTGACCGTCGAGGTCATCACGCCCTTTGACGGTGACGCCGCCATCTCGGTCGGCTTCGCGGGCAGCGAGGACCGCCTGATGAGCGTGAACGAGAACGACCTGCAAGCCGCAGGCATCTACGTCTCGAACCCGAGCGTCCAGTTCACGGACGAGACCGAGATCGTCGTCTACGCGACGGGCACCTCCACCGTCGGTGAGTGCAAGGTCTCCCTGACCTACGCCTAACCAAACGGGATGGGCACCTCCGGGTGCCCATCCCGCCCTCAATGGATATCCTGCGGCAGGGGATCGACGGCGTGCCCTTCCGGGAGGTCGCCATCATCGGTGGGCATCTCTACCAGCCGGTCATGCAGAGCTTCGTGGCCGCCAGTTGGGGGAGATCGTCGCTGGTCACAGCCTACGATCTCCCCCGAAAGCGCACGATCCGTGGTCCTACCCCGAGGGGGCACCCTCCGTAGGAGCATCCATCCACGGCCTGCCGCGCTAATAGCGCCCCTCGGGCCACCCGGCTCACCGATACCTTGCGGCATGAAGGCGTCACCGTCGTGCGTGGGAAGTCTCTACACCAGCCACCAGCATAAATCAAGGATGTAAAACCACATTATCATGGTTGCGCCGTGGTCCGCCTGCGATAGGATGATCGCAACGGAAACCGTCGTTCCAGCATTCCAATGCCCACCGTTCCTTCACACCTTGCGCGGCAGGCGGGACAGCGCCTCCAAGAAGCGGCACTTTCTCGTCCCCATCGCCGAGTACGATGCCAGAAGCCGCTACGGCTTCGTCGTGGACCCGGTGCGGCACAAGGAAATCGCGGCAGCCTGACGCCCGCCGGATGCGGCGGTGCTGTATAAATAGCGCGGAACCAAGGATGTGGCCCATGGACCTCCGCGTTTCCAATGCCGTCGAGATGGCGGCCTCCCACTACCTCCGCGACGTCCTGACCGACCCGGAATATGCCGACCTGTTGCGCGCCACCGTGCGCAGGTTCGTCGATGGATCGGTGCTGGTACTGGTTCTGCGCGATGAGGCGTCGGCCTCGGCGTTCTCCACCCTTGCCGGGCGCCCCTTCCCTGTCGCCGATGGCGGCAGCGCGACGCTGCGCTTCGAGGTCGCCAATCCAGCGGCCGAGCGCGAGGAACGGCTTGAGGCCCGCTATGGCAGGCCCGCTCTCGCGGACCTGCTGCTCAATCAGATGATCGACCTCTGATCAGCCCTGCCAGTTGCCGTAGAAGGTCTCGCCCTCAAGGTCAGGGCGCAGGTTCTCGCCATCGGTTGACCCGTAGCCGTACTTCTCGATGGACTGAAAGGTCACCGCACCGGTCACGTAGACTTCCTGCTCGTGCGGATAGAGGCAGTTGTGGGCGACGGTCAGCGGCAGGTTCACCGCATCGCGGGTCACGGTCGCGGTGATCAGGTACAGCCTATCATGGTCGTTGACGTGGAGGCCGAGATCGCCATCGGGATCGGTCGTCCAATGATTGCCGAGATGGTCGCCCGGCGCGAGGTCCTCCACCTGATCCTCATCGAGTTCCATCACCCGGTAGACCGTCACCGGCCCGCCCGAGAACAGATCGGCATGACGAGCCACATACTGCCGCACGGCATCCGGGGTGATGTCATTCGCATCCATGTGCGGCTGGAAGATTTCATGCTCGGACGCCGCCTCGCGTGCCGCCGCGACCATCCGGCCCAGCCGCGTCCCCTCCACCCCTTCGGCAACGATCCGTATCGCGGTGCGCATATCCATGGCTGCCTCATGCGTTTGATGTCGCCTATTTACCAAATCGTGGGCGGCCGAACCATAATAATTCGGTTGACTGCGCCCTGATTTATGGCAGTATCGTTCCAGCAGCGAACGAGGGCCATCCCCGATGATCACCGCGCATGTCATCGTCAGCCATCCGACGGCCAAGCCCGCCAAGTACAGCGTCCAGCACCACGACAAGGTGGAGGTCGAGGTCGGCATTGCCACGGTCGTGGTCGGCTATGCCCGCGAGAACCGGGTCCCGCTCCGCGAGGTCAACACCAAGGTCACGTGGGTAAACTGATGCCCAAACTCCCTCGCCTCCGGGCTGTAAAGCAACGGCCGAGGCGAGGGTGAGGGCTTTGTCCCGCACCAATCCGCTCACCGCCAATCACACACGGCCGGTCCGGGGCCGGGCGCCCTGTAGGCGAAAACGCCGCTCCGCCTCAACCAAAAACGCCACCGCCTGCCCACAAAATCGAAGTAGACTGACCGGAATTATCCGGTAGGATAACGAAATCGTGCGGAGAGGTGCCATGCCAGAGTTCCACGCCGGTTTCGCCCCATGCCTGCGACCCGCGAATGATGCCGCGTCGCTCTGACAGTTACGTTGCAACCACAAAAGGAGACCTCGCATGAATACTGCCTCCCCCGATATCGACATCCGCCAGATGCGTTACGATGCCAACAAGAAGTCAGCAGGCGTCGCCTACGTCCTCTGGTTCTTCTTCGGTCTCATCGGGGCACACCGGTTCTACGCGTCCAAAACCGGATCGGCCGTCGTGATGCTGTGCATCACCCTCGTTTCCCTGCTGCTGACCGTCGTGGGCATCGGTTTCATTGGTCTGGCCATCACCGGCATCTGGGCGCTGATCGACGCCTTCCTGATTCCGGGCATGATCCGCGACTTCAACAATCGGCTGATCACCATGATTTCGTAACCACGAGACGGGCGGGTCGCAGAGCGACCCGCCCGCCGTCTCCGAGGCGCCCGAGACTACAAAGGGCGTTTCACGCGGATGCTACGGCATCGCCGGGCAGGCCATGCTCCGCGAGGATAGCCGCAATGGCCTGATCCGATGCCGGGAGCACCTTGTAGGGGATGCCGTGCCGCTCCAACAGGGCGATCAGGTCCGCATCCCGCTGACGCGCCATCTGGACATCCCCGACCCGGCCGACCGGGTTGAATCGATGTTCACGCCGCAGCAGGTAGTTCGCATTATCGTAGGTCTGGAACACGTCCAGCACCAGCCGCTCAAGCGCCGGAGCCTCCGGCAAGTTGCGGTTCAGGTAGAGCAGGCCGGTCAACAGCGGGCAATCCATGATGGCGAAATCGAGCCCGTGATCCAGCAGGCGGCCGAGCCGCCGGTTCTGCTTGGCGAAGATGTATATCTGATCGCCAAGCAGGCTTTCATGCCGTTCCCAGACAAGGTCCTTGGCGAACTCAGTCACAAGCTCGACATTGAGGCCGAGCTTTTTCATGGCGAAGAACAAGCCGGAGGCCGTGGTGGATTTGCCCACGCACGGCCCGCCCAAGAGATTGATCACGCGCATAGGGCTTTGTGCAACTTCCGCACGCTATCTCTCATCCCTCACTGACCGGTGCCCTGCGTTTCCACCGGAGGGCTTGCATTGGCTTCGGCCTCAAAGCGCGCGATGATCTCGGTGGATGCCTTGAGGGTGTCGCGCACATCCTGCCACGCGACCTCACCGCGCACATAGGCGCGGAACACGCCGTCGAGGTATTTGAGATAGGCCAACGGACTGGCGAGGTCCTGACGAACCGGCTTCTTGAATGCAAGGCGCAAGTCGTCGTTCGGGGTGCCTTCGACAAACATCACACACCCTCCGCAACACGCTCGAAGCGCGGCTTCCCGTCCACTTCCTCAAGGAACATTGCCGCCGGGCGCACCCAGACGCGTCGCTTGCCGTACTGCGCGCGGTAGACCACGAGTTCCTCAAGGGTCTCGCTATGCCTGCCGACGGCGATCACCTCGTAGAGGTTGCCCTTGTAATGGCGGTAGAGGCCAAGACTGACCTGCGCGGTCGGCTCGAAACCATCGTCCATCATTGTTCAAAATGACTTTCTGAAAATGGGTTGAAGGAAGGATTGGTGCGCTTTTCAGCGCACCAAGGAATCGCGCCAGTCGTCCCACGCCTTATTGTCGGCAATCTCCCGCCGGATGGCTTCCTGCCGGGTGCGGTGAATGGCTTGCCATTCGGTCTCGTAATCCGTCAGGTGCTTGTGGGCAGCCTCAAGATCACCCCGAGCCAGCGCATCATACGCGAGAGGGATGTGCTTCCGGGCGATCTTGTCGTGATTGTATAGGTATTCGTTCCTCGTCATCTTCTCAAACGACCTTTTGAGTCTCAGCCGGTAGTCGTAATAGAGCAGCACCGCGCTTTCATCACGCAAGATGAAACAGCCGACCAGCAGATGCTCGTTGCCCTCATGGTCCTCGGCGAACGCGTCGAACTTGTAGGCACTCGAATTGCTCACGTCTCGGGCTGCGCAATGCGCGGCCTGAACCTTGGCGGCCACAAAGGCCGCGTCATCCTCCGTGGGGTAGAGCGGGATCACACGTCCCTGCGGCTCCCCACAGAGGATGCGACGGTCCCCTTCGAAGCGGATGGCGGCGAAGGGAGACATCACTGGCTCAGGCCGAGAGCAGCGCGCTCCTCGGGCGTCAGCTTGGCGAGACCGGTCAGCCTCGGGTCGGTTGGGACGGGCTGTGGAGCAGGCACATTGCCGGGGGGAGCCACGGACTGGGTTCTCGTGCAGTTCTTCCCGCAGGATTCAGTCCAAGTGACCGTCGCACCGGGAACCACCCAGAGCCCCATATTGCCCAAGGTGGTCGGTACGATGATGTAGTAGATGTCAAACGGTCCACTGGTGGCGACATGCGCGGGGGCGGAGAGCGTCATGGGACGACCCATCGCCTGCTCGGCCTTCTGCTGTTCCGTCCGCTGATCGCAGCCGGAGAGGATCAGGGCGATGCCCGCGAGAGCAAGGAAGGAGCGCCGCATCAGAACCCCCTCTCCGCTGCGATCTGGTTCAGGTCATGGATGGCCTGCGCGGCATTCCGGTAATGGATTGCCGTCCCGCCTGCCCGTTCCCAGCGCCGCACATTGACGATGAAGTCATCGACCAGCACGTCGCCGGGTTTCTCCATGTACTGCGGCTTGTGTCGCGACAGACAGGTGATCACCCG